TATCTTCTTTAAATATATTAGAGCATACATGGATGTAGCAAAACGATTTGCTGAATTATCATCAGCAGTTCGTTTACAAGTTGGTGCTATTATAGTTAAAGAAGATAGAATTGTTTCTATTGGTTATAATGGAATGCCATCTGGTTGGAGTAATATCTGTGAAGATACAAATGAAGATGGTGGACTAAAAACAAAACCAGAAGTAATCCATGCGGAAGCCAATGCTATTGCAAAGTTGGCCAAAAGCACAGAATCTGGCAAAGATGCTACTATGTTTTTAACTCATGCTCCTTGTATTGACTGTGCCAAACAGATATTTACCGCTGGTATCAAAACAGTATACTATGAGAAAGATTATCGTTCCAGCGATGGATTGAAGTTCTTAACTGAATGTGGAGTGATGATTTTCAAGACTTCAGAGCCGTCAGATGGGTCGGAGAGAGGTTAAATATAAATAATGATGCATAGGTACACAAAGGAACACCGATGCAGTTCAAGATTGTCAATTGTCCAGATAAAGACTTTAAGCCTTTTGTGTCTGAGGCAGCCTCCTTTTTTGCCCAAGAATTAATCCCAAATAAAAGAATTAGCAATAACTGTAAGACTAAAATTGTCTTTACAAAGAAAATCAAAGAATATGGTTATGCCAGTATTTCTGGATATAACAAAGGAAAACAACCTAGAGAATTTCTAATAGAGATACATTCGGGAATTGGGGCAAGATTAATATTGGAAACACTTGCACATGAGATGGTACATGTTAAACAATATATCATGAACGAAACCGACGATGTATTATCTAGATGGAAAAATAAAAAGATAGATCAAAGTAAGGTAGACTATTGGGATCATCCTTGGGAGATTGATGCATACGGTAGAGAACCAGGATTATTATATAAATTTGTAGTGATGCATCATCTTTGGAATATCTTTGATGAATTTAAGAATCCTGATGATCCAATAGTTTCAATTCCAATAAAATGGAAAGTTTCATAAAAAACATCAAAATAACCCTTGACAAACCAAAAAGTTTACTATATACTGTTAACATATTAAATTTAGTTAGAAAGATTACAATGTTGTCCATACGCAAACCCATTATAAGTCAGCCAGAGTATCACACAATTAATTGTGGTGATGCGTCATGGTTCGCCTTTGGGGTCCGTGTATAGACTAGAAATCTTAATCTAAACACAAGACCCCTAGCGTAAAAACTAGGGGTTTTTTGTTTATATTGGGACATAGTGTAACGGCAGCACCGCAGACTTTGACTCTGTTAGTTTAGGTTCGAATCCTAATGTCCCTGCCAGTGGTGTCTATGGTGTAGTGGTAGCATTACTCTCTGTGAAAGAGTAGGTACGAGGTCGGTACTCGTTAGACACCCCAAAGATTTATGGAAGTGTGGATGAGTGGTTTAAATCAGCAGTCTTGAAAACTGCCGACTGTAAAAGGTCCGTGAGTTCGAATCTCACCGCTTCCGCCATAGTAAAACACATTCAAACACATAATGACGCCCGGGGTCATGGATTACTGTTACGAGAATCCAAGAATGTGTTTTACTATGGATATAGGAGAACAAATGTCTATAGCAATAATTGTATTAACAATATTAGGTTATTGGATAGCAATGGGCTTTTTTATGGCTACTGTGATGTTTTCGTTTTATAAGTTTGCAGTAATAGTAGGAGATATGGCTGAGAGGCTTAAGGCAGCGGTTTGCTAAACCGTCGATCATCTTAAAAATGATCCGTTGGTTCGAATCCAACTATCTCCGCCAATTAACGAACAAAAGGAAAGGAGTAATTATGAATGGCTGCGATAGTTGTAGTTATCATTTTTTTGCTTCTTTATTTTATATTTAAGAATGACCTTCGGTAGCTCACGGTAGAGCAGGATGCCTTATAAGCATTTGTCCAGATAAGACCCAGGATGTGGTTCGACTCCACACCGAAGGACCAGTTGACGCAACGGTGGCAGAGTGGCCCAATGCAAAGGTCTGCAAAACCTTAAAACCGTCAGTTCGAATCTGACCCGTTGCTCCAGTTGCAAAAGTAGCAACATGTTGTATTTGTACAACACGCTTGACAAAACGATTGAGCCAGTGTACAATGATGTTTCTGTAGTTGAGTTTCTTTAACAATTTAGCAATACGATGCACCCATCGTCTAGTGGTCAGGACATTGCCCTTTCACGGCAGTAACACCGGTTCGAATCCGGTTGGGTGTGCCATATTAAAGTATTATCAGGGTATCGTGTATGGACGCATACACTATTCGGGTCAAAGCAGCCGGCGACTGATCCTAATATAACCGCTCTCGGCTATGGATGGCAAGCGCACCAATTTCCTAAATTGAGCAGATAATACTTTAATATGGTATAACTAACTGTGATACAAGCACAATATGCTTGGTAGATTATACCATATAAGTTCCGGTTACTACTTTCCTGAAAGTAGCGTGTGGTAAACGAGAGAGTCCCGGTGGCTATGGCACCGTCAGCGAAACATAAACTCTGCGAAATCGGCGTTTCCGGTGTTTCAAACAACATAGCAGCGTTCATTATGCGTGACAAATGCTCAACATAATGTGGACAGGGTAACAACTCAGCATAGGGGCTTGCGTGGAAAACAAGTAGCCTAAGCAAGATTAATTTTTTAAAAAGGAGTCCTGTTATGGATAGTGACAAGAGTGATAAGATAATGGGTGCGTAACTCAGAGGCAGAGTAACCGGCTTTTAACCGGTAAGTCGAGATTTCGAAATTCTCCGCACCTACCATATTGAAACACATTGGTTCTAAGGGTTGTTCCGAAGATAATTCACTCCAATGGAGTCCCAGTGTGTTTCAATATGGTGAAGAAGCAAGGTAAGGGATTTGGTCACTGTATAGTGGCTGTGCGCTGAAACAACCCAGTAATGCGAAGCCGAAAGGCATCCTTGTGGTAAGCAGAAAGTTGGCGTGGCGTCCAATCACCATATTATTATGGCACTTTAGTTCAGTTGGTTAGAACGCTGCCCTGTCACGGCAGAGGTCAGGGATTCGAATTCCCTAAGTGTCGCCAAATTTATTCCGGTGTAGTTCAGTGGTAGAACGGTGGACTGTTAATCCATATGTCGTTGGTTCGATCCCAACCTCCGGAGCCAAGTTTTAGGGTGTTTAGTCCCGTAATGGTATCGGGGGCGGACTGTAAATCCGTTGTCTAGGCCTTCTCTGTTCGAATCGGAGAGCACCCACCAGTAGCGTGTGAGGCGGTCGGGGGATTAGTTAAATGGGATAACATCGGCTTTGCAAGCCGAGATTAACAGTTCGATTCTGTTATCCTCCACCATAAATAAACCTTTACACACACAGGAACAAAGATGAAAAAATTAATTCTCATTTTATCTTTATTATTGTCGGCACATGTATCATCTGCAACAACTTATGTTTATAATGTAACAAAAGATGAAGTAGTACATGAATATGCATCTGAAAGAGTAAGACCAATTGCAAGTGTTACAAAACTAATGACTGCAATTGTTGTTATTGAAAGTGGTGCATCATTAAACGAAAAAGTTTCCTACAGAGGTTTTTTGGGTAGAAAAGAGTTAAGTAGAGAAGAATTGTTAAAATTATTATTAGTTAAAAGTGATAATCAAGCCGCCGAAGCTTTAGCAAAAGCACACTCAGGCGGCAGAAGTAGTTTTATTGCTAACATGAATCACAAAGCAGAACAGTTAGGAATGATTCATACGCAATATGAAGATCCTTCTGGTATAGGAAGAAATAATATAAGCAACGCAAGAGATTTATCAATATTATTAAATTATGCATATAATTTTGACACAATGAAAAATCTTGCAGCAATAGAACAAATGCATGTAACACAATATACAAGAAGAAAAGTAAAACGTAATTTGGTAGTTCAAAATACAAATTATAACTTATTAAAAGAATATAAAGAAATTGAGATATCAAAAACTGGCTTCACTAATGCTGCCGGCAAATGTCTGGCAATGCTCTTGACAAAAAATGGCGAGAAATATACAATAGTCATCTTAGGTGAAAGAAATACCAGAGATGTACAACGAGTAGGTAAAAAAATTATTGAAGCATTATAGCCGCTTTAGTTAAATGGCATAACAGTTGCCTTGTAAGCATCAATCGTTGGTTCGATTCCATCAAGCGGCACCAAATGCGGGATTAGTTTAATGGTAAAACGTGAGCCTTCCAAGCTCCTGTTATCAGTTCGATTCTGATATCCCGCTCCAGTTTTATCTGAGTATAGCACAGCCTGGTAGTGCGCCTGCTTTGGGAGCAGGAGGTCGGGAGTTCGATCCTCTCTACTCAGACCAATTAGGTAATGTAGCACAATGGTAGTGCAGCACCTTCATACGGTGTGTGTTGGGAGTTCGAATCTCTCCATTACCACCAAAATTTATAGCAGGAGCAGAGTCCAGTGGGAAGGATGACTACATGGCTTAGTATTAACGAAAACTGACCATCAATCAGGAATTAGTGAACGGCTGTGCTTAGTGAACGGAGTGTCGGGAGAGGGTGATGCCTCAATGTGTACACACCGGCTATAAATTTATTATCGGTCCTTAGTAAAATGGATGATTACGGTAGGCTACGGACCTACAGGTGGAGGTTCGATTCCTTCAGGACCGGCCATTCCTCTCTTAGCTCAAAGGTAGAGCACCCGCTTGATAAGCGGTAGACGTTGGATCGTTACCATCAGAGAGGACCAATTTTTAATAGGAGTTAAATATGTCTGATGGTGGCAAAGGAAGTAATCCCAGACCATTCAGTGTGGATCAAAAAACATATAATGACAACTGGGACAAAATCTTTAAAAAAGAAAAAGAATGTAAATGTGAAAAATGTAAGTGCAACATTAAAAAAAGTTCTTCAGATTTTCAAGATATCCTAAGTACAGAAGATTGTGTGTTAGATGCACTAAAAGAAATGAATAGAATTAGTGATAAATCTGGTGATTACATTACTAATGAAATTAATACATTAGATAAAAAATGATTCCGGTGTAGTATAATGGCAGTGCGGCGGTCTCCAAAACCGTTAGTGGGGGTTCGATTCCCTCCACCGGAGCCAACAACATAGAGGAACAAAATGAAAAAATTAAATCTAGAGGAAGTAAAAGAGTATATTCTTGCTCAGTCACCAGAAACAAAAATCTATCTAGGTGCAGACTCCGAAAGATTTAATATGAATGGTGTTTGGTATGCAGATTACACAACAGCAATTGTTGTACATATAGATGGTCGCCATGGTTGTAAAATTTTTGGTGAAGTAACAAGAGAAAGAGATTATGATCAACGTAAGGATCGTCCTTCTATGCGTTTGATGAATGAAGTATATAAAGTATCAGAACTGTTTCAAAGTCTTGCTGATGTATTAGAAAATCGTTATGTTGAAGTACACTTAGATATTAATCCTAATGAAATGCATGGATCATCTTGTGTCATTCAACAAGCAGTTGGTTATATTCGTGGTACATGTAATGTGATACCTATGGTAAAGCCAAGAGCATTTGCGGCTTCTTATGCAGCAGATAGATTGAAAGAAGTATTGGCGGCTTAAATTAAAAGGAATATTAAAATGAACTTGACACCTCTTAGAAATAATGTTATAGTAGAAAAACTTGAAAAAGAATTGACCACATCATCTGGTATTATTCTTAAAAGTAATGATGAGGCAGATAAAGCAAGAGTTATTGCAATTGGACCAGAAGTTACTGATGTTGAAGTTAACAATATTCTTTTAATTAATTGGAATAAAGCAACTAAATTAATGGATAATTTGTATCAAATAAATGTCGATGAAATTATTGGAATATTTGATTAAAGCATCGTTAGCTCAGTGGTAGAGTCCCTGCCTTACAAGCAGGTTGTCGTTGGTTCGAATCCATCACGATGCACCAAGCACCTTTAGCTGATGTGGTCATAGCAGCGGTTTGAAGAACCGATGAACTAAGTTCGATTCTTAGAGGGTGCACCAAAAGTTTCACCATAAGTTGGCCATCTCATTGGCACAAACTCATAGTGTTCTTTAGGTATTTCGTTATACATAGGAATGAAATTTTTTCCTTTTGTATCACTAGTATAAGAGGCATGACGGCCAAAAGTTCGTTCGTAGTAGTCGTAGTTCATAAAAGTATTTATGCCCCGGTGACGGAACTGGTATACGTGTTGGTCTTAGAAGCCAAATTTTAGGAGTTCGACTCTCCTCTGGGGCACCAAAATAATGCGAGTATGGTGAAATTGGTATACACAGGAGACTTAAAATCTCCCGCTTCGGCGTGACGGTTCAAATCCGTCTACTCGCACCACTAAATATATGGCGGGTTGGTGAAACGGTATCACAGAGGACTCATAATCCTCAGTTCCTTGTTCGAATCTTGGGCCCGCAACCAATTATGATGTAGTGTCTTTTCCTGATCCTATAATACAACCTTCACCTTGAAAATTTTCTCCATACTCTATCATTGTCCATGAACCAGTTTGTTCATTTCTGTACATAGCAATATTGGTAATAAAACTTCTGTACATTTGATTCGTAACAACAAAATCAAGTTTTTCTCCATGATTTGTTTTCAGGTTATTCAACATCTCAGATAGTTGATAACAAGCAACTGGCTTTTGTCTTTCTTCTGAATATGTAAAACTAGAAACGAGCATTAGAGCGATAAGTAAAATCTTCTTCATTTAATTTTCCTCTTTAGGTTTAAACTCACAATCTATCCATTTTAAGTTATTGTACCAATTATATACTACACTACCTTTTGGTATCAAACAACGACCAAGTTCAGGATAGACTTCTATTCTTATTTGTACCACTGCCCATATTAGCCAGGTTAAATAGATTATAATAAAAACACTCAACCCATATTTCCAAGCCTCACATCTTATTTTTTCTATCCTACGTCTTTTTACATTAGCTGCTTTTCTGTCTTGTTCTCTTTTCTTAGTCCATGCTACAGCCTGTTGTTTTTTCATCCTCTCCATCATACCATAGACACGGGTGTATAAATCACCTAATTCCGAAGGACAGTTGTAAACCATAAGCTCACGAAGTTCTGCTTCCATGGCACTTAATCTGCTTTCCATAAGAACCCGTTGTAAAGCTCTTTTACCTAGACTAGTTTCTCCTGTGTAAACTTCATGGTCATGTCTTGCTTCTTCCTCAAAGATGGCAGAACACTTTGCATAATTTTCAAAATATACGCCAAGTTCTTCCCCTATCTGCGTATAGACATCATTAGGCTGTTGTTTGCTTAATTCAATTATGCGGTTTTTTTCTGTTATATACTGATTTTTCTCAGCAACAGTAGGAGGCTTATCTTTATGACGAGAATTAAATTGTTCCTCAAGATCGTTCAGGACGCCTTTAACATCATTGGTGGCGCTTGCTATTTCCTTATATAGTTCACAGCCTTTTTTAACCGCTTGTACTGCACCATTAGCTAAAGCAAATAGTGTAAATGGATCCATTTTCTCCGTAATTTAAACGTTACATAACGAAGAAAACTAATGTATTACTTTAACTTCAGAGTCAATTTAAGATGTTCGGCGAAGTTGCTTACATATGTGTCGGATTGTTTTAACCAAGGGCTCCAGAACCCATAAGTAAGATTGTTGTATGCTTTTGTAAAATGATGATAACCATTTCTTTTTAAGTCAACAAACTCGCATAAAAAAGTAGTGTGTTTGTCCATAACGTCATTTACTGTATATGGAAAATTGAGAACTGCTTGTGGGTTCCAATACATTATAATTCCTTAAATTTAGTGGACGCTTATTATTTATGCCAGACAACCTCTTGATTTTCATGAAAAAGTATGATATTATGACACACATTTAACCCTATGGAGATATTATGGAAAACGTTTTAGTTCTCAAACTAGTTACTGGAGAAGATATTATGGCAGAAGTTGAGTCTGGTGAACTTGGCTATAGAGTTGTCAATCCAGTTAGAATCGCTGTTATGGCTGGACCTAATGGACAACCGAACGTAGGATTTGCACCCTGGCCTATACATGCAGACCAAGAAAAAGATAGTGAATATATCATTGCGGGAAAACATGTAGTATATGAATATTCACCAGCACAAGAATATCTAAACAATTATAATCAGATTTTTGGGTCGGGTATTGTACTTCCTCCAACCAAACAACTCATCACTAGTTAATGGCAAATTTCTACACAAACGTTCAATGCTTGGGTAACAACATTCTTTTTCGTGGTGTTGTTAACGGCAAACGAGTTAAAGAAAAGTTTGAATATCAACCATCACTCTATGAAGTAGTTCGCAAAGAAACACCATTCAAATCTTTGGATGGTGAGTATCTTCATGAATTCAAATTCTCGTCTATCAGGGAAGCCAGAGACTACATCAAAAGAAATGAAGATGTGTCCAATAAAAAAGTGTATGGCAATACTAAGTTTGAATATTGCTACATTGCCGAAGAATATCCTGATGACATTGATTGGGATCAATCACACATTCAAACAGCAATCATTGATATTGAAGTTGGTTCAGAGAATGGGTTTCCCGATCCATATCAAGCAACAGAACCAATCACTGCTATTGCCGTAAAATATCTTGGTGGTAAAACTTATGTTTGGGGTTGCGGTGATTATGAAGTGCGAGGGGATGAAATCTATACGAAGTGCCGAGACGAATATTCTCTTTGCAAAAAGTTTCTAGAATTCTGGACAAAAAATTATCCTGATATTGTCACTGGTTGGAATATCAAGTTCTTTGACTTCCCATATCTTGTGAATAGATTTAAACATATTCTAAGTGAGAGTGAGGCAAAGTCGCTATCACCTTGGGGATACATTTCAGAACGAACAGCAATATTGATGGCGAAGTCTCATACAGTTTATGAGTTTGTTGGTTTACCCATGCTTGATTATATTGAACTCTATCGTAAGTATGCTCCTGGTGGTGCATCACAAGAATCATACAGACTAGATCATATTGCTCATGTGGAACTTGAAAGAGGAAAAGTAAATTATTCCGAATATGAAAGTCTACATCAACTCTACAAACTTAACTTTCAAAAGTTTATTGAGTATAACATCGTTGACGTTGAACTGATTGAACAACTTGAAGATAAGCTAAAGTTGATTGAACTTGCGTTGACTTTGGCTTACGACAGTAAAACAAACTATGACGATGTATTTGCACAAGTTCGTATGTGGGATACCCTCATCTTCAACTTCTTACATAAAGATAATATCATAGTTCCACCGACAGAACGAAGAAATAAATCAGAAGCATTTGAAGGTGCCTACGTTAAAGTACCACAGATAGGTAAACATGATTGGGTCGCATCATTTGACTTAAACAGTCTATACCCACACTTGATCATGCAATATAACCTATCACCAGAGATGCTTGTGTTGCCTGAAAATTATACGGATGAAATGCGTGAAGTTCTTTCACAAGGTGTTTCTGTTGACAAATTACTTGATAAGAAAATCAACACAGACAATCTTTCTAGTGTTGCTTTGACACCTAATGCACAATTCTTTCGTACAGACACACAAGGTTTTCTTCCTAAGATGATGGCTTCTATGTATGAAGATCGTAAGGTATACAAGAAGAAAGCACTTATAGCAAAACAAGAACTTGAAGATGAGAAGGATGCATCAAAGAGATTCGCAATTGAAAAACGTATTGCCAGATATAACAATCTACAACTTGCAAAAAAAGTTTGTTTGAATTCTGCCTATGGTGCAATGGGTAATGAATTCTTTCGTTTCTTTGATTTGAGAATCGCTCTTGCAGTTACTATGTCTGGTCAATTATCAATTCGTTGGATCGAAAAGAAACTCAACGAGTACATGAATACTCTATTAAAAACTGACACAGACTATGTTATCGCCTCAGACACAGATTCGATTTATCTTAATCTTGGCTCACTTGTTAAAAAGGTGTATCAATCACCACAAGAACCTCAAAAAGTTATCGCCTTCATGGATAAAATCTGTGAAGATAAGATTCAACCGTTTATTGACAAAAGCTATCAAGAGCTTGCTGATTATGTTCATGCTTACGAACAAAAGATGCAAATGAAACGTGAAGCATTGGCAGACAAAGCAATTTGGACAGCCAAAAAACGTTATATCATGAATGTGTATAATAATGAAGGTGTTCAATATTCGGAACCACATCTAAAAGTAATGGGTCTTGAAATGGTAAAATCTTCTACTCCCGAATTTATTCGTGGTAAGATGGAAGAAATAATCAAGTTAATGATGAGTGGTACTGAAGAACAAGTTCAGAGATTTATTACCGAATTCAAAGAAGAATTTAAAAAGTTACCAGCAGAAGATGTTTCTTTTCCTAGAGGCATTCGTGGTATTCAAAAATATTCACACCCAACAACTTTATATTCCAAAGGAACACCAATTCATGTTAAGGGTGCAATCATATATAATCACACACTTAAACAAAAAGGTCTAACAAAGAAATATCCTCTCATCAACGAGGGCGAAAAAATCAAGTTCTCATACTTGAAGGTTCCAAACCCATTCAAGGATATGGTGATTTCATTTCCGGTAAAGTTGCCCGAAGAATTTGACTTGGGTCGTTATATAGATTATGATATGCAATTTGAGAAAGCTTTTCTTGAGCCTATTAAAGTAGTTTTGGATTGTATGAATTGGCACATAGACAAGCAAAGTACACTTGAGGACTTTTTCGGATGAGCACCGCACTCTTTACATTTATAAATGCCATATTATTGTCAGCAGTAGCAGCATATTATTCAGTAATTGGCCTTGCTGCAATATTTCCTGGTGCATTTTGGCCTGTTGTTTTCATGGGTTCAGTTTTAGAATCTGCAAAACTGGTAACAGCATCATGGCTATATCGTAACTGGAAAACTTCACCTGGAATATTAAAATACTATCTGACGAGTGCTGTTGCTATTTTGATGCTAATTACCTCTATGGGTATATTCGGTTATCTATCAAAAGCACACCTAGAACACGCATCAGACATTAGTCCTATTTCTGATAAGGTGGCTATAATTGATGAAAAGATTAAAACACTGAAGGAGAATATTGATGCCGACCGCAAGACACTTAAACAGCTTGACGAGGCGGTGGATCAAGTTATGGCACGTTCAGATTCGGAAAGGTCTGCCGAAAGGTCTATTCAAATTAGAAAGTCCCAACAGAAAGAACGTACACAGTTATCTGATGAAATTACAAAAACGCAGAAAGAAATTTCTAAGCTTACAGATGAGAAAGCGCCGTTGGCGAATGAATTACGAAAAGCAGAATCAGACTTTGGACCAATAAAATATGTTGCTGAACTTGTATATGGTTCTGGTGATGCAGATATTATAGATAAAGCAGTTAGATTGGTAATCATTTTAATTATGATTGTGTTTGATCCTCTTGCTGTACTATTATTGATAGCAAGTAACATCTCAATGGAAAAAAATGATGAGAAACCCAAGAAAAAGAAGTATGATGAAAGAGAAAAGGACCCTGTATACCAGAGGGTACTTGAAAAAATGGAGGAAGCGAAAAGAAAACTTGAGGAAGATCAGGATTCGCCTAATGAAGAAGTACCCAGGAAAGAAGAACCTAGACCTGAGAAAAGGTCTGATGAGGTTTTACACGTATCTAAAGAAAATGTCATAGTCATAGATGAAGCATCTGGTGAATCTATACCACCTTTGAAAAAATTAGAACCTAAATATGATTATGAAGAATCACCATTGGCATTTAAAGAAAAGGATAATAAATGAGCGTTCTTGACAAAATCAAAAAGAACAGCAGTATCAAAGAATCTGCTATTCTATCAAAATCAAAGTTCTTCACACAGAAAGATATGATTCCCACTTCTGTGCCAGCCATAAATATTGCACTAAGTGGTAAACTAGATGGTGGTCTTACCCCAGGTCTTACAATGTGGGCAGGACCATCAAAGCACTTCAAAACTGCCTTTAGTTTACTGATGGCTAAATCTTATTTGGACAAATATGAAGATGCAGCACTTCTATTCTATGATTCGGAGTTCGGTACTCCGCAATCTTATTTTGATAGTTTTGGTATCAACACAGACAGGGTGCTCCATACTCCTATTACGGATATTGAGCAGTTGAAATTTGATATCATGCAACAACTCTCAAGCCTAGAGCGTGATGACAAGGTAATTATTGTTGTAGATTCAATTGGTAATCTCGCATCAAAGAAAGAAGTTGAAGATGCACTAGAACAAAAATCTGTTGCTGATATGAGTCGAGCTAAACAAGTTAAGTCTCTATTTCGCATGGTAACACCACATTTGACAATGAAAGATATTCCTATGATTGTTGTCAACCATACATACAAAGAAATTGGTATGTTCCCAAAAGATATTGTTGGTGGTGGTACCGGTTCTTACTATTCAGCCGACAATATTTTTATAATTGGTCGTCAACAAGAAAAAGAAGGACAAGAAATTGTTGGTTATAACTTTATTATAAACGTAGAAAAGAGCAGGTATGTTAAAGAAAAATCTAAAATTCCTATTTCTGTATCCTTTGATGGTGGTATTAGCAAGTGGTCTGGTCTACTGGATATCGCACTCGAAAGCGGTCATGTGGTAAAACCAAGTAATGGCTGGTATTCTCGCCGTGATGAAGATGGGGTATATGAAGATAAGAAGTATAGACTGAAAGATACAGATACTAAAGATTTCTGGCTTTCTATCTTAAAACAAAAGTCCTTCCGTGAATTCATCGAAAGCAGATATTGTATTGCAAATGGAGAAATCATTTCGGATGAAGAAGTGGAAGATGTTTTTGCTGTAGAAACTACAAACGGAGTGGAAAATGACTGAAGGAATTGACTATTGTTTCATCTATCCTAAAGATGATCCAGAATCAGTGCATATTCGTTTACTAGAAGGTAAATATAAAGACACAGTATTTAAATATGGCAAGGTAAAGTTTGAAGAAAGAGCAGGGAATGTGTATTTACTTTTCGCATATGATGTGCTAGAATCTTCTGCTGATAAACCTAAGAAGTTGGAGAAAGACGAAAACTTCAAAAACTATCTTGGGGATTTATTGGTAGAAGTAATGTCAGGCAACCTAGAACAGGATATTATTGATGAAACTGGAACAAGTGATACTGAGGAATCTGATTTGCAACGAGGAATATCTCCGTAAGGTAATTCCTTTCATAAAACCAGAATATTTTTCAGACAGAACAGAAAGATTAATTTTTGATGAAATTTCATCATTCGTATCATCTTACAACACTACACCAACGATTGAGGCTATTACACTTGCCGTCAAAGAAAAGAAAAATCTTACGGATGACCAGGTGGCGAAATGCGAAGATTATATACATGAAATTGAGCAAAATAAGGAAAGTTCCAAAATCGACTGGCTCCTTAAACAATCCGAAATATTTTGTCAAGAAAAAGCGATTTATAATGCCGTCTTGGCATCTATTTCTATTCTTGATGGAAAAGATAAAGCACAGGAAAAAGGAGCTATTCCCAAGATACTTGCAGACGCATTGGGTGTAGGGTTTGATACTAATATTGGTCACGATTACTTAGATAATGCAGATGAGCGTTATGAATTCTATCATAGAAAAGAAAAACGAATTCCTTTTGACCTTGAGTTCTTCAATAAGATTACCAAAGGTGGTCTCCCTATTAAGACCCTTAACATTGCCTTGGCGGGTACTGGTGTAGGTAAGTCTCTGTTCATGTGCCATGTTGCCGCTGGTTGTATGGTGCAAGGTAAGAATGTTCTTTACATCACACTTGAAATGGCAGAAGAAAAGATTGCAGAGCGAATAGATGCTAATCTACTGAATGTTACAGTTGATGACTTGATCAAACTCTCAAAGGAAATGTATGATAAGAAAGTGTCCAGAGTTCGTGAAAATACTACGGGTAAACTTATCATCAAAGAATATCCAACTGCAAGTGCTTCAACAGTACATTTTAGGACACTTTTAAATGAATTACATCTCAAACGTAGCTTCATGCCTGACATTATTTTTGTTGATTATCTTAATATTTGCGCCTCTGCAAGAATCAAACCAGGAGCAAGCGTTAACTCTTATACCTACATCAAATCAATTGCCGAAGAACTGCGAGGTCTGGCCGTTGAGTTCGGAGTACCAATTGTTTCTGCAACACAAACAACACGATCAGGTTACACAAATTCAGACCCAGGACTTGAGGACACAAGTGAGTCTTTTGGTTTGCCAGCTACCGCAGACTTGATGTTCGCTTTGATAACATCAGAAGAACTTGAAGCCTTGAACCAGATCATGGTGAAACAGTTGAAAAATAGATATTCTGACCCAACAACACATAAAAGATTTGCCATAGGTATTGACAGATCAAAGATGAAGCTGTATGATGTGGAACAGTCAGCACAAGACGATATTATAGATGCTGGAAAAGATGACGATAAGCCTCTAAATTCTTTTGGTGAAAGAGAACGGTTATCTTCCATGAAAAAGAAGTTTGGTGGCTTCAAAGTCTAATAAATATTCAAATATAACTTTGAGGTACTAACATGGGTGTCAATAGACAAGCACTATTAGATGAAGAAGCTGCATATAAAAAAGTAAAAAAACTTTTAGGGAATCCTGAAGCATTTGCTTCTCCTGCCGGGTTCGCAACAGGATTTCCAGATTTTGGATTTACAGTTTATGTTAATAAAAAACGTGTTGATTTGTTTTTTGAATATAAGTCTGACTATACCGCACAGATGGGTTCAATGAGAAACTGGACGTTTGATGGAACAGAATTTGATGCACCCGATGCAGATACCGATAACGATAAACAACAATTGTTAGAGGTAATGAATGCCACTCCAGGCGCAATTGCTAATGGAAAAAGGCTATTGAAAGATTTTAATTCGTATTTTGACACTCCCAAAAAACCTACATATAAATTTAAAAAGATATCTTCTGGAATGTTATCAGTAGAGAAAAATCTCCCGCAAAGAAGAATGAGACTGGAGCATTTCGTAAATAATACTGATAATTATTCGATAGCAAATATTAGCGATTCTGGTTTGGGTCAAAAAGTATTAGATCATTATCATAAAAAATTTCATGATAATTTAAATACTAATGCTGATCATAGTATTATGTTCATGATGTTAAAAGACACTATTTGGTTTTTAGAAGAAACTGGAAGTTTATCTTTTCAAGAGAAAAAAATGGTTGCTCAATTATTTGGTGCAACAGAAATTACTACATTACGAGAACTTAATGCGAAACTAGAAGTTCGTATTCAACCAAGAGGACTCAAAGACAAAACTAAACCCACATCTATTGATGTTATGGCAAGTTTCAGATTAGCAAGAAAACCTGCAGGTGGAGTTAAGGTATGAGTCTATCATATGATTTTGATAAGGTATTTAAAGAATACGAAAGCTCAACTGATGATTTTGGTTTCTCAGCAGTATCAGAAGAAGAATATAATTCTGTAATTAATAAAACAGCAGAAACAGCAGATGATTATAAAACACGATTGAATGAAGTAGAAAAAATGATTATTCCTTTTCTACAGAAACTATATCAAACTGCCGATAAAGAATATATTTACTGGCCGAATCGTAAACCAGTTATTGAAAAACAGATTGAGAGGATACTCAAGCTGACTAGAGGTTAAAAAATAATGAAAGATATTTTACAAAAACTTCTGCAAAACTTACCGCAAATATTACAAGTTTTGCCAAGTATAATTAAATATCTACCTATATTACTGATAGTTGGTGTGCTTTGTGTTGGTGGATACTTTCTAATGATTAACTATAAGGATCCATACATGTGTCATGATAATGAGCTATACGAACAAATTTCGGTCACATCAAATGTTTACAAGTTTAAAGGTGGCTATTGTATAAGCGATAAATAATGGAGTGATTATGAGTGCTGTTGTTATTTTACCCACCACAGGTACTCCTGAGGTACGTGATGCGATTGAAAGTGTATTAAATCAAACATATCCAACCAAGTGTTATTTGGTATGTGATGGTGAACAATTTAGAGGTAGAGTTAAACCTATTGCTGACGAATTCTTAGGTCACCGCAATTTCCGACAGTGTTACCTTCCAGAAAATGTTGGTGCTAATGGCTTCTATGGTCATAGAGTTTATGCTGCCTTCTCTCATCTAGTCAACGAAGATTATGTTTTATTTCTTGATCAAGACTGTTGGTTTGAACCAACACATGTACAAAACTGTATAGACCTAATCGAAAAAGAAGACCTAGAATGGTCATATTCTCTGAGAAGAATTATGAACAAAGAAGGAGATTTTTTGCTTAATGATGATTGTGAAAGTCTTGGCAAATGGATGGCATGGACAAATACTCACCACATTGACACAAATAGTTATTGTGTTCGCCGTGAAGTTCTGATAAGATTAGCATCTGTATGGCATGGTGGTTGGGGTCAAGATAGAGTATTTTTTAACACAATAGCAACTAACTTTAAGAAGTGGGATTGCACAGGAAAATATACCGTCAACTATAAGGTAGATGGTAATGCTGGTTCTGTTACAAAAGAATTTTTTGATCAAGGCAATAAAGTGATGAACGACTTTTATAAAGGAAAACTTCCTTGGCGAAAAGATTGATAGTAGGTAAGACTAGTTTTATTGGAAATGAATTAGTCAAACTGAAAAATTATGATATTGTTGCATATAAAGATATTCATCATGTTGATTTTTCTCAATACGATGGTATCATCAATTGTGCATTGAATCCTGTGTTTAAAACTCAAGTATATAATGAAAAGATTGATGTTGATTATGAAATAGCAAAAATTGCATATGAAAACAACTGTCACTATGTAATGATATCTACCAGAAAAGTTTATGGTTCATCAGTAGAGTTAAAAACATATACAGAAGAAAGTCCAACAAATCCATTTGATTTTTACAGTGAGAACAAATTAATTTGTGAGAACAAAATTCAAAAAGAATTTGGTGATAGAGCAGTTATAGTGAGAGGATCAAATCTATTTGGTTTTGAATTGGGCAGACAATCTTTTATGGGTTTCTGTATGGATCAATTGAAGCATAGTGAAAAGATTGTATTTTCAATTAGTGAAAAAACGAAAAGAGACTTTATTGATGTAACTACATCAGCATGTATGTTGGATAAAATTTTAAGAAGAAAATTTACAGGAATATATAACTTGAGTTCAAATCATGGACTCGAAATCGGTAAAGTAGCAAAACATTTAATTAGAGGTTATGGTAAAGGTGAGTTTTTATGTACCAGTGATGTTGTCAAAGAGCAGTTCATTATAGACAATACAAAACTAGTCAAAGAACTGAAACTCATATCCAATCCAATTTATATTACTGGTAGCATTGAAGATTTAGGAAAAAAATTATGCAAGATATGATTATTAGTGCCGTATCTGAATATGGATACGACAAATTAAAATATTGGGTGAACTCAATTAAAATGTGTGGCTTCAAAGGCAGAGTTGGAGTTATTGCATTCAACATCAAAGACGAAACTTTCAATAAACTCAAAGATGAAGGTGTTGAAGTTTATCTTACTACAGACAAACGAAACGCAAATAATGATGGGTATCTATTCGCAGAAGGATTAACGTTTCAAGTTCCTATGCTCAGGCATTATTTCTATTGGGCAGTTTTATCTCAGTTAAAGGATATACGATATGTTATTTCTACTGATATCTCTGATGTTGTATTTCAGAGTAACCCGTCAGAATGGCTTGAACAAAACTTAGGTAATAAAAAACTAAACTATGGATGTGAAGGCCTAAAATATAAAGATGAAGCATGGGGAAATCAAAACATGGCAGAATGTTTCCCACAACTTTATCATCATATGAAAAATAGACCGATTTATAATGCGGGTTCAATGGCTGGCGAATTTGATATGTTCAAAGATTATTCTCTGGCAGTATCTCTTGCAATAAACAATGTTCAACATCCAACACCAGATCAAGCTGGTGTTAATGTTATGTTATCTATTGAACCATACTATTCACTTACCAAATTTAATGATCACGACACGAATTGGGCATGTGAATGCGGCACGACAGTAGACCCAAATAAAATAAACAGCTTCAGACCCCATCTATTGAGTCCTGAGCCTACTTTTGATGGGGAATATGCTTATACAAGCAATGGTGAGAAATATGTAATGGTGCACCAATACAACAGGGTACCCGAATGGAAAGAAAAGATTGAGAGAAAATATGGATAATGATATTTCAGTAGTTACAGCATTCTATGATATTGGTAGAGGTAATTTACCAAAAGTAAAACATGGTAGAGAACTGCCATTCTATCAGCATAGGAGTGTAGATCAGTATTTGCATTTTTTCAGCAATTTAGCAAAACTTGAAAATGAAATGGTTGTTTATACAACACCGGATCTTATAGAGACTGTTCTATCTATCAGAAAACATTATGGATTGGAACATCTAACAAAGGTCGTAACGACAGAATCATACATGCCTCAAAGATATGAACTAATCAAACCGATGGTTCAAAAAGTTATGGATGATCCCAATTATTATAAGAAAGTAGTTAATCCTCAACTCATTGAATATTGGCATGCCGACTATGTTCTAGTCAATATTTTCAAGGCATGGTATGTCACTGATGCAATTGAGAAAGGATTGATATCAAATGATTTGACTGCTTGGATTGATTTTGGTTATGTTCGTAATGATACAACTATACCATCATCAAATCGTTGGACCTATAACTTTGACCGTGAAAAAATTCACTTCTTCAATCAATATCCAATTGAATCAAATAGACCAATAGATAGTATCATCTACACCGGAGATGTTTATATTCAAGGATGTCATATTGTAGCAGGAACAAAAAAATGGTCAACACTTAAAGACCTAGTATTAAAGAATTTGGATGTTCTACTACAAAACAACTTGATTGATGATGATCAAACATTGTTATTGATGTCTTATTTAAGTAGTCCACAAGATTGTGAATTGCATCCTGCTGATTCAAATGATTGGTTCAGAATATTCAAAGCATATAATGACCAAGCATGATTAAAATCTACTCACCAAGAATTCATAATCTAGGAGACTTCATGCATTGTCTCCCTGCTTTGTCTGGTTTACATAAGACACTAAAATATAAATTTTCATTCGTCATTTGCGATAGACTAGAAAGATTTGTTGGTATAAAAGAATTGTTGTTGCAACAAGAAATGTTTGGCGAAATAAAATTCATGCATGAAGAAGCAACAGTGGCTCAGAGATACATGATTTTAGATGACATAGGAGAAGAAAAAGATCATGGTGATAGTCCAATAGTATGTCATAAATTTTATAATTTTCTCAAAGACAATTATAAGATAAACTTTGATATTGATGATGATTTTGAATTGCAAGTACCTAAGCTAGACATTAACTATCATTCAGATAAATTAATTGTTGGAGATAGATGGTCATCAAAAGATGCAGTAGATGTTGATGAGAGAAGATATTCAAACTTAATAGAATCAGCAGAAATTATACCAAAAGAAAAAGCACAATATCTTGACTATAAAAAAGATTTAGTGTATAATTGTTCTTTAATAAAAAATAATCCAAATCCATTTATTACTACGTTCACTGGTATAGGTATTGTTGCTGACTTGATGAAAAAAGATTGCTACATTCTTTGGGATGAAGATTTAAGAAATTGGCAAGGCTGGGGTGTTGAGTATGATTACAAACTACACTACTATCAAAACAGAAATTCAAAACTAGTTTATATAAGAGACTTTAAATTATGATTATTAATGTTCCTCTCGGTGCCTTTGGTGGTCCTTTAAGAAACGGTGATATGATTGCCGTAGCTAATGTTGTAGAATATCTCAGAAAAACAGATGACGCAAATATAAAATTTCATTTGCTTCCTAGCTCAATATCTTCAACAAGTCATTGTCAAAAATTTTATAAGTTCTTGTTGAGAAATACTGATTATTTTTCTGAAATTGCAGGAGAAAGACAGTTAACTTGGAATAATATTAATCTTTGGGACTTTAGAGGATTGTCTGGTGACCTAGTTAAGATACCAAATAGCAAAATCAAAGAAGACAAGATTGTAATCTTTCCTCTATTTAATGCTGAATATAATACGTACAGAAATTGGCCCAAATATGTATTTGATAATATTATCAAACATAATAATGAACTTTATCCTAACTATAGAAAAGTTTTATGTCTAGAAACTCCAATAGATGAAGTTGAAGGCTGGGAACAGTCTACCGATTTTCTGAAGAATCTAGATCACATAATGACCTGCAAAACATTCATTGGTGGCGATACTGGAACAAGTCATTTTGCTGGCGCATTAGAAAATGGTCCACAAAATATCATATACTTTTACTCTGGTCACGGACTACTACATACTACTCCTTTCAATTCAACGTTAGGTAAAGGAATAATTGTTCATTACTGGCATAACTTAGAACAAACAAAATGGGTATAATATGAAAATTAAATTATTCAGTCATATGATTGATATTGGATGTGGAAAAGACATCACAATAGAGCAAACAGAATTGTTAGAAAAAACAGGATTACTTGATGCTGTAGACCAAGCATATTTCTTTGCACACTTTAACGAAGAAAATTATTCTTGGTTAGAAGAAAGATGGAAAGATAGAAAGAACGTTGACCTCCTCTATTATAGTCAAGATTATCAGCCTTGGTATGAGGCAACTTCAGTAAACTATTTGCAAGAATATTGTCATGAAAACGATGAAGAATTTTATGTTTGCTTCATGACACACAAAGGAGCAAGTCATGGTCCTGGTGGTCATCAAAACTGGCGAAGATACATGCAATACTGGAATATAGAAAAATGGAGAGACTGTGTTGCAAAGCTTGATGAAGGTTATGATATGTGTGGTGCTGCATTCTTAAATAATCCTCCACATCCCTTTTATGCAGGTAATTTTTTCTGGGCAAAAGCATCATATCTGAGAAAGTGTCGTAGACTCAAAACTCCACCTGAAAATATGTTTAAGCCTCAGTTTGAAGGACAACCACATCATCGTTTTGATCTTGAATGTTGGCACGGTAGCGGTGAACCCAATGCATACGATATGCACCCGGGTGAAACAAATCGTTGGTATCTGCCATCGGAAGCATATAGAGATGACATGAAAGAAACTTTTACCTATAGAACAGCATGAACGATACAGCAATTATAGTTACCTCTTACTGTGGAGGTAATCATCAAGAAGAAAAAAGAAAAATGACTAGAACACTCTGCAAAATGTTGTCAGAGGAAGGTCATTATGTTATTCTTGCGACACACTCGCCTATAGATATAGACACACAAAACTATTGTGATGTATTTGTTTATGATAAAGATAATAGATTTTCATTTGATGGTGTTCCACAAAGAACGACAAATCATGGTGTCGCAGAGTTGACACTTATGAGAAATGCAGTAAAATTAATACCTGAAAATTTCAAATATCTACTGAAGATGGCATATGATAATAAGCCAGATTTAGATTATCATGATATCATACAGAAGTGTAAAGAGACCGGCAAAAAAGCAGTTACAGCAAAGTGGGGAAACGATGTCAGTTTGGGTACACAAATGTATTTTAGTGAGATAAACTTTTTCAATCTAACATTATCAATGGATGAATTATGGCGTTGCGAAAAAGACCTAGAATACGTTTGGTATGATTCTGTCAAAGAATCAAACTTATTGGACCAAGTGCATATATTAGACATTTATAGAAATTTCTTTGGTCATGATGTTCTTCAGTATGCTCACTCAGCAGGAACTTTTGTAGATCCATACCCATATGATTAGTCTGACCTGTATTGATGCATTAAACTACATGCCAACAATTAAGGCATTGAAAAGTACAATGTCCTGTATTCCTATAAGTAGGGTTTATTGGTTTAGTGATGTCAATTTAAGTACAGATGAATTTCCCGTAACTTGGATAAAAATAAACAAATTTAAAAGATATACTGACGAATATAATTTCATCACTCTGAAATTAGTGCCGCACATAGTTACAGAACCATATAATATTATTATTCATTCCGATGGATTTGCAGTAAATAGAAATGCATGGGACAAAGAGTTTCTAAACTATGATTATATTGGTGCTAGATGGAATAATGGAATGGTAGGTAATGGTGGATTTTGTCTGAGGAGTAGAAAATTATATGATGCATTATTAGATTTAGACGTTAAAAGTAAAACATCAGATTACCCACAAGAAGTTATTAATAATCCAGACAACTATGTATTTGATGCATATGGTGATAAAGTTATTCCTGAAGATAACATTATCTGCAAGATACATAGAAAAGAACTTGAAGAAAAATACGATATTAAATTTGCCGATGGTGATATAGTAGATAAATTTAGCATAGAACATAACATGAGTTCACCATGGCTAGGTAAGAGTTTAGGTTTTCACGGTAAACATGGTATTGCAAAACATTATGGAGTGGAGTTATGATTTTAGTTACAGGTGGAGCAGGTTTTATTGGTGGTAATTATCTTTGGAATACAGATGAGGAAATCATTTGTGTTGACAATCTAACTTACGCATCTAATTATAATTACATTGCATCTCTTACCGATAGTGGACGAGTTATATTTTATCATGCAGATATAAAAGATAGCGAAGCAATTAAAACTATTTTCAACAAGTTTAAACCAAAACATATAGTAAACTTTGCTGCCGAATCTCATGTTGATAACTCAATTAAGGATTGTCAACCTTTCGTTGATACAAATATTCTAGGCACAATCAATCTTTTACAGCACTCAAGAAACTTAGATTCATTAGAAAAGTTTATTCATATTTCAACTGATGAAGTCTACGGCAGTTTGGAATTAGAATCGAATGATAGCTTCCACGAAACAACACAATATCAGCCAAACAATCCATATTCTGCATCAAAAGCAGCAAGTGACCATTTTGTTAGAGCATTTCACAAGACATATGATGTACCAGCTATCATAACAAACTGTTCCAATAATTATGGTCCCGGTCAAAACACCGAAAAGTTTATGCCCACCATCATAAAGAAAGCAGCAAAGGATCAAAAGATACCAGTATATGGTGATGGTCTAAATGTTAGAGATTGGTTGTTTGTTGATGATCATTGTTATGGCATCAATCTAATCCTAGAGAAAGGACAGATTGGAGAGAAATATAATATAGGTGGTGGTACAGAAATTCCTAATATAGAACTGGTAAAAATGATTCTAGGTGCTATGAATAAACCCGAAAATCTGATAGAATATGTACTAGATAGACCAGGTCACGATAGAAGATATGCTATTAATTGTGACAAGATATCAGCCCTTGGATATAAACCAAAATACACTTTGGAAGAAGGAATACAAAAAACATTAGAATGGTATGGAGAAAACAAATGACAACAAATGAAATGATTGAAGCATTATCTAAGAGCATTCTTCCTAAGTATGTCAAAAACTATGACAACTATCAAGAAGGTCAGTTCGTACAATACTCAGGTCAACTCTGGGATCATAATGAAATTCATGCTGCAATAGATGCACTTCTAAATGGTGCATGGATTGTTTCTGGAGAAAAGGTATCTGAATTTCAAGATGCTTTTAGCAAAAGATTCAACGTCAAATACTCTCACATGGTGAACTCAGGTAGTTCAGCAAATCTTGTGATGGTGACTGCTGCTAAAAAATATTACAAGTGGCAAGACGGCGATGAGATTATTGTTTCTCCTGTCGGGTTCCCAACAACTATCGCACCTATCATTCAGAATGGAATGAAACCAGTTTTCATTGACATTGAACTTGAAACATTAAATTTTGATGTTAGTAAAATTGAAGAAAAAATCAATTCAAAGACAAGAGCAATTTTTGTATCTCCTGTTTTGGGTAATCCTCCAAACATGGATGTGATTGTTGACATATGCAACAAATATGGGTTAACTTTGCTCGGTGATAATTGCGATTCTCTAGGTTCACTCTGGAACGGAAGATTAATTACAGATTATTATGATACGTGGACAACCTCATTCTATCCTGCTCACCATATTAGTACGGGTGAAGGAGGTATGGTGTGTTCAAACAGTGAAGATTTCATCAAAGAGGCAAGAAGCATTTCATGGTGGGGTAGAGATTGTTATTGCGTAGGCTCAAACAATCTACTAGAATGCGGAACTTGTGGTAAACGATTTGACAATTGGCTTGAGAATTATGATGGTATTATTGATCACAAATATCTGTTTACAAACATTGGATATAATCTAAAACCTCTTGATCTTCAAGGTGCTATTGGTCTTGAACAATTGAAAAAGTTTGATATGCTTGAAAGTAAACGCAGAGAATATAAAGAAACTATTCAAAAATATATTGAAGATAATATTCCTGGTGCAAGAGTTATTAATGCTACAGAAAACTCAGATCCTTCTTGGTTTGGCGTTCCCATCTACTGTGAATCACAAGATATGAAAGAGTTGCTAGTGTCTCACTTTGAGTCTAATAAAGTTCAAACTAGAAATTACTTCAGTGGTAATATTCTTTTACATCCAGGGTACAAACATCTAGATGACTACAAGCAATACCCAAACTCAAACCTAGCTTTGAGTAATGTGTTCTTTATTGGATGTTCTCCACTGTATAACGAAAAAGTTTTAAATTACATTGAAGGAGTATGTAAAAAATGGTAAATGTACTTGGCGCAGGATTCGTGGGAAGCAGATATGCTGAACTAACTCCAAATGTTATAATAAATGATAGAAATGACTACGAAGTAAAATCAAATGAAGTTCTTTATTTTATTTCTACCGTAGATAATTACAATGTCTGGGAAAACCCATATATCGACATAGAGACAAATCTAACCACTCTGATAAAAACTTTGGAATCTTGCAAGCGCAGAGATGTTACATTTAACTTTGTGAGTTCTTGGTTTGTATATGGTGATGTTGAATTGCCAGCCAAAGAAACAGCACATTGCAATCCAAAAGGCTTCTATAGCATAACCAAACGGACTGCCGAGCAACTTCTCATTTCATATTGTGAAACCTTTGGTATAAAATATCGAATTCTTCGTTTGGCAAATGTTTTGGGAGAATCTGACAAAAAAGTATCTAAAAAGAAGAATGCATTACAATATATGATTGGGGAACTGAAAGCTGGAAATACAATATCTCTGTATGACGGTGGTATGGCTTTCCGTGATTACATTTATGTTGATGATGTAGTTCATGCAATCAATCTGGTTATCTCAAAAGGAAATATCAATGAAATCTACAACATAGGAAATGGTCTCGCCGTTCCGTTAGTAGAGGCAGTAAAATATGCTGCAACTAAATTAAACTCAAAATCCAAGATAGAAAATGTTGAAACTGCCGAGTTTCATAAGATTGTTCAGACAAAGGACATGGTATTGGATATCACTAAAATCACGCAGTTGGGTTATACTCCCAATTATAACATGGGCGAAATAATAGACAAATTAATCGTATAAATACTCAATAGGTAATCACAGGGTATTGCCATTTGAGGAATCAATGCAAAAATTCAAGACTTTTCTAAAAGAAGAAACTACAGAACCGGAAGGCGAAAAACTCAAGCACATTGAGCATCTAGAGGACCATCCTATCAATGATGGAGCCAAAGGTTTTGAACACGCAATTGGTGCTTTAGATCAGGCACATAATCATATTATTGCTGGATCACACGATTCGACACTTACCATGAAACATGATGGTTCTCCATCTATTGTTTATGGTCATCATCCAGAAACTGGCAAGTTCTTCGTTGCTTCTAAGTCTGCATTTAACAAAAACCCAAAGATTAATTATACAGAAAAAGACATTCAACAGAATCATGGTCACGCACCTGGTTTAGTTGAAAAACTCAAGTCTGCATTGCAGCATTTACCGAAGATAACACCAAAACAAGGTGTCTATCAAGGTGATGTTTTATTCTCAGATAAAGATAAGAAAAAAGAAGGTGACAAGTATACCTTCACACCAAACGTTATCAAATACTCTGCAAATAAAAATTCCGAAGATGGTAAAAAAATAGCCAAAGCAAAGTTTGGTATATACAATCATACAGAGTATGTAGGACCCACAGCAAAAGCAATGACTGCAAACTACAGTCCCGATCTATCAAATTTTGCTGAACATCCTGACGTTTATCATAGACTTCCAGGTCATGATACTTCAAAAGTTGTAATGCCCAAATCTGCACATACAGAGTACGCAAAGCATGTAGCCGCAGCACAAAGAATTCACGACAAAAATCCTCATATGTACCTCTCTATTGATCCTGTTAGAGAGCATATGAAAACATATATAAATTCAACAGTTGACACACAAGAAAAACCGTCAGTTAAAGGTCTACAAAAACATATAGAAAATAAACTAACTAAAGAAATAGACAAGAAAAAGACTGATGCTGGCAAGAAAAAATATCAAGATCAACTAGCAAGTCTAATACAACACACAAATGTTCACAAACAAAATCTTGAAAACGTCTTTGACGTACATCATCATTTACAAAATGCAAAAAATGTTTTAGTTCGTACTTTGGCACAACACACCGGCGGATTAGAGCATGAAATCAAAGGACAGTCAGTAAAACCAGAAGGCTTCGTCGTAAATCACGAAGGTACAGTTTCTAAACTAAACGACAGGAACGAATTCAATAGATTGAATCGTCTAGCAAGAGCAAAATGAAAAGATTCTCACAACTAGTAGAAGAACAACAAAAAAAACTTACGATGTTGTTTGGTCGTATGAATCCTCCAACAAAAGGCCATGAGGAAAATGTTGAAGGTCTAAAGAAAACAGCAGAGAAAGAGAATTCGGATCATTTGGTCATTGCATCTCATTCACAAGATGCCAAAAAGAATCCTTTATCACCAGACACTAAATTAAAGCATTTAAAAAGAGCGTTTCCTGGTACAAATATTATAACATCAAGTAAAGAAAAACCTACTATTATGCATCATGCATCTGATGCTCATGCAGCTGGATATACGCATCTTCATGTTATTGCTGGTGCAGATAGAGTAGATGAATATAGAAGATTGCTCAATCATTATAACGGTAGAACGCATGATGATGCAGGTCGTCCATTTAAACACGGTTCATATAACTTCAAAAAGATAACTGTATCGTCATCTGGTGAAAGAACGAAAGGCGTTTCTGGAACTGATATGCGTAATCATGCACAGAACAATGATTACAAATCATTCAAGAGTAATCTTTCTTCACACATGCAACAAAATGATAAACATGCTAAAGAACTATTCAATGATGTTCGTAAAGGAATGGGTTTACATGAAGATGTGAATCGTGGTATGTTCAAAGCAATCTTTATTACTGGTGGACCAGGGTCAGGTAAAGACATTATCATCCGTGAAGGTATTGCAGAACAAAGAGCCGTTGAACTAAGCACAGTTCAGGCATTTGATTATCTGATGGATAAAAAGAGACTGTCTGAAAGTAGCAAAGATTTTCGTAGAGAAGCTATTCGTCATCGTAGTCCGCTGGTCATCAACGGATCAGCAGATAATATTGATATTGTTTGCACCATCAGAGAAGAATTAGAGGAACTTGGGTATTCTACCATGATGATATATGTTGACACTCTAAATGAAGTTAGCCGTCAACGCAACCTCGGATTAAAAAGAATGATATCCGAATCCGTTCGTCAAGAGAAATGGAACAAAGCACAAGTTAATAAAGTAAAGTTTCACGAAATGTTTGATGACTTTAATCTGTTTGAGAATAACGATAACTTAGAAATAGTTGAAGAATCAATAAGTGATGTTTATGATCATGTGAATGATTTTTTAGATAGAAATACACTAAATGAAGCATCAATTGATTGGTTGATGAGAAACAAGAAACTAAACATTAACGAAAAAGTTTCATTACTATTCAAGGAGCAAGAAAATGTTAAAATGGATTCTAAATCTATTCAAGCCGCAAGTTCAAGAACCGTCCCTACTACAGCAACTACAAACAAAAGCAGAACCAAAACTGGAAGAGTCCTTGCCGACAACAACGCCCCAGCCATCCAAATTGCCAGAAAAGCAGGAAGAATCGATGATGTCCGAGACGGAGACGTTGCCAGCAACTCCAGTTACATCTTCAGAACCTACGTTGAAGGAGAACCCACCCTCAAAGTCAACCCGCCGCCCAAAGAAAGCAACTTCAGCAAAGACAAAGAAAAACTAAAGAAAAAAGGATTAGTTGATTCACCAACACAGAATCAACGTCTGAGAAATGTAGCGGGAATAGGACCAGAGTATGATACAAGACAACAAGGAACAGTTTATCCTATGTCGGGTCTTGGTGATGTAACTTATCGTGAAGATACAGAACTTTCTAAGCATAAATATATAAAGGAAGGTACCGCAGCAGGACTTCGCATAAGTTTCAATCGATTTAGAAATCAAAAGATAGAAGAAGCAATAGACGATCCTGGTGCTGTAGATATGGGTGTTGGTGGTGTTTTAGGTGGCGCCACAAATAAAGAACCCATGCAAACTTACAAAGATCAAGATAAAACAGTAGGATTGTTAATTAAAAAGAATAAGAAACAAAAACAGGAGAAATAACATGTTTGCCAAAGATAGAGTGTCCCAATCATTAATTGACGCAGTTAATAAAGTTCTTGCTACAGAATCTAAAGAGCCTGAACAACTTAATGAAGCATTTCCTACTGTAGCTGATGCTCAAAAGAGAGCTAGTGCGCCTAAGCCTAGTGGTGGTGCGGGAATCAAATTGGGAACACGTTATGGTGGTGGTCGTCAAGCTGATGAGCCAGAGAAAGATGATGATGATGACACAAAAAAAGAACCAAAGAAAAGAGAGAAGTATGGTGCTCGTAAAGATAGATTTACGAACACTAAACTATACAAAGAAGCTGATGATTGTGTAGATGAACCAAAGGCAAAAGAGATTGCTAAAAAAGAAGTTGGTAAGCATGAAAAGGATATGCACAAGGAAGAACTAAAAGGCAATCAGCACAAGATTGATGCTAATAAAAATGGTAAAATTGATTCGCATGATTTTAAACTTCTGCGCTCAAAGAAAAAGAAAATGACAGAAGGATTGTCTTTTGCTGAACAACTAATTGAATCAATGTATGGTAAAAAGTCTGCACTTCCTATTGATGAAAAAGAAATGAGTGATACTCAAAAGAAAAAGAAAGAAGATATCGTTATGTCAATGAAGAAAGACACAGCGGGTCTTAAAAAGCGTTATGGGTCACGTTGGAAAGATGTAATGTACGCTACTGCTACAAAACAAGCCATGAAGGAAGAAGCATATGATGAAGTTGAACTTGATGAAGCAAAAACTCAGTCTAAAGATGAAAAAGATAAAGTTGTAGGTGCGGTGGCGGCAGCAATGCGTCAAAGCCGTGCCAATGTTATGTTGGGTAGGGCTCAACGTGCTGCTGCTCGTATGAATGCCAAAATTAAACATGGCATGAAAGAAGAAGCATATGATGAAGTTGAAGAAGAAATTGATCCAGATGTAAGAACAAAAGATGCTATCTCTGGTGCAAACAAACCAACAAAACAAAAAGATGATGTTGGTCCTGGCTCAGATAGCAGAAGCACTAAAGTAAAGTTCAAAGCAGGTCCTATGAGCGAAGAAAAAGAAGATGAAAAAGAAGATGAAGGACATGAGGACGAAAAGGAAGATAGAGCATTGGTGAAGAAGATGGTTAAGAAAGATGCTTTAAAAGAAGAAGAACAACTTGATGAGTTGTCAAAAGACACATTATCATCTTATTTGCAAAAGCGTGGTTCTATGGTTTCTCCACGTTCAAAAAATAATAAAGGTAATGAAAATATGGCAAAAGCCGTATCTAAAATTGCTAAAAAAACAAATGAAGAAATTGAACAAATTGATGAACTTAAAACTTCAACCATGTTAAGATATTCCACAAAGGCAAACAAGGCACTAATTGGTGGAGATAGAAACAAAGAAGAAAAAAGAGTTCAGGGAATAAACCGTGCAATCGAGAAAATTAAAACACGCCATACAAAAGAAGAAGTTGAACAGATCGATGAACTGAGCCATGGTACTTTGCGTAGCTATGTAGATAAAGCTAAAAAAGAAAATCTTCCAGGAAAAGGCGGCAATAGAGGTGTTGCTCTGTTGACTCCTGGTACCAGAGACAAAGGTGTCCATAAAGCAGTTGATAGAATGAAAAAGATGAAAACCAATGAAGATGTTGAACTTGATGAAACCAGCCATATGAATAAACCAAAAAAATTAAAGTCATTTATGGCTATGAAAAAAGAAATGATTGGTAAAGCTGGTATGACTTCAGAGAAAAAAGATGAAGAATAAGAAGACCTTCAAAGAATCATTTGGTAAGAATCCATGGGATCCATGGTCTACCAAAGCAAACATAACTGAAAGTGGCTTACTTGACAAATATCTTTTGTCTAGAGGACTTAATCCTGAAACTTTATCAAAAGATACAAAGATAGCCCACTCTAAATCTAATCAATTTAAACAGTGGGTTACAACTCAAAGAGAAGAAGTAGATTTGGATGAAGCAAATAATCAACTTCATAGATATCTTCTCTCTAGAGGAATTAATCCAGTACAGGTTAGCACAGACTCCAAAATAGCTCATGCTAAATCTAATCAATTTAAGCAATGGGCCGCTACTCAGCGTGAAGAAGTCGAAGAACAAATGACTCCTACCCATCAGCATCAACATGCATTGAAAAAGAAATTACATACCAGATCAATGGAAATAAAAACTCCACGTGGTCCAGGAAGTCATAATAAAGAAGCACAAAATGAAGATCATGTTGCAATCGCTATGGGCAAACAGCTTGACGATGAAGGTAGCATGGTTCTAAATCAACTTGATATTCTAGATGATGCAATTGCAAAACTAAGAGTTGCTGTAAAAGATCCTAAGATGCAAATTCCTGCTTGGGTTCAATCGAAAATAACTCTAGCCGCAGACTATATGGATACTGTTGGACATTATATGTCCAGCAAGAACGAAGATGGTATGAATGAGGAAGTCGAACTGGAAGAAGGAAGTGTTCGGAACACACTTCATGCTAAACACCAAGAACTCCGAAAGAAAAGTGGTTTGCCACACTCAGACTATTACAAGGAATTAGGTAAGTCATATGATATTGAAGATGACAAAGAAAGATTATCAAAGCAGTCTGAAATTAAGAAGAAGTATAAAGTAGAATCTGTATTATATGATGACCCAAAAGGAACATTAACTAGAGTATCCGAACGTAAAAAAGAACTATCTCGGTCTGCCAGAATCATCAAGGCGTTATATAAGAAAAAAGGCATGAAAGAAGATACCTATGATTGGGAAAAAGATGATAAAAGTACATCATCATATGGCAAACAGCCTAAATTTTCCAAGTCTGATGATAAAGCAAGCAAAGTTAAAAAAGAGTCTGATGCTGCCGCAGTATTATCTGGTGGAACAACTTTAACAAAACAAAAAAGAGATATTGTTGAGTTGGATCCTAGAATGAAAGTGCGTTCAAATAAAGATGCACAAGATGCTGATGACAACAATACAAACAAATAAATAATCAACAAACAGGATATTTAAGGAGAAAAACATGTCCTCATGGGGTAATAACGACAACTCAGCAAACGCACCTTACTGGGCGGTAAACTCAGCAATTGCACCTGCAAATCCAAATAGAGCAGCACCTACAGCGGCCAACGTAGCATTACTATATGCAAATACTACAGCCAACGTATACACTGCCGCCGAAACGATTGGTCTATTCGGACTAGACTCTCAAGAAGTTACTGTTCTCAATAATAAGGGAGCACATACTGGTTGGGTACTCAAAACTCAAGGTTCAGGTGGAAGAGCAAATCGTGTTCAATACGAAACTCTTGTTGCACTAAGTACCGTCATTAAAGATGGTGATGCACAACTATTCCCGAACGTAGCAATTTCTTTAGCAGTAACCTCAGCCGCTTCTGTTGTTGCCAACACGCTATATGCTAACTCAGCAACATTTGTTGTAACACCAACACTGACTGGAAACACCGCTGCCGCTCTAACATATCAGTGGCAAGTCAACAATGCAGCTGGTTCGCTAGGATGGACGAACGTTGTAAATGGAACACCAGCGAATACAAACTACACCGGTGGAACCTCAGCAACACTACTTGTCAAGCCAGCAGATACAACAGTAAACACCCACAGATTCCGTGTTACTGTTACAGCAGCAGATCAAGGAGTATCTGCAACATCTTCAAACGGCGTAATTACCGTAACTTAATCTTGAAAGTGTGGGGAGGAGAAATCTTCCCCACTTTAACGCATGTTTGATGATTTGAATGAAGAAAATTTCATGATGTATGCAGTAAAGGCATATGAATCACCTAACTGTATTATGTCTGAATTTGAAGGAGACTTAAAAAGAACAAAGTATCTTAAAAGACTCTTTCGCAGATATAAAACAACAAAAGAATTAAAAGAAAGACTGATACTGAATCATTTGGTATTGTTATATAACGTATTTGGCGCAGAAGCTACAACAAGAATATTGTTTTATCGCATTGATGAAAAAGATTATGACATCCTAAAAACTTTCTTGATGTATCTCAATCTGCTACCGTTAATGGTGAAAGGCATTAGAGGAAAAGACATTGCAACCTCTAACATATCAGTAGATTTAAAGATAGAAGCTTTACTAAGGCAGATATGAAATCACTAAAAAGGTTTTTACAGAATGAAGATTTAAGACAGTGGTTCAGCAAGACTCACCCCAAAGGCGATTGGAAAAGAATTAATTCTAAAGGTGAAGTTGTTGGTCCTTGTGCAAGAGAACCGGGTGAAGCGAAACCAAAATGTATGTCAAAAGAAAAGAGAGCGTCACTTTCAAAGAAAGAACGTGCTGCTGCGGTAAGAGCAAAAAGAAAGCACGATCCTAATCCAGAAAGAAAAGGTGCTCCTATCAATGTATCAAGTTACGGAAAAGGAAAGTTGAGTGAAGATATGGAACATTTAGAAGAAAAAAATAAACCAACGAATCCTAAACTCTGGGCTAGAGCAAAATCACTTGCAAGATCAAAGTTTGATGTATATCCTTCAGCGTATGCAAACGGCTGGGCTTCTAAATGGTACAAGTCAAAAGGTGGTGGTTGGAGATCAGTAAAAGAAGAAAGAGAACCAGTGAAATCATTTAGACAGTTTGTTACTGAGGTCACCGACAAAAAAGATACTATTACCTTAAACATTCCTCTCATGATTCGTATGCTAGAACTAGCAAGAGAAGATGTTAAAGATGACATGGAACTTCATGCTATCACAGAAAGACTAATTGAGATTCGCAACAAAGGTGTCCTAACAATGGACGATTACAACTTTATTGCAGGCTTGAAAGAAGATTTTGATATTGGTGATGATGAGATTCTGACAGAAGACTCTATCATGGAAAAATCACCAGCATGGCAAAGATCAGCAGGTAAAGATCCTGAAGGTGGCCTAAATCGTAAAGGTATTGCATCGTATCGTCGTGCTAATCCTGGTTCTAAACTTTCAATGGCTGTAACAACAAAGCCATCAAAGTTGAAGAAAGGTTCAAAAGCATGGAATCGTAGAAAGTCATTCTGTGCAAGAATGTCTGGCATGAAACGCAGATTAACCTCGGCAAAGACAGCAAGAGATCCAAATAGCAGAATTAATAAATCGCTGAGAAAGTGGAATTGCTGATGAAAAAGAAATTCAAAGATATCAGAGAACTTTGCTGGTCAGGATATAGAAAAGTTCCAGGCAAAACACCGTACTCAAAAGGTAGTTGCGTTAAAGAAGATGGTTCAGCAGGACCAACAGTTGTCACTGGTGTACAAAGTGCGACTGATCCTGTGAGTGCAACAGCAGTAAAGATGCCTATGAAAAAAAAGTATCCAACATTAACTAGAAAACCACCTAAAGCGTAAGAGAGTGTAATATGTGGATTTTAAAATGGCTACCAGATTGGATTTTTTATGCGGCACTTGTTGTTGGTGTGATAGGATTAATATCAACTTACTTAGTTAAATTCTTAGCTAAGTTTATTCCACCTATCTACGTTTATAAAACACCGATACAACTAATATCTATAGCCCTAATAATTCTTGGTGTCTTTATGTCTGGTGCAATATACAATAACGATCAATGGGAAGCTAGAGTAAAAGAGTTAGAAGAAAAAGTTAAAGTTGCCGAAGAACAATCAAAAGAAGTCAATAAAGAAGTTGAAATAAGAGTTGTTGAGCGAACTAAAGTTGTTAAAGAAAAAGGTAAAACTCAAATTGAATATATTAATCGTTTAGTTAAAGGCGATACAGTAGAAGTAATTAAAGAAGTAACTAAAGATATGAGTGAAGAAGAAAGACAGGCATTTTTGGTTAAGCAAAAAGAACTACAAGATGCAATCAAAAATTGCCCTATCCCTAAAATTATAATTGAAGAACATAATAAGGCAGCGCAACCAAAATGAAAACCTATATTTTATTGCTATCCTTGTTGTTAGTTGGTTGTTCTACTACAGTACCAGTGGTAGCTAAATTTCCAGAAGCACCAAAATCACTAACAGAAAAGTGTGAGCCGCTTAGAAAACTGGAAGGCGATCAAATAAATATCGTAGATTTACACACCAAAGTTGTAGAAAATTATACTCAATATTATGAGTGTTCAATAAAGGTTGATGAGTGGAATATTTGGTATGCTAAACAGAAAAAAATATTCGAAAGTATAAAATAAGGTGAAATTAAATGGAACTAACAAAAGAACAATTAAAACAACTGCTTCCAAAAAATCCATATATTAATCAGTGGCATAAAGCACTAAGTCAACTATTTCCTGACTATGAAATAAACACACCAAAACGTATTGCAGCATTCATGGCTCAATGTGCCCACGAATCTGGTGGGTTCATCTTTCTTACAGAAAACCTGAACTACAGAGCAGAAAGTTTGATGAAGACTTTCAAAAAATATTTTCCAGATATGGCCACAGCAAAAGCATACGAAAGAAATCCACAAAAGATTGCGAATCGTGTCTACGCAGACCGTATGGGTAACGGTAACGAAGCATCTGGTGACGGATGGAAATATCGTGGTCGTGGATTAATTCAACTGACAGGCAAAACAAACTATACTTGGTTTGCTGCATCACTAGAAATCTCTCCAGAAGAAGCAGCAGAGTATACTCAAACGTTTGAAGGTGCTGCACAATCAGCATGTTGGTTCTGGGAAACAAACAAACTAAATCAATACGCAGATAGTGGTGATATTGTTACCATGACAAAGAGAATCAATGGTGGAACAATAGGACTCGATGATAGAATAAAACACTACGAACATGCATTGCACGTATTAGGAGCATAAGATGACAGATGCAAAACTAGCAAAGTTTATGCTTGTGTTGTTATTGCTGCCGATAGGTATGGCAATGTGTAGTGGAGATAGATTCAGATATCCTTGTCAGGATCCTGCTAATTGGGATAAGGATATTTGCAAAGCACCTATATGTGATGTGACAAGAACTTGTCCAGAACATGTATTTAAAGGACAACGTGACCCTAGATTAGGACCTCCAAAAGATGAACCAACTCAAACAATTAATACACCGCCTGTTTCACAAGGAGCAAACTGTGGAAAATAATCAACCATTCCTATATACAGATGAACAGTTGATGTCTAGATTGAAGTTTTTTATTGGCATATGTTTAGCATTAACATTAACTGGAATCGTCTTTGTTGTGTTATATTCTCTTATTTTTGTAACGCAACCTCTCAATGCAATTTCTCCAATTGACCAAAAGTTCTTTGAGTTGATTGTTCCCATTGCTACATTCTTAACGGGTACTCTATCAGGTATCATGTTAGCAGGAACATCTAAAGAAGATAAAGAGGCAATGCTTCAGGCACAAAAGATGGCCAATGATAACTTTGAAGCAACCAAAAAAGTCATGCATGACGTTCCACCACCAGCACCAGTTGTATCAGCACCTTCAGGCATGATGAGTGGTGGTATTATGCCAGTAAAGGCTGAAGTAGTTTCTGGGTTTGGGGGTAAAGAAGCACCAGAACAACCTCCTCATCCGGAGAAGTAAATGAGAATGTGGTTTAATAGTTTGCTTGCTGATGGAACTAATAAGACTGTCAGCAGCAAACGCTTTATTACTTTAGCAGCATTTTTAATGTGTTCTGTTGCTTTTATGACAGAGCTATTTACCGAATATCATGTATCAAAAGAAGCCTTTGATTCAATGATGTATATTGTTATCGCAGGATTAGGATTTACTGCATCTGAAAAATTTACTAAAAAGGAAGAAAAATGAACTACATATTTGCCTTAGCAATTGCATTATTTCTTGTAACATCAGTGTATGCCGCAGAAGAAAAAAAAGTATGTGTCAAAGAATATGATAACAAAACTAAAAAAGAAAAAGAAGTATGTAAAACAATTAAAGTACATAAGAAATTAGATGGTACAAAAATTCCAGAAAAAAAGTAAAGAAATAGAAATGTCTGACGATAAAGAAGTAGTGAATCTGCAAATTGACGTAGGGGTGCTGAAACAACAAGTCAGCACCCTATGTACTCTTTGCGACAAAATGGATAAGGTGATGGAGAAACTGGTCGATCAGCACGACAGACATATTGCTAAAATATATACAGACATGGACAATAGAAGATTAGAAACAGAGACAGATATCAAAGAAATCCATGTTAGAATAGACACGGTTCTTGATAAGCTGCAAGATTCTGAGTTGAGACTCATGGATGAATTGAAAGCCATGCGTAAAGATATGCAGGATCATAATTCCAAAGAAAAAGAATCTTTAGATAAACTTCTGCAATGGAAGTGGATGGTAGTTGGTGGTGTTATTGCCATATCTTGGTTAATATCAAATATTAATTTAGAAACTTTTTCCAGTCTTATCGGTAAATAACTTTTTACCACTTTACAATCTGTCAAATTTGTGATATCATTACAACATGAGCATCTATATTGACAGAAAATTCCTACACCTAGTTTCACCAAAGTTAGAACGTTTTGCTCAAAAAAAGCAAGACCTGTATAACTTTAGGTGTCCTATTTGTGGCGATTCACAAAAGAATAAATCCAAAGCCAGAGGTTTTGTTTACAAGAAAAGTAATGACTACTTTTTCAGGTGCCATAATTGTGGTGCCAGTCATACCTTTTACAATTTTCTAAAGTTTGTAGATCCATCCTTACTGAAAGAGTATACCTATGAAAGGTTCACTAACGGGGAGACCGGGAATCATAATTATCCGAAACCAACCTTTGAGGAATTCAAGAGTCAACCTGCGTTCAATGAAAAGGCAACGCAAAAGAAGATCGAGTTGGATACAATTGAGTCCTTACCAGAATCGCATTATGCGAAAGCATATGTTAAAGCGAGGAAGATTCCTGAGAAATATTTCTCGGAATTATTCTTTGCGCCTGATTTCAAGATGTTGGTACAATCTCTCGGTGTTGAAAAGGAAAATCTTAAATCGGAAGACCCTAGGCTTATCATACCGTTCTACGACGAAAATAATGAACTCTTTGCCATACAGGGTAGGGCGCTATCGGAATCAAAGATCCGTTACATCACAATCACCTTGGTGGAGAATGAATTACTTCAAGGACACATGAAGTTTTATGGGTTGAATAAATTAAATAGAAATAAAAAAGTTTATGTTGTTGAAGGACCAATTGATTCAATGTTTTTACCAAACGCAATTGCAACTGCTGATGCGGACCTAACAAGAGCAGCGAAGTTAGAGCTAACTGATTTTGTTTTAGTGTATGATAATGAACCAAGAAACAAAGATATTGTAAAGCAAATCGGCAAAGCAATTGCTTCTGGATATAATGTAACATTACTGCCGGAAAACATCAAGCAAAAAGATATAAATGACATGATTTTAGCAGGAATTTCGCCTGATGAAATATTGGATATTATAGATAAATTTACTTTCAGTAATTTGAGAGCTAATCTTGAGTTTTCCAAATGGAAAAAAGTTTAGTATGGAGATTTTATAATGAATGTAAAACTAGTGTCTCACTCTCAAGGAACTGATGGAAGAAACCTCTTGGAACAAGTAGCCTTTGTTGCTAGAGTTTCTAATCCAGCAAACCAAGATAATAACGATACAGCAGAAAAGCTGGTTCGTTACCTAATTAAACATCAACATTGGTCACCACTTGAAATGGTCAATGTATGTTTAGAAATCAATACCACAAGAGACATAGCCAGGCAAATATTACGCCATAGGTCATTCTCTTTTCAAGAATTTAGTCAACGTTATGCGGTTGTGGAAAATGAATTTGAATACCGTGAAGCAAGACTACAGGATTATAAAAATCGCCAAAAGAGTATTGAAACTGATGATGAATATACTAAAGAAAGATGGCAAGAACACCAAGCAGCAGTAGCATTTAAAGTACAACAGGTCTACGATTGGGCAATAAAAAACGGGATTGCTAAAGAACAAGCGAGAGTAGTATTACCTGAGGGTATGACCCCTTCTCGCCTGTATATGAACGGAACTTTACGTTCTTGGGTACACTATATACAACTCAGGAGTGCAAATGGTACACAAAAAGAACATCAAGAAATTGCTATAGCATGTGCAAAGGCTATTGAACCTATTTTCCCGATGATAGAAGAATTCGTACAACAATAATAAGGCAGAAGAAATGGAATATTTAGGAATCAAGATAGACTTAGAGAGAGATAAATTATTTGATGAACTTGGAATCAAAAGACTTAAAGAATCATATATGCGAGAAGATGAAGAATCTCCGCAACACAGATTTGCATTTGTATCAAAGAGTTTCGGAAGTAATCCAGAACATGCTCAAAGGTTGTATGAATATAGTAGTAGACATTGGCTATCTTATTCTACGCCTATTCTTTCTTTTGGTCGTTCTAAGCGTGGAATGCCTATATCTTGTTTTCTCAACTATATTGAAGATACTGCGGAAGGACTAGTTGACAACTTATCAGAAACTAATTGGCTCAGTATGCTCGGAGGTGGAGTGGGTATTGGCTTTGGCATCCGCTCTGCTGATGATAAGTCTACTGGCGTTATGCCTCATCTTAAAATTTATGATTCAAGCTCTTTGGCTTATCGTCAAGGCCGCACTCGCCGTGGTTCTTATGCCGCTTATCTTGACATATCTCATCCTGACGTTATTCCGTTCTTGGAGATGCGAAAGCCAACGGGAGATCCAAACGTCAGATGTTTAAATCTACATCACGGTATCAATATCACAGATGACTTTATGTCCATCATTGAAAACTGCATGTTAGATCCACAAGCAAACGATGATTGGGAACTAAAAGATCCGCATAGTGGAGAAGTAAGAGAAGTAGTATCAGCAAGACATTTGTGGCAGATGATTCTAGAATTGAGAATGCATACTGGTGAACCATACATTCACTTTATTGATACAAGTAACAAACAAATGCCTCAATGGTTGAAAAATAAAGGATTGAAAATTCATCAATCTAACCTTTGCAGTGAAATTGTGTTACCCACCAATGAAGAACGAACCGCAGTATGTTGTTTATCATCATTGAATCTGGAGACTTATGATGAATGGAAGAACGAACCATTATTCCTCAGAGATGTTGCTGAGATGCTTGATAACGTGTTACAGTATTTTATTGATAATGCTCCTGACACAATCAGCCGTGCAAAATATTCTGCATCCCGTGAGCGTAGCATTGGGATTGGTGCTCTCGGTTTCCACGCTTATCTACAGCGTAATGGTATTGCTTTTGAGGGTGTCATGGCAAAAGTCGCCAACAACAAAATCTTTAAACACATCAGAGAAAAATTAAATGAAGCGAATCTTGAATTGGGGAGTGAACGTGGTGAAGCGCCAGATGCTGGAGGGACCGGATATCGTTTCAGTCATCTTATGGCCATTGCTCCTAATGCTTCTAGCTCTATTATCATGGGGAATACTAGCCCTTCTGTTGAGCCTTATCGTGCCAATGCCTATAGACAAGATACTCTTTCTGGAGCCTATTTAAACAAGAATAGATGGCTAGATGCAATCATCAAAAAGAAAGTACCCGATGAACAAGAGTATAATGATATTTGGTCTAGTATTATTGCAAACGATGGTTCAGTACAACACCTAGACATTCTTGATGAAAATGAAAAGGCTGTATTTAAAACATCAATGGAAATTGATCAGCGTTGGGTAATTGACCTAGCAGCAGATAGACAACAATATATTGATCAAGCACAGTCTTTGAATCTATTCTTTAGACCTGATGCAAATATCAAATACATACATGCTATTCATTTCATGGCGTGGAAGAAAGGTTTGAAGTCGCTGTACTATTGCAGAAGTGAAAAGATCGGTAAAGCAGATAAAGTATCAAAGAGAATTGAACGCCAAGTAATTAAAGAACTTGATATGACACAAATTGCACAAGGAAATGATTGTATTGCATGTGAGGGTTAATGAAAACGATTGCAATGTTTATGCACCAGCCGTATTGTTCGGTGCAATCAGGCAATGGTATCATTAATGCATTGACACCGAACTATAGGTTTAAGATATTCACTAAACATGAACTTGAAGATGACTTCTTTGATGACGTTGATATTGTATGCATCCCAGGCGGCTTTGGTGATGCTAGTAAGTTTGATATGTGCTTTGCCAATAATGGCGACAGAATCCGTAGATTTGTACAAGATGGTGGTAAGTATCTCGGAATCTGTATGGGTGGTTATTGGGCCAACCACTATTATCTTGATGTTCTATCTGATGACGTTACCACCACGCAGTATATTAAAAGACCAAACACAGACACAAAAAGACCACACGCCAAATATTTGGAAGTTGACTGGAACCATCAGCGGGAAAGAATGTACTTTTACGATGGATTTGCAGTTACAGGAGATGAAACAAAATTTGAAACGATAGCAAGATACATGAATGGTGATCCTATGGCTATTATACAAAATAACATAGGACTAATTGCATGTCATCTTGAAGCAGAAAAACATTGGTATGATAGTTATTCATGGATGAAAAAACACTGGAATGGAAATAAGCATCATCTGTTGTTGAATTTTGTCAATAGATTAATGGAGAAATAATATGATAGGCGAAATCATTATGTGGGGTTTCTTTTCCGCATGGGGTTGGTTTGGTGCAACATACATTAAAGAAAAAGTATGGCCAGAAAAGCCACCTATTGAATGTAAAAAAGAGGAAGAGAAGAAAAATGGCACATCTTGTAGCTAACATACCACCAGTTCATTGTTATATACGCAAAGAGTTTTTATATGACTTTGAAAAGGGGCATGGTGAATATGAACCGTGTATATGGGTATCAATCAAAAGCATTCGTGGTCAAGCATTTAGAATAGAGGCATACTTACCAAACTATGGCGCAGTTTATGACAAATTACCTTTACATGCGTATGTATCACGCACAGAGAATCTTGACCCTAAGAAGTTTTTACCTCTAGACACATTACAAATCTGGGATTGTTTTAGTTATGATTTTGCAGTCATACAAAAAGCATTTCTACGCAACTTGACTTGCAAGTTTTATGCAAAAGATAAAAACTTCTATGAGGGCGAATATCTATTTACAGTAGACCATTCTGCACCCGACTTGAATATTATTGATACAAGTTATGCAGAATGGCCAGAAGACCATAAGAGCTTTAACTTTATGCAACTAGATAATGGACAGTTCGCAGCACAACCAAATAATCGTTGTTTATTTTTAGATGCAGCAAGCAATCCAAAAGAAATGAAGTTTCCAGATTTTAAGGTATGTACAAAGAAATATGTTGTAGAACAAAAACCAAAATGGACATTAGGTGATACTAATACCGTAATGTATGAAGAATAAACAGGAGAAGAAGAAGAATGATCAAGAAGCAACAATCAGATTTAACAGAAGATAGAACATCGTTTAAACCATTTAACTATCCGTGGGCATATGATTCATGGTTGAAACATGAGCAGTCTCACTGGCTTCACACAGAAGTTCCAATGTTAGAAGATGTAAAAGATTGGAAGAAAAAACTCACAGACTCAGAAAAGAAATTCCTAACACATATTTTTAGATTCTTCACTCAAGGCGATATTGATGTTGCTGGTGGTTATGTTAAAAACTATCTACCATACTTTGCTCAACCTGAAGTGAGAATGATGCTTCTTGGTTTTGCAGCAAGAGAAGCACTACACATCGCAGCATACTCACATCTTATTGAGACACTAGGATTACCGGAGACAACCTACAATGAATTCTTGGAATATGCAGAGATGCGTGAGAAGCACGATTATATTCTTAATCTTAGCTCACAGAATGGCGATAGGACTTCTACTGCTACTCATATTGCAGTATTCTCTGCTTTCACCGAAGGAATGCAACTATTCAGTTCCTTTATCATGTTACTTAACTTCCCACGCACCGGTAAGATGAAGGGTATGGGTCAGATTGTAACGTGGTCAATTGTAGATGAGACACAACATTGCGAATCTATGATTAAGTTGTTTAGAACTTATGTTGAAGAAAATAAGGAAATTTGGAACGACGATTTGAAAAGCAGAATTTATACTATTGCTGAAAGAATGGTTGAACTTGAAGATAAGTTTATTGACTTGGCATTTAGTGTAAATGAAATGGAAGGACTGACTGCTGAGGAAGTGAAAAAATATATTCGTTATATTGCAGATAGAAGATTGATTAGTCTAGGACTAAAAGGAATCTTTAAAGTAAAAAGAAATCCTCTACCTTGGGTAGAAGAAATGATTAATGCACCAACACACACCAACTTCTTTGAGAATAGAGCAACTGATTATGCGAAAGGTGCTTTGTCTGGAGATTGGGCGGATGTATGGGCACACTAAGGAAACAAAATGAACGACAAAATAATAACAGCAGAATGTCACAACTGCGAATCATCTTATCAAATTAACTATACTGAGGAATTTGTGTCTCAAGAATATCCAGAACATTGTCCATTTTGCGGAGAGCCCATCGAAGAAATTCAAGAAGAATATATAGAAGATGAGGACTCTGAAGATGATGAAGAATGGGACTAAATTGGACATATAATAATATTGATTTTACGGAAGACTTGATTGGTGATAACTACGGATTCGTTTACGAGATTACTAATCTCACGAATAAAAGAAAATACATAGGTAAGAAATTTTTTTATTCTGCCAAAACCAAACAAGTCAAAGGTAAAAAGAAAAAAGTGAAAGTAGCAAGTGATTGGCAAACTTACTATGGTTCCAACACAGAACTTGTAAATGATGTTAAACTACACGGAGAAGAAAACTTTTCTAGAGAGATTCTACATCTATGCAAAACAAAAGGTGAATGTGGATATCTTGAAGCGAAGGAACAGTTCGTTCGTGGTGTGATGGAAAGTGAAGATTACTACAACGTTTGGATAATGGTAAGAGTTAGAAAATCACATATTAAGGACTATAATGCTAGAGTTTCTCAAAGAAATGAAGAATGACAATTTTGATGCTTTCTTCTTTGTTCCTGGACCAGAAGAAGATTCTGTAAGTGTTGAAGGAGCAAAATATAGAGATCCAGGTGAAAGTCTTGATATGAGTGAATTGGGAAATATGTATCATATTATGGTATTCAAAAGAGATGATGAAGGTAATCCTATAGATCCGGATTTATTTGAAGCAATTTTAATAGAACCTCTAGAATATGTTTCCAGAATGATAACCTGTGATTTTTATGGCTTCGTTGCTAAAAAAACAACAACATCTGGTAGCTTTGTTACAAATATATTTGACAAAGTAAATGAACTAGTGTAATATAGAGTTTCCTGAACAAAGAGTGTTATCATGATATTAATTGACCTAAATCAAGTCCTGCTTTCTGGCATCATGGCTCAGATTGCATCCCAAAAAAATGTGAAACTGGAAGAAGGACTAGTTCGCCATATGGTGCTCAATGTCATTCGCACCCACACCAATAAATTTCGTGAATATGGTGAAATTGTGCTGTGTTGCGACAATCGTAACTATTGGCGTAAATCTGTATTTCCTTTCTACAAAGCAGGCCGCAAAAAAGCCAGAGAGAAATCTGATCTTGATTGGCACCTAATCTTTGATATTCTCGCCAAACTAAAAAGCGAACTCAAGGAAAATTTTCCATACAAAGTAATTGATGTTGAAGGGGCCGAAGCTGATGATATTATAGGCACATTAGTTCCTCGTCATATCATGCACGAAAATATCTTGATTCTTTCCAGTGATGGTGATTTCTTACAACTTCAAGCATATAACAGTAGAAGTGAATTTAGTGTAAAGCAATATAATCCTGCTTTGAAGAAGTTTGTCATTTCAGAGAATCCACAAAAAGACCTGAAAGAAAAAATCATCAAAGGTGACAAAGGTGATGGTATACCAAATATCTTATCTTCTTCAGATTGTTTTGTTCTAGATAAACGTCAGACTCCTATTACAAAAGGAAAACTAGATAAATTTCTATCTGAGCATTACAGTAACTATGAATCTATAGCAAATACTGGCTTTACCCGTAATCAACTCCTAATTGACCTGTCTTTAATACCAGGTGATATAAAGGAGAAAATCATAAATACTTATGAAGAAACAAAACCTGCTCCTAGAAGTAAGTTGTTGAATTACTTTATTGAGAACCGACTGAAGAACCTGATGGACGTTATTGAGGAATTTTAATGAGAAACATTTATGAAATATTGGATGAATTTGAAGAAGTAAAGACAAAGGCAGATAGAAAACTCGTAATACAAAACAATCTTTCTCCAACCCTTGTTAAAGTTTTGGAATACACCTTTCATCCAAATTACAAATGGACTGTGAAAGAAATTCCTGATAATTATAAAATTCCTGATACCTTACCTGGTGTTTCTTTTGCTCATCTAGGAACAGAACTAAGAAGAATTTATTTGTTTCAAGAAGGACATCCTACTTCTCAAAATTTAACAGAACAGAGAAAGAATGAACTTCTAATTCAACTTTTAGAATCTTTAGAACCAAGAGAAGCAGAAGTGATTATTGGAATATTTAAGAAAGATTTAGGTGTAAAAGGATTGACATATAATTTTGTCAAGGAGTGTTTTCCCAACATGTTACCATGAAAACAAGAAAAGAAAAAATAATTGTAACGATTGGCACTTTTGATCCTATAGAATTATCAGATATTGAATTTCTCAAAAAGGCTAGAAAAAAAGGTGATTGGCTAATTGTCGGTGTACACTCCGATATTTACCTAACAAAGTATGAAAAAGGTTTTGTTCAAAACTACAACTCAAGATCGGATATCGTCAGAAGTATCAAATACGTTGATGAAGTTTTTATGTATAATGATACTGACGGTACCGCATGTCAACTTCTCAAAATAGTACAAATGTGCTATCCTCACTCCGATATATTTTTTATTTCCAGAAATGGAGATAAAGAAACCTCGCCTGAAGGTAAAATGAAAGGCATCAAGTTCCTACTAATGAAATAATGGAGTCTAGAAAACCAAATGAGTAAATTTGCTGGTAAATTCCGTAAAAATGATGATTACGGTGATGATTATGAATTTACGAAATCTTCAAAAAAGAAAAGAAAATTCAAAGAACATGGCGAAGTTAAGAAAAAGTTAAAACAATGGGAATATGAGAATCGCCATGGAGAGGATGAAGAATTTAGACGTTTCAAATATTGAAACAAAATAGTAGTTGACAATTTGTTTGTTCATTGCTATAATGTAGTCTCATTCATTAGAGATTTACATTATGATAATTTACGGACACATTCGCAAATCAAAACCGAAGAAGTTGACAAAGGTGCAACAAGCAGAATATGATGCATGGTGCCGTAAAGTTGGTATCGGCGTCGTTTCTAAAAAGATAACTCCGTCAACTTTCAAGTCAACTGGTAAATTTCCCAAACTTGTTATTCCTGCTGAACGTGATCATAAAAAATTCAAATCAATAGATACCGGTGTACAAGTAGCTAATTGGAATAAGAAAGAAAAAGTCACCTATACGGGTGATAAGATGATCGGTATCGGAACTCTACACAAATCTAATGCAGTACCTGTTTTTAATGATACTGAAGCAAAAGATATGGCCAAAATGAGGCGATAAAATGAAGATAATTGTGAAAATACCAAAACCTGTATGTCGCACACCTATTCCTGCCCCACAAAAACACAAAATTGATGTAAGATATACACGTAAAGTGAAGCATAAGGAGAAAATTAATGTACGCACCTTTGGATAATTGTATTCTATACAATACAGATTGTTTGGAAGTTCTAAAGTGGAACTTAAACTATCACTATGTCATCACCTCCCCACCGGATTTTGATGAAATTGGGGAAAATCCTGATGAATCTGTGAAAAAGTGGGAAAGTTTGATGAGAGATACTTTCTCTCAAGTTCATCCAGTCAATAATGTCATAACAATTGTTCTGCGTGACCGCAAATCGGGCGGGAAAGTGGTAAAAAAACACACTTTTATCACAAATTTAATGGAAGAGTTAGGTTGGATTCATAAAAGTCAAAGGATTTGGGTGCGTTCAATGAATGCAAACCTATATCGCTTTAACTATTCTTTTATTTTAACCTTTAAAAGACCCGGAAAACAGTTTTCTCGGGAAGGTTTTAGTGATCTGTCTATTCCTGATGTACTTGAGCATATAGTTAAGCCTATAGGAACGTATATAGACAATTATCCGACAGACTTGATTTCACAATTCCTCGATGTTTATACAAATCCAAATGAAATTGTCTTTGATCCATTCATGGGATCAGGTAGTACCGCTGCTGCCTGCATATATTCTGATAGAAAATGGATAGGAACAGAAATAGTTCCCGAAGTTTATCAACTTGCAGTTAATCGTTTAGAAAAAATTTATGATGAAAGGAGTGTTGGCTATGTCGGACTTAAATTTGAGTGAACTGGATCATTTTACAGATGAAGAAATCGTCTTATTGGAGGAAATGAGTGAAATGTTGGACGATATGACTTCCGATGAAGTGGAAGATTTTATTAAGATGGTTGAAGTTATGGGAGAAGCAAAAAAGAATAGTAATTTTTTACTTATGGATAGCAGTTCTTTTTATCATTAAAGGGGTGAACATGAAAACTGAAGATATAGCAAAATTGCAACAACAAAAGGAAGCACTAGATGAAGTTGAACAGATTATCAAGCAGTGGGTTATTAAAAGACGATGGCAAGAAGATTTAGATCATTATGAAGATTTGAGAAAACAATTCATGTATGGGTAAATTATGTCTAAAATATATACCTCAGTAGTTAAAGAGTGTGAAGATGGTTCTGGAGATGTTTATATTGAACTTCCAGATGAAATGTTGGCAGACCTAGGCTGGAAAGAAGGTCAAACCTTAAATCTTGATATAAAACAAGAACCAGAAGGAAATGTTATCATCTTGACAAGTGTTGCGTAAATACAACAATCGGGTTTTTTGTTGACAAATGATTGGATCCATGAGATAATGTATCATCTTCAATAGAGAGATATCAAAATGCAAACGACACAAGAATCCAAATCACAACTCGCCAAGTTGATGGCGACGGAAAACCTGATTGTTGAACACAAGAAAGTTCCTACCGCTTATTTCAATACAAAAGAGCGTAAGCTGGTAATTCCTATTCTTAAAGATACTCTTACTCCCGAAATGTATGACCTGTTTGTTGGTCATGAAGTTGGTCATGCATTGAATACTCCCACTGAAGGTTGGCACGATTCAGTTATTGATTTGAAAATTCCTAAAGTTATTCTCAATATTGTAGAAGATGCAAGAATTGAGAAACTTATCAAACGCAAGTATCCTGGCCTGCGTTCCTCATTCTCAAAAGCATATCGTCAACTTTATAACGATAATTTTTTTGCAACTGAAGGTGTTGATCTCAATGGTATGAATATTCTAGACCGTTTGAATATTCATTTCAAGATTGGCGCACACCTCGGCATCAAGTTCAATGAAGAAGAACTTGCAATTGTTGATGAAATGAATGAATTGGAAACTTTTGTTGATGTTATCAAACTTTCTGTAAAGATTCAAGCACTCTATCGTGAACAAAAACAAAAGCAAAAAGAAAAACGTCAAGAAGAAGCTCACACAGAGGAGTGGAATGAAGATACTGAGTATTCATCAGAGACCATGGATTTTGATGATGGTGAAGAAGAAGATGAAGATGACAAAGAACAAGAAAAACAAAAACCTTCTGAAATCTCAGATGAGATTGATAACGAAGATCAAATGGAAAGTTTCAATGATGATGATAAAGTAGAATCACACACCGATGATGCATTTCGCAAACACGAAAAACAACTTTTGAGTGAAGATTCTCTTGATTACAATTATGGTAATGTTCCAGAAAATATCAAACTTGAGAATATTGTAATTCCATACAAATACATAATCAATCGTTATAAGAAAGAATCTTACTACAACAGTCAAGTAAGCACAACCACATTCAACAACTTTAAAACAAAATCGTCAAAGGTTGTTTCTTATCTTGTGAAAGAATTTGAACTCCGTAAAAATGCGGATCAGATGAAGCGAGCCAGTGTTGCAAAAACTGGTGAACTTAATATGAGTAAAATTTATTCATACAAGTTTAATGACGATATTTTCAAACGATTGACTGTTGTTCCTGGTGGTAAATCTCATGGTCTTGTCATCTTCCTAGACTGGTCTGGATCTATGACAAACTACTTGAATGCAACCATTAAGCAACTCTTAAATCTTGTTCTGTTCTGTAAGAAAGTAAACATTCCGTTTGAAGTGTACGCATTCTCAAATAGGTTCTACCACGATTATTATGAAAAACCAAAAGAGTATGGTATTCAAGTAGAATATCAAGAAAATGATGTTATGCTAAAAACATTCAATTTGCTAAATCTGCTTTCAAGCAAAATGAATGCAAGTGAACTTTCTTATATGGCATCTGTTCTGCTGCATGGATCATCAAGTATATATCCAAACAACCCACGACTGGTAGATCGTATTCATGGTTTTCCAGAATGGATGGGTATGCAATATACTCCACTCAATGAAACAATCTTTGCAGCAATGAAAATTGTTCCGATGTTTCAGAAGCAATATAAGCTGCAAGTAGTCAATACTGTATTTCTTACTGATGGTGAAGGTCACATACTAGCTAGAAAAAAAGCAGAACTTGGAAATATGTATAACGATCTTCCATTTTCAACAAATGGATCCAATGTTGCTGTTCTACGTCATCAAAGCACAGGTATTTCAGAAAAGATTCAAAGTTATAGTTGTGAACATTTTACTGCTGCTGCATTGAAAATTTTCAAACAAGTCACAAAAACAAATGTTATTGGTTTCTATCTTGTAAGCAGCCGTGAATTTAGACCAAACGCTCAACGACTGTTTCCTAAGACTGCAAACATAGATGACGTTCGTGAAAAGTTCATGAAAGAAAAGAATGTAACTTGCACAACATCTGGCTATGATGAATATTACATCATTCGTGCCGAAACTGATGTTGACGCCGACAGTGAACTTGAAGTAAAATCAAACACTACCCGAGGCCTCGTAAACGCCTTTACTAAGTACAATACAAACAAAGTTATCAATCGTGTTGTACTCAACCGTTTTATTGGAATGATTACATGAAGAAAGCATTAGTGACTGGAGGTGCTGGCTACATTGGTCATCATCTTCAAAAAGAATTGAAGAAAAATGGCTATTACGTGATTGTGATGGATCGCAAACATCCATCACAACTTATGGCAACGAAATATTGTGATGAATATATTCGGACAGACATAAGAAATTATGATCATATTCTTGATGAGATAGAGTATGGTAAAATGTTTGATGATGATAAGTTCAGCTTTGATATTGTCTTTCATCTTGCCGGTTCTATAGAGGTAGGAGAAAGCGAAGAAATGCCCACCTATTACTACGAGAACAATGTTTCCGGTACAATCAATATTCTAAGATTAATGAAAGATTATGGATGTAAGAACATTGTTTTCTCGTCTTCTTGTGCAGCAGAAGAACCACAATCTGTTTACGGACAGACAAAACGAATGTGTGAAATCATTTTAGGAGATGCAAAGAAAGAAGGAGTCAATAGTGCTATTCTTAGGTACTTCAATGTTGCTGGTGCTGATCCTGATGGGGAGTTTGGCGAAAATCATGATCCAGAAACTCATCTCATTCCCCGTATTCTCACTAGGAATGATTTCACTGTCTATGGTAATGATTTTCCTACTCCTGATGGTACCTGTATAAGAGACTATATACATGTATCTGACTTAGCAGAGGCTCATGTAAAGGCAGCACAGTTTCTAAATGAAAATAAAACTTCTAGCATTTTTAATCTCGGTTCTGGTACAGGTTATTCTGTTCTGGATGTTATTACAATGGTAGAAGAAGTAACAGGAATTAATTTTGAAATTTTCTATAGTGACCGCAGACCAGGTGATCCTGCTAAATTGGTAAACACTAACACCAACTATACAGAAAAAGTCTTAGGTTTTAAACCTAAATATGGACTAAAAGATATAATCACCACTGCCTATCAGTGGGAAGCAATACAAAGGAGAACATCAAATGCTACTGTCGGAATATCAGGTTGATAATAGAAAAGCAACTGTATCAAAATTTTCAGATACTTATATGATTGATTTTTTTGTTGATGGAAAACATATACAAAGAATCAACAAGACAAGAATAAATGATGCAGAACAAATAGCTGAAGATTTTGTACATGAAGGAACAACACCCGTTTTCTTAGCCGAGTAAAAAAATGGACCAAGAAACAAAAGAGAAACACTCCAAAAGAATTCATCAAAAAGAAACAAAGATTAAAAAACAAGTACAATTGGCAAAAGACTATGGTTATCACAAACTAAGCAGCACAATGCACAACTGGCGTTATCTTTTGCAGCCTCATAGAAATCATAAGAAACATATTTTCAACTGCGGTGATCCAAAGTGTCATATGTGTGCTAATCCAAGAAAAGTATTCGAAGAAGAAACCATGCAAGAAAAAAGCCACAAGCAAAGGAAATTACACGAAGAATGAGAAAAATATTCGTCAATGGTACCTTTGATATATTACATAGAGGTCATCTTGAATTATTATTATTTGCCCGTGAACAGGGAGACTTCCTAACTGTGGCAGTAGATACTGATACAAGAGTAAAACGATTAAAGGGTCATACAAGACCGGTTAATTCTTGCGTTAACAGAATGTTAATGTTGATGCACCTAAGAAGTGTAAACGCTGTTGTTTGTTTTGATACTGATGAAGAACTTATTGAATTAATATCAAAACATGATGCAATGGTTAAAGGTAGTGACTACATAGGTAAAGATATTGTAGGACAAGAAGTATGTAAAGAGATTATATTTTTTGATTTGGTAGAAGGATATTCAACAAGTGAAACGATTAAACGTATTACTAGTCGGTGATATCTGTGATGATGTTTATCATTATGGTAATGTAAACCGAATAAGTCCAGAAGCTCCCGTACCTGTTCTGGAACTCACCCACACCAAAAAACTTGCTGGTATGGCAGCAAATGTTTCTAAGAACTTACAGTCACTTGGTGTTAATATCACCGAAGTCGTAGGAAATAAAGTTTCTGTTAAAACTAGATTCATTGATGAAAAGAGTGGGCATCAACTTCTTAGACTAGATGAAGATGCAATTTCTGATCCTATTTCAATAAATGATATTCCTCATAAAGAATATGATTGTATTGTCATCTCTGATTATGGTAAAGGAAGTTTGGATTATAAGAATATAAAACATATTATTAATGCGTATAGTTCTCTGCCAATATTCATAGATACGAAGAAAACGGATCTTGAAAAATTTGATCAAATATTTCCTCCAGTCAATGTTTTTATCAAAATCAACTCACCCGAAAGTAAAAAGGTAACTTCATTTCACAGAAATGTAATAGTTACAGATGGTAAGAATGGAGCAAGATATAAAGGAAATCATTATCCTTGTCCACAAGTAAATGTTGCTGATGCTTGTGGTGCGGGTGATACATTTTTAGCAGCACTTGCAGTATACTACTGTGAATCAAAAGATATGCAAATTGCAATCAACTATGCAAACATAGCAGCATCATTAACTGTGCAACACCTTGGAGTATATGCACCAACAAAAGAGGAAATATATGAGGCTATCGGGTAAAGTAGAAAAAGGTTGGGGTCACGAAGAAATCTGGGCAACCAACGATAAGTATTGTGGTAAGATGATGCACTTCAACAAAGGTGCTAAATTCAGTATGCACTTTCATGCACAGAAAGATGAAACTTGGTATGTGTTATCTGGTGATTTTCAAGTAAACTGGATAGATACAAAAGATTCAGTAATGAAACACACAAGACTAACTAAAGGATCAACTTGGCATAATCCTCCTCTAGTGCCTCATCAATTGGTATGTTTTGAAGAAGGTGCGATTATTGAAGTATCAACACCAGATTCTGTGGAAGACAACTATAGAATTATGCCAGGAGATTCACAAAAACAGTCTTGACAATTCACTTCTTCTTTGATATGATATCACTATGAACGATAAAACTCCCAGCCAGCTAACTAGCGAAATCATTGATCGAATGAAGCAGTCGCAGCAGTTTCGTATTATGCGACCTGTGCCCGATGACTTTGAATTTCGTGGTGGTCCTGTACCTTTTAACATTTCTATCAATGCTAAAGGTGTGATGACATTTACTGTCTATGCTATATCACTTGAAGAAGCTAACAGGAAGATAAATGCGTATTTGAATCCATATGATGGAGATGAATCAGCATGAGATGGAAACTAAAAAATCCTGAACCGAAGATAGGCGATATTCGTCATTTAAAAGAATTTGCATTACTTCCTACTATTGTTGGTGAGTATATAGTTTGGTTAGAAACTTGGCAAGTAACAGAAGAATATATGATGACTCTTGATGCAGCAGGCGCACCAAGACCAGAGTGGATAGAAGTATCACGGAGAACTTTAGACTATGCACATTAATAACCTAGATGAATTTGAAAAACATCTCAAAGAAAATTATCCTGAGATGTATGAAAATGTCTATTGTGGTATTTACATAGACAAAGGATGGTTTGACCTTGTAGACATACTATCAAAAAAGATATATGATGCTGCTAAACAATCAAACGTTGATTATCCTAGAGTAGCACAAATCAAAGAGAAGTTTGGTGGTCTACGATTCTATGCCGATAACACAGATGAATACATGAATGGTCTTATTGACATGGCAGAAAAAATATCTATTCATGTATGTGAAGTTTGTGGTAATCCTGGTAAGCGCCGAGATGCTTCATGGGTCAGAACATTGTGTGATGATCATTATGTCCAACATCATCCCGTTTAAGAAACCAGAAGCAAATACAGAACCAGTAATCTATTCTGATTATTGGGAAGAAAAAGTTTCGTTATTTGAAATACTTGAAGCTTATAAGCAAGCAGCAAAGGAGAAAGAGGATGGCAAGTCCTAAGTTTTTTAAGTTTGTTACAGATGAAAAAGAATCTAAGCAGCTTCATACCATTTACAATGCTCTTCCCAAGAGACAGAAAGTAAAATGGCGTAAAGCAATGCATAGAGCATTTAAAGAGAAAACATTACAAGGAGTGAATCATGACTGACAGTATTAAAGAATCTTTAGTTTTCGTTGTTGGCATTTTAGTCTTTTTTGGATTAATGTTTGCTGCATCTATAATTTCAAATTCACTTATTCATGAATGTAGACTAAAAGCGATTGAAAAAGGTATGAACGCATCCGAAATTCAAGTTGTGTGTAGATCATGAACGAGAAGTTTGAAAAACTTGCTCTTGATGCTGGCCTTTTGAATTATATTGATAATGAAACGCCTAGAGAGTGCTTTGTTGCAAGTTGGGCGGACGTTGATGAAGTTGAAGATTATGGTAGAAAGATTCTACAAGAAGTATTCAGAATCATGCAAGAGCAAGAGAAAATTCCTGCAGGCTTCCATTATGGCAAAAGTGCAGGAGTTTACGTGAGTGCGATTAAAAACGAATTTGGGATATTATAATGACTGATTTTCAATACGAATCTAGACCTTGGTTACACATTCTTGTTGTCTTTGGTGTTGCAATGGCAATGATTCTTGGTGTTTCTTGGCTTGTGGGAGAATCGACAAGAAACCAAGCAGATGACTGTAAAACTAAAAATGGTATTATGGTAAAAGGAATGGAAAGCTTTCATTGCATTGACAAGAGTGTACTGAAATGAGTGTGTTGCAATGTGATGAAGCTTTGGTGATTCTGCAAGAAGAATGTGCAGAAGTTATTCAAGTTATCTCAAAGATGCATCGTTTTGGTCTACGGGGTTATAATCCTATCACGGCAGAATACAATGATCAATTACTCAATAAAGAAGTTGGTGACTTGCTCTGTATGATTGATATCTGCATTAAGAATAATATTCTCAAAGAAGCTGATTTGGAATTTTATAAAGATCAAAAACGTGACAAACTAAAAAAGTGGAGTAACCTGTGAATCCAATAATTTTAAAATTGGCAGAAGATGCTGGCTTCGCTATGTGGGAAGATGAACCATGGAAGCCAGATGGTGCAACCATTGACTGGTCATCCAACTATGACTATGAACTACAGAAGTTTGTTGATTTGTTTATAAAAGAAATAGAAACCTATATACAAGAAGCAGAAGGTGATATTGATTATGTTCGTTTTTTAATTGATAGGAATCTCAAATGACTAAACTATCCGTGAACATTGCTGACCTCAAGATTATTAATGAACTTGTGGAGAAGCACGATATCAAACAAGGTTTTGATTTAATCTATAACAACCATTCTGGTATTGGTTATACACTAGAGATGCAATGGGAAACAGAAATTCATGGTACTCCTTTGAAAGTTACTGCATCCCTTGTTGATGAAACGGATTGGTAATGAAAACACTACTTTTAATCTGTTTGTTGTTATCTGGATGCTCCACAGTACAAAAAGCAACTATAGATGCTCACAATGAATTTAAACGAGAAGTTAATGGATTCAAATCAGAATTCTCCAGAGTTTTTCTAAAGAAAGAAGTTAATGAACAAAACCTATGAATGGCGTGAGAGAAACGCTAAGTGGTATTACTATGATACTGACACTGGTATGATAGTTGGGACCGCCCATAAGTACGCCCTCCAAGAAATATAGAATGAATAAAAGACTCAAAGAAATCATGCTTCAGTCTGGTACTCACAAATATATCTCTGAGGATTGCCAACACAGAATTGAAGTTATCGCTGAGTTGATTATCAGAGAATGCTTAGATCAGTGCTACAATCGTGGTATGAATGATGAACTGTATGCTGGTCAGTTAAAAGCCGCAGGGTATATTGAAGAACACTTTGGAATGAAAGAATGAAGATTCTGTTTGTATCTAACAACCATGCACAATCAATAATTACAGCATATCTTGGATTTGATGTTGATTGCTATGAGACTCATCTATACAATCACGGTGGTGGATATACTGAGAAATGGTCAGTATCTTCTACCTTTGAACAAGCTGTCTATATGCACAGACAACTCTGTGAGAAATGCGCTATTAAGGTGAATATGTGATGTTTATTTTTATACCCGTATTATTCATTTGTATCAATAGCAATTGTGAGTTCATGCAGTCAACACAAACCTATCGGTCAGAGAAACAATGCCGAGACAATGTAGAACTGCAAAAGCAGCACATGAAAGAATTAGTGAAGAAAGCTGGCAAAGGTAACAAAGGTAATATCAAAACACTAGAAGGTACCTGTATTGAAGTGAAGATGGAGTATTCTGTATGAACGACCGAATAAAAGAACTTGCTGAAGATGCTGGATTCAATCCAGTAAATTATATGGGAAGTAATTCAATATTATTTCAAAAGTTCGCCGAGTTGATTATCTATGAATGTTTAAGTATATGTGAAGAACTAGGTGATAAAGGAATGGATGGTCATTATTGTGCTGATAAAATTCTAAAGTATTTCGGAGTAAATCAATGAACGAAAATGACTTAGTGTACAGACTTCGTAAGAGAGCAGAGATACGCCGTCAGATACCTTCTAGAAAATCGGTACAAGAAGGACAGCCTGACAGAATAGCTGACCTGCTAGAAGAAGCTGCTGATGAGATTGAGAAACTACGAGAGAAGGAGCAATCATGGTAACCATAGTCAAACACGAATGGCATCAAGTAGACGAGCAGTATGCATTTTATCTAGATGAAGAAACACTCAGTGATATCTATCCAGACCTCGATGAAGATCAGATCGTTTCTCTGCTAGTACGCATAGAGAATGGTGAAGTAGACGTTGAAGAATTGATGCAAGACGCCTGGAACAATGATGTAGAGATAGAATGGGAGCATCAGTATTCTGACTGCTGGACTTCTCGTAAAGGTGGCTATGATATTACCTATGAGTTAGGTGATGCGAATAGTTGGGTAGCACCAGAGAAAGAACCAGAGCCTACTCACAAGTGTACAAACTGTAAGTGGACTGGTCAAAGCTATGATGCTGAGTGGGCTTGGGCAGACAAAGAAGGTAATGAACTTGAAGACCCACGACATATTTGTCCATACTGTGAAAGTGATGTAGAATTAACAGAGCATGGTATACAAGAAGAAAAAGAAGCTGAAGAACGCCGGAAGAAATGGGAACAAAAAGATGAATAGAATCCATAATGCTTATTATCTTAATCTTCTAGCAGTTAGACGAGATTTGCGTATAGAAGATTACAGAGAACGTATAGACCGCTTAGAGAATGCTATCAAGCAAGAGAAGCTAGAAGAACATCAGCAGAAACAACATGAGTCTGTGGTATCTGCAAGTAAAGTTGATGTATACGTTTAATTATGAGTGACAAATATAAGAACTGGTACGATTCTCTTATGGAGAAATCTAGACAAAGAGAATCTCTATCTGGATACACAGAGACTCATCATGTTATTCCTAAGTGCTTTGGTGGGTCAGATGATTCTGATAATCTTGTTGTTTTAACCGCCCGTGAACATTACATGGCTCACGCCCTCCTAGCCAAGATGCATCTATCCAAAAAGAAACACATACAGATGCTTCATGCCTATAATGCTATGGCTAATAAGTTCACACAGACACCTTCCAACAGAGACTATAAGATAAACTCTAAAACCTACGAGAAACTGAGAAAAGAACTCATGGTACATCTGAGTGAACTGTGGAAGTCTGATGGTAATCCCAGTAAGAATATGACAGACGAGACTAAGGAACGAATCCGTCAAATCATGCTGAAGAAACATCAAGATTCAGAGTATCAACAGATATATCGTCAGAGTAGAAAAAAGATGGTCGAAAACATGGACAAAGAGTATATCTCAAAGAAAACCAAAGAAGCCATGTGGAGACCAGAAGTTCGTGAGAAATATCTGAAAGGAATTGAAACAAGAAACAATACTCTGTCTCCCGAAAGTCGTGCTAAAATTACTGAGACTAAAAGAAAAAATGGTACTCTGAATCCAACAGAAGAAACAAAAAAGAAAATTTCTGAGGCTCATAAAGGTAAAAAAATGTCTGAAGAAGCTAAAGAGAATATGAAAGCTGCCATGAAGAAAAAACTTGAGAGTGGTTGGGTACCATGGAATAAAGGTAAAACTGGTTACAGCACAAGTAAAAAAGGAAAGAGCTATAAGAAAACCTCGAAAATCCTCTGATTCCGCTCCGGAAAAAATTTTGGTTTCTGTGGGTTCCACTTCCAGATTTCCAGTTACGGGTCTAGGGGTTTGAGAATATTGCATTTTTTTTAATTTCACTAAGCCCTCCCAAAGCCTTATCCTTTTGACAACACCCAGGGCACAAAAAAAGTCCCGAAGGACTTGTCAAAATACTACGATTTGAATTCTCTTATCAAAAAATCAAGAGCCTCGCCGAATGTTGCAAATTCAGTATCATGCCAATCATCATCCCCAGGGAGCATTGCAAAAAATGCATCATATGTGAAAATGTCATCAGTCTCCACATCACTACGGCAAATAGTGCCCATCAATTTGTTGTCAAAAGAACAAACCTCATAGTGGTCGGACATCATGCCAGTGTACGTGGATTTGATGTTAAAAGAATAATTCATTTTTTTTCTCCTTCGTTTTGTTTAATCAATGTATACATTATGGGGCAAGTGAGGTAAATTGTCAACAGGTCGAGGTAGGTAAAACGACAAAACCTGTCGCATTAACCCTTGACAATTAGACCCCTCGCCGCTATACTGTACAGACTGAAACAATAAATGAGAGTTATATAAATGCAAAGTATTATTATTGCAGCAAGCCTCCTTGTCGGCGCTTACTTTTCTGCTACTGTTATCGCAATTGCAAGCGTTCTGTTGCAAAACGGACAAGATACAATCCTGACAATCATCAACCTTATCAAATAAACATCATGGAAACCATCGATATCATCTTTGCAATACTGACAGTCCTTGTAGGTCCTTATCTTATCTGGGATGCTTATCAAGACCGCAAGACCAAATAACCCTTGACAATTGGCAGGAATGCCGCTATACTGTATCCATAGTGATTAATTAAAGGAGAAAATAATGGAATCAATATCCTACGCCACCGCTGTGGAGATGTTCGAGGATGCCTTGGATTGTGAAGGTACCGTCGAGGTAGCAGGTATACAATTCAACCGCTCGACCATCCTCAAGGAATGCGATCCGATCGCCTACAATTGTTATCTGAATGACTATATCGACAGCCTCATGGATGATTTTGAGGTAGAGGACTGCTAATAGTCCTGAGGTAAACCCTTGACAATTCGCACCAGGTACCCTATACTGTATCCATACTGATTAAAAACGAAAGGAAACACCATGACCAAGCTCCAACTCCTGAAGGCTGATATTGCCTCCGCTGCCGCTAACCTCAAGTCCCTCCGTGCCCAGTACAAGGCTGCCCGAGAGGACGACAAGGAATTCCGTGCAACCCAGAAGGCCACTAAAGCCATGCTGAAGGCACTCAAAGCCCAAGACCGTGAAGCCAAAAAGGCTGCCCGTATTGAAAAACTCAAAGCGAAACTCCTAGCCCTCGAAACCCCCAAAGTGGGCATCAAAGCAAAAAAGGCAGCCAAAAAGCCTAGCCCTGTAACCGTTACTAAGTTTGCAACAGCCTAAGCTTAGTAATATGATAAGATCCTCTAGTATAAAAACTAGAGGATTTTTTTGGTATAAGCCTTGACAATTCAGCCAGTCCACTGTAATATTACACTATTGGAGATGCAGCAAAATCTGGTATCCTAATCCACTCCTGCACTAGATGTTATCATTATTGCAATTGATTGTCCGTATAACAACCTCCGTGCCCTTAAGGGTTCTCCGAGGGTATTTTCAGGCTACTATGGATGGATCAGAGACCCTTAAATAACCTCTCTCCGACCCTCTCAGCCTGTCCAATCTGAAAGGATTACTCGGTGGCTCGCATAAAGACCCAATACCCAGAGGCACCAGCGACCTACTAAGCGCACCAATAGCCAAAATCTATCAGGAACCACTGGGTCATAGTATTCCTCTGATATATTCTGCGGTTATCTTTTGGATAACAGTATTTTCTGCGGATCCACTATAGACTATTGACAATTCAGCCACTTTCCTCTATACTGTATCCATTGATTGATTGAACGGAGATTATATGAACCTTAACGGAATGACAATTACTGGAAATTATCTAAATGAATATCTTGTCAAAGGTACAATCCGTGAATACCGTATGCGTAGGAATGAATTAATCTATTATGTGGACCTTATCAAACCGATAACAGTCTATAGCGGTGTAAGGAATAGTGTTATTTTGAAACAATCTGAAATTTTATCAATAGGTTAATTGAGAGGAATTATATGTTTTTTATTAATTTGTGTGCCCGTAAGGATAATGGTGATTTTATGATAACCTCCACAGCGGTGTTGCAAGAAAAGCATCCTTCCGCTACCGATGCGGTTATTACGGAAATGCTAATCTCCATTGGGGATCAGTATGAGGCAGAAGGTTATCAATTATCATACACCTTTGGGGATTGAAATATTCCTTGCTGGCCTATTGACAATTGGCATGGATGCCACTATACTGTATCCATATTGATTGATTATAAGAAAAAGGAAAAATTATGAAATTGCTATCCACAGGTAATCCTAAGATTCTCAAAGGCACTAAGCAAGGCTATAACACCTATATCCTGCACCTCGCACCTGCTAACCTCAGCGGCTATCAGACCTGCCCTAAAGCCACTCCTGGTTGTGCGGAAGCCTGCCTCAATACCGCAGGACGTGGCGGCATGTTTAAAAAAGGCGAGACCACTAACGTTATCCAAAAAGCAAGAATCCGCAAGACCCAATTTTTCTTTGAGGAACGAGCAGGTTTCATGGAGTGGCTGGTTGCTGATATTGAAAAAGCAATTAAACAATCCGCAAGGCTTAATCTGATTCCTGTATTCCGCCTGAACGGCACCTCTGACCTTGCCTTTGAAAAATACTCTGTTATCCGTAACGGTGTGCAATATGACAATATTTTCTTTGCATTCCCTGAGGTACAATTCTATGATTACACCAAGATTCTAGGTCGTAAAATCAAGCATATTCCTAACTACCACTTGACATTCTCTGCCGCTGATGGTAACGATTCCGACGTGGCCAAAGCCATTGAGCAAGGTTACAATGTAGCAACGGTGTTTGGTATCAAGAAAACAATGCCTATGCCTGAATTCTACAATGGCCGTCCTGTATTCAATGGTGACGATTCCGACCTGCGATTCCTTGATCCTAAAGGTGTTATTGTTGGCCTGTATGCAAAAGGCAAAGCAAAAAAAGATACCAGCGGCTTTGTCAAGTATCCTACTGTTATGATGATGGCTGCCTAAGTGGCCACTAACCAAAGAAAGGTAAATTATGTTTAACCGTGAAAAAGCCATTCAGGACCTGCTGGCCGATGATATCAATACCGTAACGGAATGTATTGCCAACCGTGATTTTGAATACTTGTCAAATATACTAGAATTTGGTGTCAAGGGATGGCGTGACCTGTCCGACGCCGAATTGTTGTCGGAAATGCTAGAACGAGGTATTATAGAATCACAGGATGAGGATGAGGAATAACCCTTGACAATTCGCACCACTTACCCTATACTGTATCCATAACGTGAACAAAGGAGATATCAAATGAATATCGTATCAAAAGTGCAAGATGAAATTTCCGCTGGTGACCTGACCTGGGCGCAAATTGCCGAAAAGTTTAACATGTCCATTTGGGACGTAGAATTGATTTTTGAGGAAATGATGGATCAAATGGCCGAGGCTTATGATGAATCTATGGACGGCGATTTTGATTCCGCTATGGCCTCAGCTGGCTACGGCACCGATGAGGATTATGGATATTATGGCGAGGAGTTTTAAATGAAAACCTTTAAAACAAAAGTTTTGGAATTAGCCAAACAAGTAGGCGATCCTAAAGGCAAGGAATTCGATACCCTGGATTTTATATCGATGGAATTGCAAGTATCCATTGCCGAAGTGAAAAAAGTATTCAAGGAGAAAAAATGAAAATTACATGTAAGAATGTAGCAGGCGGCTGGCAGACCTGCATTGAAACCTCAGGCTACCTGTTTGGTCCTGTTTTCAATAAGATAACAGACCTATGGGCCTGGCAACGGCTGAACCTGTATGCTAGCCGCTTTACCGTGGCAGACCTGCCTACCAGCCTAGGAGTATAGCATGGGTAGACCCAAGGGCAGTAAAAACAAGCCCAAGGAGCCTAAAATCAAGGCTACAGGAGGCTCCGAAGGCCGAGGCAAGTATACCATCACCTATACGGTCCACGACCTAGAGACCCCTTATGAGGTCACGGTGAATGGTGTCAATAATGAAACTAATGCGGAATTGTTTTTTAGACAATATTTTCCAAATGCTAATATTATCAATTGTGAAAGTGTGTAAGTGGGTACTAACCTGGGTTGTCAGATTGACAATGCTATTGCCTCTGCTATTATTAAGACCTTTTTGGGAATGGGCAGATTATCAATATGACAATCTGGAAGATTGGCTATGGGAATTGAATAACCCTTGACAATTCGGCATAGGTGCCCTATACTGTATCCATATTGATTGATAAGGAGACTGTAATGGAACGATTCTCTGTGGATTTTTATGATGGCGATGACGACCGCCTGCCTGAGTGGTGCGTGGTTGAATGGGCACCCACTGCCACTGGCCGTGTAGGCACCAAACTCAAAAGTTTTTATTCTGAAGCCGAAGCCGAGGAATACCTGTACGTTACCCGCATGGAGTACGCCTTCGGTGGCTCCGATTATATGAACCTGTGAGATTAGGAGATTAAAATGAATCAGGAAATTTCCATGTATGGCTGCACCGAAGCCCAATTGCGTGAAAGTGTAGAATCTAGCATCACCTTCAAATTATCTGGTCCTGGAATGATAGCCGCATCCATGTTATCCGATGCCCAGGAAATGATGGCTTATGAGCAACCAGATTTTCATACAATTGAAGCCCAGCGCCAATTATTGAACCGTGCCAAGTGGGTAATCTTTACTTATGTTATGGACCGTGAAAATGCCTAATCAATATACCTTCAAGGAATTGGAGGTATCTGACCTCCACAAGGATGCCACTGGCTTCCGTCCACAGGCAGAATTTTGGAATCAATGGGCAACCGCTAATGATTCTGAAAAACAAAAAATTTGGGACAACCTGATTGACCTTTTGAATTCGGACATTCTATGAACCGAAAACGACAAATATTGGATCATTTACTGAATGACCTCGAAGAAACCTATTGGGACTACATTGAAGCGGCAGTGGAAACTTCCTCAATGAAGGACGCCAAGGAAATAATCAAATTTATTATGGAGAAAAAATAATGGCTACTCGTTCCGCTATCGGCATCAAATTGGAAAATGGTGATATCATGGCAGTCTATTGTCATTGGGATGGCTATCCTTCCCACAATGGTGCTATTCTAGCAGAAAACTACACCGACCCCGAAACAATCAAAGCCTTAATCAGTCTAGGCGATATATCAAGCCTGGGTCCTGAAATTGGTGTGAAACACCCATTCGATACCTATAACCTTGATGAAATAGAAAAACAAAATTATAAGGAAATGACCACTTATTATGGTCGTGACCGTGGTGAAAAAGGCACCGAATACAAAACCTTTGAAAATTTTGATGCCTTTGTGGAATACTATGATCCTACAGGAGCAGAGTATTTTTACCTGTACGACCAGGGCGAATGGCTAGTATCTGCCTATGGTCATGAATTTAAAAACCTGAATGAAGTATTGAAGGAGGAAACTGTATGACCGAGTTGGAAATTGAAATGAATAATTCTATCATTGACCTAATACACCGATTGGAAGCGGTAATGAATAATCCGTCACCCCAGGGTAAGCTTATTGGGGTTGAGGCTGCGGGTATGCAATTAGCCAGCACCTTAGAATTTTGGAACTATAAACTTGAAAAATATAGGAATGGAGTATAACATGGGTGCAATGAATGTTTTTTGTATGATTGCCGGACTTGGCATGGCTATGATGGCTTTGGTTGATTATAGAATCGGCAACGGATGGAAGGTATGGGGCACTAGTCTAGCCTTAGCCATCCTGAATCTATACTTTGCCTTTGAACCTGCAATGGCGGGCAGAGTACCGTTTACAGCCTGATAACATGAAAGAGGACCTTGCTATTCTGCTATCTTCAGGAATTGTTGCATTTATAGCAACGGTTCTCTTATTTTTAATAGGAATAAGAGGATAAAACCCTTGACAATTTGCACCAATAGCCCTATACTGTATCCATATTGTGATGAATGTAGTTTATTGATAAGGAGCTATTATGCCAAGAGGCGTCCCAAAAGCCGGCTTTCGCCGCACTAAAAACCAAGTAAATGGTCCCGTTACCGTCACCAAGTTTAATTCAGAGCCTGCTCCTGTTGTGGAATCACGTTTTTCCATTAATGAGCGATTCGGCTTTGTATCTGACATGGTTACCATGTTATCACTTGGCGATCAGGCTTCCGTCATTGTCACTGGTCCTGGCGGTCTTGGCAAGTCCTTTACTGTAACCCAAGCCTTGCGCCAGTCTGGCCTGACCGATGTTTCATTGACCGAAGATTTTGAAGTCGGCGAGACCTTGAGCAAAAATTCATACCGTGTTATCAAAGGTTATTCGACCCCTAAAGGTCTGTACCGTACACTATATGAAAACCGTAACGGCGTGATTGTTTTTGACGATTGTGATTCTGTCCTCAAAGACCCTGTATCCCTTAACCTGCTCAAAGGTGCATTGGATTCCTATTCTCGCCGTATCATTTCATGGAGAGCCGACCTCCGTGATGATGACCTGCCTACGACCTTTGAGTTTAAAGGCCGTGTGATTTTTATCAGCAACCTGTCATCCAATCAGATTGACCAAGCCATCATCACCCGATCAATGGCCGTTGACCTATCGATGACCTCGCAACAAAAAATCGAGCGTATGCAATTCATCCTTGATTCTGATGAATTCATGCCTGAGTACCCACGTGCCATGAAGCGTGATGCCCTTAACCTTATCGATTCCCTGCGTGATAATGTCAAGGAATTGAGCCTGCGTACCTTGATCCAAGTGACCAAGATTCGCAAAGCAAACCCCAACGGCAATTGGAAATCACTTGCCGAGTATACTATCTGTGGCTAATAGGAGATTATATGAAAGAATACCGAGTATATTTTTCTGCTAAAGTGTATGATTCTGTGGTTGTTGAAGCCGAATCGGAAGAGGAAGCGGAACGAATGGCAGAAAAATTAGGAGGCGGATTGGATACCACCTTTGAGCCAGATTGGCAAATTGATTATATTGAGGAGGAACAAAATGAAAACCGCTGAAATTAAAAAAGGAATGCGTTTCCAACTCCGTAATGGATGGTTTGGAACCATGATGGATAATAAAAAGTCCACAACCCGCTTTGCAGAGGTTGAAGGCTTTTTTACTGAAATGGGATCCGTGTATTCTTTTGATATTATCCGTGCCCAGACACCTGACGGTGAGTGGCATGCCGTAGAATACACGGACAAGGAAATAAAAGTGTATGAAATGAATCAGGCTATTTTTGGATAGGAGTAAAAATGAAAGTAGTAATCAATACCTGTTATGGTGGTTTCAACCTATCGCATGAAGGCATGATGCGTTACTATGAATTGAAAGGCATCAAAGTGTATCCTTTCAAAGACAAATACCACCTTTGGTCATATTCAACCGTTCCTGAGGATGAATATGATGCCTTAGAAAAGGAAGCCGAGGAAACAGGAGACTACAAAAAAATCAATTCGGTGTACCTATCATTATATGATGTGGAAAGGAATGACCCCGCATTGATTCAGACCGTAAAGGAAATGGGTAAAGCGGCCAATGGTGATTATTCTGAATTGAAAATCGTGGATATTCCCGATGATATTACATGGGTAATAAAAGAATATGATGGCATGGAGCATATTGCCGAAAGCCACCGCACCTGGGGTTGACAATCCAACAATTGTTTTTTTGATAATTTCCAGAGCCTCCGCATAGGAGGCTCTTTTTTTGGTCTATATCTCCATATGGACCACTATCAGAAAACCTCCTATAGCCCTTCCTAGCCTCCCGTTGGACCGCATAGCCACTAGGTCCTAGACGGTCCAGCAGGCATGTTATCAAAAATGCAACAAAAATAGCCCTTGACAATTCGGCATGGATGCCCCATAATGTATCCATATTGATTGATGAGGAGAAAACAATGGCAAAATCGTTATATAAAATGAATCGCCGTCGTGCCGAAGCCGAAGCGGTTCTCAAAAGTTTCATGGCTGTTAATTATGAAAAATACAAGTCTGATTCCTATACCCTGGGGTATATTAATCAAATGCTATTGAATACACTTGCAGAAAATGTAAGCGAGGAAGTTTTCAAAAATACAATGGAAATTATTCGTTCTACCACTGTTAAAAATTTTGTAAGAGGTTAAGAATATGAATTTTCAAAATGAAATGAATTCCTATCTCCGTTATCTCCTTGAAAACTATAAAACCTGGAGCCGTCCCGAGGATGCACTTGATGAGGTTTCCCGTCAGGTCCGTGAAAAAATGACCGAGGAGTTTGCAAATAAACTCCGGTACAAGGAAGGCAGCAAATATATCAAGGTTATACAGGGATCATCGGTTCATTCTTTTATCGTAAAAGAAGATGGTCCTAAATTTAAGAAAGGCGATATATTGAAGGCTGCCAGTTGGAATGCACCTGCTACCAACTTTGCCAGAGGTAACGTCCTGTGCTTTAATTATGGGAATGTAAGTTGGACAGGAGCCTGATGTTGCTTTTTTGCAACAGTCAGGTAAACTTGTTGACAATTCGTCCGATAACCATTATAATTAATGATGTTGGTAACATTGAGGTAAACAAATGGGTAAGATGAAAAATCAGGTTCTTGGTGTCATGGAATTGATTGAAGATGGTATGACACCTAGGCAGGTTGCATTATATATGAGTATGTCGATTGATGAGGTAATAAAAATCATGGAAGCCATGGGTGTTGGCTATCCTGATGGATTTAATTATTATGAACAAACTTGATGAGGTGAAAATGAATCGTAATGCTATGGCTTTTGTTGAAGCCGCCACAGAGGTGTTTGGTGCAGGTGCAATTATCAACCGTGACCAAATTGACAAGGTAGTAAATGAAAAAGGTCTTTCCTATCCTTATTGGTTTGTTTCCCGTCCTGCTTATCGTGCAGGTCGTGGTCAATACAAACTTCCTATGACTGAGGTAAAACCTCAGGTAAACTCTCCCGCACCCATTGAGGTAGCAGAAACCGAAACCGTTGAACTAGCGGCTCAGGTACTGGCTTTCAAGCAACCCAAATTGATTGATGAATCAGAACCATCAATTCCCGATATCTTTCCCGATTATGTTCCGTTTGGTTTTTACAAAGACCTGAATAAAATCATTGGCTCAAAAAAATTCTATCCTGTGTTCGTTACTGGTCTATCTGGTAACGGCAAGACCTTGATGGTTGAGCAAGTGTGTGCTACTCTTAAACGTGAATGTATCCGTGTTAATATTTCTATTGAAACGGATGAATCTGATCTGCTTGGTGGTCCTACACTTGTTGATGGTAATGTGGTTAACCGTGACGGTCCTGTTATTCTTGCAATGAAACGAGGTGCTGTTTTATTGATTGATGAGGTAGACCGTGGTTCTAATAAACTTATGTGCCTTCAAGGTATTCTAGAAGGTAAGCCATACTTCAATAAAAAGAATGGCGAAATGGTTTATCCTGCAAATGGCTTCAATGTGGTTGCTACTGCAAACACCAAAGGTCGTGGCTCTGATGAAGGTAAGTATCTGTCACAAATTCTTGATGATGCCTTCCTTGAGCGTTTCCCAATTACTGTTGAACAGGAATATCCTGATATCAAAACAGAGAAGAAGATTCTTACTCCTCTTATTGAAGATAAAGAATTTGTTGAATTGCTTGTGCAATGGGCAGATGTTATTCGTAAATCGTTTGATGAGAATGCCGTAGATGAAATTATTTCTACTCGCCGTCTTGTTCACATTGCTATGGCATATACGATTTTTGGTGACCGTATGAGAGCGATTGAATTGTGTGTTGCCCGCTTTGATGCAGAAACCAAAATGTCATTCTTGGATTTGTATACCAAGATTGATGCAAAAGCGAATGAACCAGAACCAGTATCTGTGCCACCACAGACTGGCGAAGTTCCATTCTAACCCTTGACATACCATCCAGAGTGTGTTATATTGTAGTTCTATTAACTTGATTGGAGATTTATATTATGGCAAAAACTACTACTAAAACCCCCAAGATTCGTCCTCACAACAAAGTTGCACAGGTTCTCCTGAGCGGTAAGGTAATGAGTGTTGAAGATATCAAAGCATCCTTTGCTGCCGATGCTAAGATGTCCAGTCTCATGTATCGCCTGTCTACCTTTGTGTATGACATCCGCAAGTATGACAATGGCGTAATCAAGGTCATCAAAGATGGCCGCAAAGTGACCTCTTACCAACTTGTAAACTTCAAAGATTTTGACAAGAATGGTTGCTATGTTGGTAGCACTAGCAAGCCTGCTGCACCTGTAGTACAACCTGAGCCTGTTGCTGCGTGAGTAAAGAATTTATATTTGAATGGTCAGCCACCGTCATTCTATTGATTGGCGTGGCGATGGCTGCCTTCAATTTATATCCTTATTATCTAATCGTGCAAGTAGTGGGTAATGTAATGTGGTTTGCTTTAGGCTATTATTGGCGTAAGTGGAGCCTGATGACCGTGCAATGTATCATTGTGGCTATCTATATGACGGGTCTTTTGAGTTATTACAATGGAAGATAATACTAAACAAGATTTGAACACTTGTCTATTTGCCATGTTAGGTAGTGATGAACTGGTAAATAAATGGTGGGAAAGTCCCAATCTTGCCTTTGAAGGTAAGACACCATTGGAAGTATTTGAGATAGACCGACAAGATGTAATTGATTATGTTTTGAGTTATTTACAAGTATGAGTATTCTTGATTTTATGGAAGAAAAGAAACAAACAAAAAAACGAAAGGCAGCAAGTGAACCAGATATTGAAATGAAAAAGTTCACTTGCGTTTCTTGTGGTGCTGAACGTTTTGATATGGGTCTTTATTTTTATGATACACCATCAACAAAATGTATATGGTGTGCAAAGTATCCTAAACCTGTGAAAAAACCTAAAGAGGAGAAATCGTGAACTTCATTACTGGTATAATTTTTGGTATTATTATTTCTACTATTGGTCTTACCACTGTGGCTAAATGGGTAGATAAGAGTGTAACCTCATTTAGGCATGAGGTTGTGAAACAACAAGTGAATGGTGAATAATTATGCCTGTCTCTATGATATGCACACATGCACTATGTGCCATTCTGCCTATGATTGCAACACCCATAGGTTCTGTACCTGGTGAGCCAATACCCCAAACGGCCATTCAAAAAAATCCTATGAATCCCTCACCTTGGCATGATGCTATTTGTCATGTAGAAACAATAAACCGTGAGAAAATGATTTATTGTTTTACACCAACGCTTCAACTCAATGGGATAGCTGAAGGATATTTTCCACATCCCGATCAATCAATCAAATGATAAATTATAAAATATGACAATTACTAATATACCAATCTCTGATATTCCCCATATATTGGTGGATGATGTATGCACAGTTACAGTATCTCCCACTGTAATCAGAGGTGAACCTGTTGTCGTTGAACTTGCCCTAAATGAATCTGAGTTGGAATGGTTGCAGGAGCCGGAAACAAAAATAAAACATGGCCTAGTACAAAAACTAGCAGAGGCAATGTATGAAAGTGGAAAATATATTGAATTCACCAGACTAGAATTGATCAATGAACAAAGAACAGTATTTCGTGCTAGGGTCTTTGTGACACCTGGAGATGTTACACAATTGCTAAGAACCAGCGGGATAATAAAGTAGTTGACAATTGACACCAACTATGTTATAATGTCTTATCAAGTGAAAAAAGGTGTTGTCAAATGAATAATGCATATCTTCGTAAACTAGTGTCGGATGAGTTTCGTGAATTCCTAATGTTTGCTGGTCTAGTCAATGATTACCATTGCAAAACAAAAGTGGTAGATGGCAAAACCACATACTATTCATTTGATACAAAACTTGGTGAGTGTCGTGTTATGTCACCACGATCCATTTATGTAAAAGGTAAAAAGTTTTCTTCATTAAGAGAAGCTAGGTTAGAGATATATAGATATCTATAGGTGTGCATTAATATGTGGGTATTAGTCTTTGTTACCATGGTAAATGTTAGTCCGCCTAAATTTGAATTTACACAATATACTGCTACTAAAACAATGGCAGAGTGTTCCAAACTTCTTTTAGAATTTAAGAAACAAGATATTGATCCCAACGCAAGTTTATATTGCATATACTCAAAAACAAAATCATAAAATATCTGTGAGGTAAACAATGAAAATCGCAGTTTGTAGTGACCTGCATCTAGAATTTGGTGATCTGCACCTAAAGAATACTGAAGGTGCTGATGTACTCATTCTGGGTGGTGATATTTTGGTTGCTCCAATTTTGAAATATCTGGATCCTATCCTACGTGATGCTGATACCGCACCTAGCCTAGTGGGAGAGGCCGAAAGATATTATACTTTTGTGGAAAATTGTTGCAAAGAATTCAAGGTAGTTCTTTACATTGCAGGTAACCACGAACACTACAATGGTGACTTTGGTGAGACTTTACCTCTGATTCGTAAGCATCTTAAATTTGAAAATCTAATCATCTTAGATAAAGAAAGCATTCGTATAGATGATACGATTTTCTTTGGTGGTACTTTGTGGACAGATATGAATAGTGGGGATCCATATACCATCAACCGTGTGCAGTTAAGCATGAATGATTTTCGTATAGTTACAAATAAACAGGTGGGTGAGAACTGTTGGTTTCTCCCACAAGATGCGATAGAAGACCATAAACAATTTTTGGCTAAATTGAAAACTTGCTTGTCGTTGAATCCAGAAACCAAGTTTGTGGTTGTTGGCCATCATGCACCAACAAAAGAAAGTGTCAAACCAAAATATAAGAAAGAACACCATATGAATGGTGCATATTCTAGTGATTTGGTACAATTTATTCTTGACCATCGTAATATCAAACTGTGGACGCACGGTCATACCCATGATGACTTTGATTACATGGTAGGTACTACCCGTGTCGTTTGTAATCCTCGTGGCTATGATGGGTATGAGGATCGTGCAGATAACTTTAAACTCAAATATGTGGAGGTATAATTATGCGTAACGAAATTCTCAAAGCTAGTATGATTCATTTTCAAAGCCATATTCAAAAACATCGGGTAAATGTTGAGGTGATGTTACAGAATCCCACAGCATTGCCTGAACATACCGATCTGATGGATGCAATTGAAAAAGAATTAGCATACATTGCAGAATATCAAGATAAGCTAGAGGCATTGAAACTGTTTCCTATATATGGAGATGAAAAATGATTGAGTGTCTGATTGTTGGTGATAGTATTGCTGTTGGTGTCAGTCAGGTTCGTAAAGAATGCGTGGCTTATGCCAAAAGCGGTATTAACTCAAGAGACTGGAATAAAAAATATCTCAATAAACTGCAACCAGCAAAAACTGTAATTATTAGTTTGGGTGCTAATGATCTAGGTGTAAATACTGAAGAAAACATTCGAACTTTAAGAAGTAAAGTAAAAGCAGATAGAGTGTTCTGGTTATTACCTAGTCAGAAATTAAAACCTAAACAAGTTGAGGCAGTAATTCGTGTTGCGTTTGATTTTGATGATGTTTTTATTCCTAGACCAGAGAATAATATAAGTGCAGACGGAGTGCATCCTACATATAAAGGCTACAAGGAATTGGGAGACTTAACCAAATGAGCGAGATAGTCAAGGACTCTTTGGTCGTTGATAAGTTCATTGAACAATTAAGTGAGTATGCTATGCTTCAAAATCAATTCGGTGAGCATGAGCGTGGTATACTCATAAATAAGGCTGCTATTATCATTAGACTATTGACACATCATTGTATGGCTTATGATATTGGCATTCCTGCTCAACAAATCAATGCCACCATAAATGGAAAATAGTTTAATCTACTTCATCTTTTTTCTTTTTCTCTTTTTTACCATTCGTCTTGGTGATCCTTTTGGTTTTGTATTGACATTAATTGGTTTGTTTGTTATGATGTATATTATGGAGAAAGATAGTGACTGAAATTCAAATGATAAAAGTATGGCACAGTATATTTGCTATTGGTAAAGGCATCACTTACATTCTAGCCATGTTATGTATGATAAAGTATTTGTGGAGTTGAGATGAAGGTATATATTTCCAATTATCGTAATCACTGGTATTCACCATACACATGGATTGATTATGCCTTCTTTTGGACTGATTGGTCTAAATGTAGCCGTAATCGCCATGCTATCATTAACGATGAGAAATACATTGAACATCCTGAATGGGTAGACAAGGTTACCGACTTTCTTGCACCCATCTCCCGTGGTATTCAAACCATCTTAGATAAGATACATCCCCCAATTAAGTATGTAAAGATTGACCGTTGGGATACATGGAGCATGGATCATACTCTTGCCCATATCATTCTTCCTATGTTGAAACAACTGCGTGATACTAAACATGGTTCACCTATGGTTGACATTGAAGATGTGCCAGAATACATGCGAACAACCACAACTGAAGATTGGGACTCACAAAAAGTATTTGATTTTTACAATGAAGATGTGTCTGATGGATATGATATCCATAAACGATGGGATTGGGTGCTAAATGAAATGATTTTTGCTTTTGAGCATATTGTAGATGATACATGGAAAGAATCATTCAGTTCTGGTGAAATTGATATGACTTGGATTCCTGTTGATAAAGATGGTAATGAAGTAGCTAAAGGTGAACACTCATTCTATCAGATGGGTCATGGACCAAAACATACCTATGTGTGTGACTATGAAGGTATGCAGAAAGTAGAGGACCGTGTACAGAATGGCCTAAGACTGTTTGGTAAATACTATAGTGGGCTGTGGGATTGACAATGAGGTATTACACTATCTGCTATCCCGACGAAAATACATTAGGGCAAGAGTATACACATTGGGAAACACTATCAGAAAAAGAAATTCTTGATGATTACTGGACCTATTGGTATGTAAGAATGGTTGAAAACAATCAACCTATTGAGAAACTCACTTCAGAGTGGTGCATACATGATTGGTGCATTACTCATTGGGCTGAACGAAACTATTGGAGAGAGATGAAGGATTGTATAGCATGATATCCATTATTCATTACATTAGTGCCAAACGTAGATTAGAAGAAGCAGACAAAACATATGCCATGTTAGATGGTGATGTATCTCCTATGATGCGGGCACAAAGAGATATGATTAATTTTGAAATGGAATATTACCAAGAGAGAGCAAAGAAAGTGGTATTCTATACAATTGTTGTTGCTATTCTAAGTCTTTTATGTTATACTACATATCCGTTTATTAAAAATGTAATTGGAGTATTTTAATTATGAAAGTAATTCAGTATTTGAAGAATCACCTTAGTTATATTATGATGGCATTTGTTTTGATTGGTATGGCAAGCGTTTTATATTTGTCTGCCAGAAAAAATTTTGAAGAATTAAAGAACCCACCTGCACTCTCTGAGGTAAAAGGTGTTCAAAATCATTTAGTGTGGGATGTCAACGGTAACTGTTACTTTGTGCGTCCACACAATGAATATACCAACTATCTTGTTGCTGTACCCGATTGTAACAAAGTTCGTTAAGGAGAAAATGTGAAACTTAATTCTAGTTATAAAATGTCAAAAGAAACAAAAAGAATGCTAATGGTAACGCCAATAGAAAAAATTCACTTCATGAAAGAAAAAATGATTGAAGCTGAAATTGCTCAGGCGAAAGCAAAACAAGCAAAGATTAAAGATAATTCTAAACCCGATTTGGAGGCATAATGGCTACATTCGTTGAAGTTGATTCCGTAGAAAAAGGCTGTAAAGTAATCATCAATCTTGATGATATCATTGAGATTGCTCCACTTGCTGCTGGTGGTTGCGTATTGTTCTTTGCTGATTCTGCTGCTGTTAATGGTAAATCAGCTTATCCCGTAAAAGATAGTTATGAACAGTTCAAACAATTTGCAATGCAAACAGTAACGGCAGAATCTATTGCTGCACGTTTTCCCAAAAAAGATAAGAATGAAAAACTGGAGATTCCTAAACTCTAATTATGAATATCTTTTACCTACATAATGATCCCGTGAAGTGTGCCGAAATGCATAACGACAAGCACACTATAAAAATGATTCTAGAATACTGTCAGTTACTCTCTACGGCTCACCGTATTCTAGATGGTACAGAAACTCAAGCCAAGTCAAAAACTGGCCGTAATGTTAAGCGTTGGGTACTGAACAATGAGATGGAGAATATCTACTACTCTGCTACTCATATCAGTCACCCATCTGCTGTTTGGGCAAGACAATCAGCAGCAAACTATGATTGGCTTGTTCACTTGTTGATGGCTCTCTGTAAAGAATACACTTATCGTTACGGTAAGGTACATAAGTGTGAGCAGATAGGCCTAGTACAAGCATTGAGAATTCATCCTAAGAATATTCCTAATGATAGAGTATTTACTGAACCTACACCTGCCATGCCTGATGACGTAAAAATTTCTGGTAATTCTATTGCTTCTTACAGAAATTATTATATAAATAATAAGACGCATCTTGCATCATGGAAAGGTAAAGTGAATTCAAGACCTATACCTAAATGGTATACTGAAGGTTGTCTCCAGAAGATGGTCGATATCAATCAAGAGTTAGGTCTATACGCTTAAAAAAAATTCTTTATTGTGACAATTCCGTTACGATAAATTTTTTAGGTGTATAGATGGACAAAACTTACCGTAGTATTTTTATCTCAGACGTTCACCTTGGTACTAAAGACTGCAAGGCTGAAGCACTCAATAATTTTCTCAAACATAATACCTGCGAAACATTATATCTGGTTGGTGATATAATTGACGCATGGAAAATAAAACAAAACAAATGGCGTTGGAAACAATCACACACCAACGTTGTTCGTAGAATACTAGGCCATGCAAAACGTGGTACAAAAGTAGTTTACGTTATAGGGAACCACGATGAATTTTTAAGACCTTACCTTCAGTATGGCCTTGGGTTTGGAATGGTTGAAATTACTAATCAGTGTGAACACATCGGTGCCGATGGGAAACATTATCTTGTAGTTCACGGTGATTTATTTGATGGCATCACACGGTTAGCACCTTGGTTGTCATTTCTTGGAGACAAAGCATATGACTTTATCCTATCAATTAATAATAGATATAATTGGTTCTTACATAGAATTGGTCTTAATTATTGGAGCCTTTCTAGTTTCCTTAAGCGTAAAGTAAAAAAAGCTATAGATTTTATTTTTCAGTTTGAGAAAAATCTTGCAACATATTGTAAAAAGAAAGGTTATGATGGTGTTATATGTGGGCATATTCATCATGCGGAGATAAAAGAAATTGACGGTGTTACCTATATGAATGACGGCGATTGGGTTGAATCGTTGACTGCACTTGTTGAACATCATGATGGCAGATGGGAAATAGTCACATGGACACAGGAGAGCGATAATGTGGTTGATGATATTGATAGCGGTCCACGTGACCGATCCAAAAGACATACCGGGAAAAATTAATTTACAATTCCAAACTCAAACCGAATGTGAACAGGTGTTGAGTACCATGACTTACAAATTAAAGTTTGATAATTTTAAGGTTGAAGGTAAATGTCAGAAAATCTAAAAGATAAAATTACTATAGTTGTTCCTTGTAAAAATGAGGAAGACTATATTTCGTATTTGCTTGAACACTTACAAATGCAGAATATAGGCAACACTAAAGTTATCATTGCAGATGCATCTACAGACAATACAAGAAATGTTATAAATGATAGAAAAGGTGATTTGAATGTTGAGATCATAGATGGCGGACCTGTATCTACAGCAAAAAACAATGGCGCTAGGCTTGTCAATACACCTTATGTCTTGTTTATAGATAGTGACGTTAGATTTTTCAATCATTCAGTTATAGTAGATTGCGTTAATGCGATAGAAAAAGAGAATTTAGATTTGATTGGATTAAATATCAAATGTTATGATGATGATATCAGAACGCAAATTGGTTTTATGGTATTCAATATGATTAACAATATTTTGAAACACTGGTCACCTTTTGCTGTTGGTGCTTTTATGTTGACCAGAACAGATAGATTTTGGGAATATGGTGGGTTTGGTGAAAAGTATGGTACAAGTGAAGATTTTTTCTTATCCAAGAAATATGATACTAAGAAATTTAAAATAGTCAATCATTATTTTGGTCAAGATAGCAGACGATTCAGAAAGATGGGTTACTTTGGAATGGCTCGGTATCTAATTAAAAACTTTTGGTATCGGAATGATGAGAACTATTGGAAAAATCTCAACTACTCTAACTATTGGAACTAAATACTGGAGTAAGTTAAAAAATAACTTGATTACTGTTAAATAATAATATATAATTAGCCTGTGTTTTATGAGAGATTGAACTATGAATAATGAAATGTCTACGCAAAGTTTGTTTCCATCCAACGTGTATTGGATAGAACGACCAGAATATCTAGATGTGGCAAGAGAAGTATCCTACGCCTACTTAGCAAAAACAAGAAAAGACACAACATCCAACCCTGTATATCCTGTTCATATGACAGAATATATGGATGATGCTAGATTGTATCCTATGATTGAATACCTATGTGGCACAGGATGGAACATTCTTGCATCACAAGGCTACAACATGGATGGTTGGACAGTTATCTGCAAAGAGTTTTGGTGTCAAGAACATGAAAAATATTCTGGGCATGATGAACACGTACATGGTTTTGGTAATCAATTGACGGGCATATATTGTCTTGATGTACCAGAAAATAGTTGTCAGTTCATTGTGCATGATCCTAGACCAGCTAAACGACAGATTAGTATGTGGGCTAAAGATATGAATACATTAACTGAAGCCAATCAATCTGTCTATTTTCAAATGCAACCGGGTATGTTATACTTTACTAATTCATGGTTGCCTCATGGCTTCACAAGAAATGCAAATGATAATCCATTCCGCTTTATTCATTTCAATTTAGGTGTGGGTAGAAATACTAACTATCAACCTCAACCAGAACCAATTATCATATGAACGAATATAAAATCAGATTCAATCAAACAAGAGGACAGCCAGGTAGAGGTACCGTTGACCATGCATGGCGTGTCTTTGAGAATGGTAGAGAATACATATGTAAATCTGTTGAGATAAATGTACCATCAAAAGGACTAGTAGATGATGATGGCCAACATTGGAACATTGTATGTCATGGGTATCTTGAAATAAATAAGATAACATCTACTGCAATTATTAATGATAAACCTGCTGATATGACACTATGCCAACTTACGAATTCTTGAACAGAAACACGGATGAAATTGAAGAATATACTATGAGAATATCTCAGTATGATGAATTCAAAGCAAACAATCCCCACCTAGAAAGACATATTATAGAGTCTCCTATTCTTGGAGATGGTATGCGTATGTCTGTACCAGGTATTGGTCAACCCGATGCACGATTCGAAAGGGAGATTATAGGCCGCATCAAAGAGAAAGTTCCACACAATACGGTAAAGGCAGGACATAAAACTAAAATGCCCAGAGAATGGTAAAGGAGAAACAATTGGCGCCAAGAAAAAGAACAGCATCAGCAGAAGCCAAATCACAACATTTTTCACTTAAAAAAATCAAACCATTAACGGAGAATCAAGAAAGAACATTTGAAGCATATGAAGCAGGTAATCATTTAGTTTTATCGGGATCAGCAGGATCAGGTAAGTCTTTTCTTGCCATGTATCTTGGATTAAAAGATTTGTTGGAAGATAGTTCTCATTACAATCGGATCATTATAATTCGTTCTGCGGTACCATCAAGAGATTTGGGATTTGTACCAGGTACGCTTGAGGAAAAAGCAAAGATATATCAGGAGCCGTATCAGAATATTGTCAATGAATTGATAGGTCGTGGTGACGCATGGCACTTTTTGATGAACAAAGAAATCATTGAGTTTCAGACTACCAGCTTTCTGCGTGGGTTGACATTTAGGGATTGCATTATTATATTTGATGAGTTTCAGTCAGCAACTTTCCATGAGATAGATACCGTTTTGACTCGTATAGGTGAGAACTGTAGGTTTGTATTGTGTGGCGATTATAATCAAAATGACTTGAACCTGAAGAAAGAGAAAAGCGGATTCCCTGACATTATAAATATACTGGACAAGATGGATGACGTTCACCACATCAAATTTGGGTTAGAAGACATTGTTCGTAGTGGTTTCGTCAAAGAATACTTAAAAATCAAAGAACAATTGTTACAAAACAACTGATTAAGAGGTTAAAATGGCAATTACTGCAAACGGAACGACTTTAATATTTAACGATAATTCCACGCAACGTTTTGGATTTACTGGAGCCGTTGCTGCTGCTAATATCACTGGAACTATTACAGCACCACAGATTGCACCAGGTGTAATTCCATCGGGTGGTTTCACAAATATTTCAGCATTTACATCTCCGGGTCCATCATCATGGCAAGCACCACCAAGTACAACAAAGGCTAAGGTAACGGTTGTCGGTGGTGGTGGACAAGGAGGAACTGGTGCAAGTGCGTCGGCGTCACAAGGTGGTGAGCCACCCCTATCTTTTACAGCGTGTTACTCCGGTCGTGGGGGCGGGGGTGGTGGAGGTGCTATTAAAATTTTCTCAGTAACCGGTGGAACGACAGTTCCTCTTACGGTAGGCGGTTCTGGTGGGACATCTTCTTTTGGACCATATAATCCAGCGTCTCCAGCACCAACAGTTACGGTAAGTGCTACTGGCGGATCTACAGGTGGGAATGGTGGATCGGGAACGAATGGTGATTTAAATTTTACAGGCAGTCTAGGTGATGCAATTTCCGGCGTAGCTGGCCCAACCGTTGCTTTTGGTGACCTCAGTGCTGCAGGTGGAGGTCAAAGTATTTTGGGTTCATATGGTAGAGGTGGAGCGGGTAGTCCTAGTCCAAGTGCTGGTCAAACTGGATTTGCGGGAGTTATTGTTGTCGAGTATTAATGTTGGATCATCGAAAAGTAAAAACACATTAATAAATCTCATAAAAAATTCAACTACTGATATTGTAGGTGTTGAGATTGGTGTTTGGGAAGGCGAAAATTTAAAAAGACTCGCTATCGAATGTCCTAATATAAAAAAAATATATGGAATCGACCCATATCAACCTTATGGTAATTGGAAAAGATTTGTTGATATAGATTCGTTAGAACCCGCTAAAAAACAAGCGCAAGATAATGTATCAAATTTAGATAATGTAGAATTAATCATAAAAACATCTTTAGAAGCTTCTGACAGTTTTGAAGACGAAAGTTTAGATTTTGTTTTTATTGATGGTAACCATTCTTTTGAATCTGTATATAATGATATTGTTACTTGGTATCCTAAAGTAAAAATTGGCGGACTATTTTCTGGCGACGATTTTAGTATTGATGGTGTGAATGACGCTCTCTTTAAGTTTAAAAGAGAAAACAATATGATGCATGAAATTCATATATCTGAAAATATATGGTATTGGTATAAACATTAGACAAACTATTATATTATGAAAACTTCAACAATTATTATCAATGCTAGTTGAAAATATTTTTGTGTCAACCGTTGCTGTTGATATGCTTGAAATTGATAACGAATCGATCAAAAAATTCTGTTACGATCTTCGTCAACAACAAGGTGAAACATCACATTTTTCAAACTATGGTGGATGGCATAGCACACAGTTAACTGGTTATATTCCAGCTTTAAATGAATTGTTTTATAATGTCAATCAACGGCTTGAAACACTTCATAAAGGTTTTAATTTTAGAGATGATATAAAATTAAACATCGATAATTGCTGGGTAAACATTAATGGTAAAGGTCACACAAATAATCCGCATACCCATAGAGGTTGGACCTTTTCTGGTGTATACTATGTGACTGGACATGAAAATTGTGGCGATCTCGTATTAGAACATCCTTCTCAACAATTCTCATATCACTACGCTGAACAACCGTTTAAAGAAGCATCAATTGAACGCTCGATGTCAAACGTCTATTATAAACCAGAACCGTGTAAGTTGATTATTATGCCCTCGTGGATTAAACATTATGTTTTACCTAATTTGACCGATCAAGATAGAATCTCAATCGCATTTGACGTTAATTTCACACAAAAATAATTATGCAATACATGCAAACAATTCCTGTTACTGTTCTAGATAATTTCTTCGATGAACCAGATAAAGTACGCAGATGGGCTTTACAACAAGAATATTTACCTGATTCTAAGGGGCGCTGGCCAGGATTAAGGTCAAATTATATTCATGAACTTGATGATTCTTTTTTTCAACTAACGTGCAGAAAGTTTTTTTCGCAGTTTTATGAACTTCGTGAAGAACAAATAGAATGGAATGTTTCGATGAATTTTCAAATCGTACATGAAGGTTACGATTCTGGTTGGATTCATTCAGATCAAGAAACATCACAAGTAACGGGTATCATTTATCTCACCCCAAATTCTAATTTAAATGGGGGCACATCAATTTATCGTCAGAAAGCAAATGTGCTTCAACATGCTCATCGAAACACTCAATATAAAGAAGATAGTTATCTAAACAAGATGAGTATTGAAAACGCAAAGCAATATAAAAAAGAACATAATTCGCAGTTTGAAGAAACGATACGTATTTCGAACATATATAATCGCTTAATTGCTTTTGACTCACATCTACATCACGCAGCACAAGACTTCTTTGGCGAAGGTCAAGATTCAAGACTTACGCTTGTTTTCTTTGTAAATAAATTATTTGTAAATAATTCTCCTGTTGGTCGAGTTCGTAGAGTTACATCATGAAAAAAATAATTAATAGAAAGGAAATTTTATGAGTTCCCGTGAATATTTTAATAGTAAAGGTGTCTTACACTTCAGAGGACTCGTCAGTCCTGATGTATCTAAGTTTCTAACCCACCTACTCTCAGTTAAAGGTGCATTTGGAGTAGGTGGTGATCCACAGATACCAAATTCAAAAGCAGCGGGTCATGGTGAATTTGCCTGCGAAACAATCCTAGAACAAGTATGGCCAAGACTTGAAGATGCTCTTGAAGAAGAACTCATTCCTACCTATTCTTATGCTAGATTATATGGCAATGGTGATGAACTGAAGATACATTCTGATAGACCTTCATGTGAGATATCTGTTACAATACAACTAGGTCGTTCTCATCACTATTCGTGGCCCATATATATGGCAGGACATCGTTTTGATTTAGCTGAAGGTGATGGTGTTGTGTATAAAGGATGTGATTTGTTGCACTGGAGAAAACCATGTGATGGTCCCGAAGATTATTATTCTGGACAAGTATTCTGTCATTTTGTTCGTGCGAGTGGACCTTTTGCAGAATTCGCTGGTGATAAAAGATGGGAAAGACAACATCCATTTGTTAGAAACCGTATGATTGACATGTATAGAAAGTGAGATAAAAGTGAAACGTGATGTAATTCTACATGGGTTGGTATACCCAATTGCACCTTTTAGTGCACCAGGTAAAGATGACTTGTGCTGGTGGGAAGGTTTTCTTTCTGATGATGACATTAATTATGTTTTATCACGACCAGAATGGCACGATCAGACAGCAGCACAAGTAGGATATGGTTCTAATGGAGAAGTAAATCCAAAATTCCGTCGAACAAACATTGCATGGATGGGTGTTGATAGTAAGAATGACCATATTTGGCAAAAGATAACCAATGCGGTTTGGTCTGCCAATAGACAATTCTTTCAGTTTGATTTGACTGGTTGTTATGAACTAGCACAACTTGGTTCTTACACACAGCATGATCAAGGTCACTATGATTGGCACACCGATACCTCTCTTGCTGGTGGTAACTCACCATATCGTAAGTTGTCCATGTCATTGTTACTAAGCGACCCATCTGAATTTGAAGGTGGTGAATTACATGTTAAAACAGGTAATGATGAAGTGAGAAACTTAGAACAGAAAAAAGGCCGTGCATGGTTCTTCCCATCATGGACATTACATCGTGTTACACCAGTCACTAAAGGTATTCGTCGTTCATTGGTACTTTGGGTTGGTGGTCCTGGATTTAAATAATGTTTAACTATTGCCCACCTAAAGAAATACAAGACCTTCAATCAGAAACTTTTCCTGACGGTAAAAGATATTACAAGTTGCCAGATGGTACTAAGCTACCATCTGTAACTACTGTTGTTGGTGCCAAGAAAAAGAAAGCCATTATGGAATGGAGAGCAAGAGTTGGTGAAGAAGAAGCCAATCGTATCTCCAAACAAGCAACCTCACGTGGCACTAATGTACACACTATCTGCGAGGCTTATCTTAACAACAAACAGGATTATATGAAAGGTGTCATGCCTGATGCTGTTGAGTATTTCCTCTCAATCAAGCCTTATCTGAACTATATAAACAACATACACTATCAAGAGCAAGCACTTTGGTCTACAACGATAGGTATGGCTGGCAGAGTAGACTGTATAGCAGAATATGAAGGTGAACTATCTATCATTGACTTTAAGACTGCCAGTAGAGCAAAGAAACGTGATGATATTCTTGAATACTTTTGGCAAACTACTGCATACTCTTTGATGTATGAAGAACTAATTGGCACCCCAATTAACAATCTTATTATTATTATGGCAGTCAAAGACTCACCACCAATTATCTTCAAAGAGAAAACCGAAGATCATCTAAACGGTTTAGCAGAAGCTATTAAGTATTATCACCAGAATAAATATTGACTTTCCAATAGAATAATGTTACAATGCAATATATTTTAGGCTTCCACGTAGGTCTAATAGTTGGTTGTTTAATATGTTTTTGCATTTGGATGTTAATAGATGAATAGGAGACCACTATGGGACTAGTAATGTTTTTTCTGCTTACTTTTGGTAATGCAGTAAATATCTATTTTGTTGAAAAGGCTATCAATGAGCGAAATACATAATGAGAGAAGAAAAAAAAGATTAATTGACACATACGAACGAATATTTGATAATGTTCTAAGAGTTGGTTGGTTGATTTTTATAATTGTTATTTCTATAAACAATTGGCCATTTAAATAGGAACTAAAATGTTCTACGCATTGTTCTTAACATTCGTCATCTCAGGTGAAGTACATGAAGTTCAAATGAAAACGTATGAACGATTTGAAGAATGTTGGGAAGCAGCAACATTATTAGTAGGAAGTAGAAATAATGTCACTGCAAGATGTGTTTTAGTTGAAAAATCTAAATAAAATACACACTATTCATCTAGAAGTGGCAAAGGCGACGGATAAACTAAGATACCGCTGGTCGGTAACGTAGGTGGGAATCCTACATAGTGTGTACCTTATTGTTGTATGAAGTAGAATGAAAGGTGTTCTGGACGGCGGTTCGATTCCGCCCAGCTCCACCAAAAGCACATTAACCACTACAGTAGGGATCCTGGTGGGGCTGCTACACCCTAATGTGCTTCTGATGGGGCTGACCTGGTTTCGACAGGGCAATGAGTAAGGATATGGACAACACGGTAGGCGATGACCGTAAATCAAGCAAATCCATAAATGCAAACGATGAAAAGTTCGCACTGGCAGCTTAAACACTGACCGGAGTTTTGCTAGTTGAACTTGGCAACAGAATCAACTAGCTTATAATCATGATTTTCACTACTTGACAAATCCCATCAAGTCGATATATAATTTCAGTTGTAGCATGTTGCTACGACTTTTAATTTTAGGAGACTACTATGACCTGGATGACACCACAAGCAAACGATATGCGTTTTGGTTTTGAAATCACAATGTATATTGCGAATCGTTAATTAGGAGACACTATGAGCGTCAAAGGAACTAAAACTGAATTGAATTTGAAAGAAGCATTTGCAGGTGAATCACAAGCAAATCGCCGTTATCTATATTTTGCAAACATGGCTGACATTGAAGGTTCACCAGAAGTTGCTGCGGTATTTCGTCACACAGCAGAAGGTGAAACTGGACATGCACACGGTCATATGGAATATTTGTTGAATGGTTCCGCTGGCGATCCTGCAACAGGTATGCAAGTAAGTAATGTTGCAGAGGCACTTGAATCTGCCATTGAAGGTGAGACTCACGAATACACCGATATGTATCCAGGTATGGCTAAGACAGCCCGTGAAGAAGGCTTTGATGAAATTGCAGATTGGTTTGAAACATTAGCGAAAGCAGAACGTTCTCATGCAGGTAAGTTCAAGAAAACTCTTGATGCTTACAAAGCAGGACAACTATAAATAATAATACTGGTTGCAGTATTACAGGTCTTGTGAGTGCCTGATCCAAACTCACTACTACACTTACACACAACACAAGGAGAAGTATATGAGTAATCTCACACCTTTTGAAATTCGTCTTGAACTTTTAAAAATGGCGCAAGGACTTTTGTTAGAAGAATATCACTCTAACAAAGATCGCCTAACCAATGAATGGCACGTAAAGGTAGAGTCTGCTAAACTAAACGGACAACCAATACCTGAACATCCTGCCTACCCAACCTATCCCACAGAAAACGATATCATCACCAAAGCACAGTCTTTGAATGGTTTCGTTTCAAACATCACACCAGAAAAGACTACTAGCAAAAAGTCTACCTGATCGGGACAAGAGAGGCTTTGGCCTCTCCCTAACTACTAAGGAGAAACAATGCTTAGAGATAAATTCACTAACATTTTCAGTGGTATTAGTTTTTTAATTGTAGCAGCCTTGTTATCTGTATCTGTATTTGCATATACAATACCACCACAAGTTGCAGATGAAATTGAACAAGAAACTAAACAAGTCATGGCAAAAGATGTTGAATGTCTTGCCAAAAATATCTATTATGAAGCAGCAAGTGAATCATTTGAAGGAAAACTTGCTGTGGCACAAGTTACTATCAATAGAACAAAATCAGGTAACTATCCAAACACCATTTGTGGTGTAGTTTATCAGAGAACCTTATACAGAGGAATGACTGTATGTCAATTTAGTTGGACATGTGAAAAAGTTATTCGTCCAAGAAGCCAATACCTATGGGAAGAAGCACAATACATTGCCAAAAAAGCATTGACAGAACCTATTGCTCATGCTAAAATTGCAGCACATAATGTAATGTTTTATCATGCAACATATATCAATCCTGGCTGGAACAAAAAAGGTGTTGTCATGAGAATTGGTAATCATATTTTTTATACACGGACATAATGCCTACAAGAGAAGAAATGAAATCATTCAGCCTGATGATTGAAGCAATGGCTGGTGAGAAGAAGTGTGATTTGTTGGATGCAATACTCTATCATTGTGAACAAACAGGTTTAGAGTTAGAGGTTGCATCCTCTCTTATATCATCAGCACTTAAATCAAAAATCAGAGAACAAGCCGAGAAGAACAATCAACTAAAGAAAACTAGTAGATTACCTTTATGAGTGAAAACAGCGGCCTAGCCGTTTATATGATGTACAATGCTTTGAGGTTGCATTTTACCACAGATAGTTATGACTACTTCAAGTATAACGGCAAGACTAATACTACCAAAGAATCTTTCCTCACACACAAAAACAAATACGCTTTTTATCGTCTATCAAGAAAACACACACTAGAAGATGCTAGAGATTTTTTTGTGGCTAACTTTCTTGAAAGTGATACGAAGTGGGTTGGTGAATTGTTAACAGAGGAAGCAGAAGAAGTATATACAGACTGGAAGAAAAGAAATCAATCACTATTCTACCAGTTTGAATCTGACACACAATATTTACTTGACAATTACGATGCACATGATATAATTAAACCCGTAGACGGCTCTTTTCCTGTTCTACTGATGCAGATAATGCGAAAGAAGGTTACATTAGAAACACTAGTCATAATGAATAACTTGATGAACTTTTTACCAATGTGGGAGAAGAAAATTGATGATGATATTGTGTGGCCAATGTGGCAAAGAAAAATAAAGAAGTATGCACCATTTGTTGTTTATGATAAAATGAAGTATAAGAATAAATTGAAGGAACTATATGAAAACTCACAACATGCCTAATATCCAACCTTCTGGTTGAGTTTCTGATAATATTTGTTTTGTTCCATTATTATACCACTTTCTTCCTTTTGTTGTTGGTTTTTGATTGAGTCTTCCAAAAACCCAACCTTCACCAGGATGAATGGTTGAAAATGTATTTTTTGTTCCGTTATTATACCATCTACTTTCTTTATTTTTAATTTTTTGTCTTTCCGATAGATTTTTTTTATTTTTGATAGATTGAGTTTTACCAAAAGTTCCTTCACCACCTTTAGTTCTATTGTATCCACATTTATATGAGTTGTATTCTTGTATGAAATATGGTTCCATAATTTTTAATGTGTGGTTTCTATCTTTCGATTGATATAAAATTTCCCATTCAAAATTATTCCATCCGTATTTTCTAATGGCTTGGTGGAAACTTGAATGTTTTGATTTATTTGAAGATGATATGTAGTTATGTGAGGTTTTTCTTTTAGGCCAATTGGAATCAAACCCAATGTAAACTTTGCCGTTTATTTTATTGACACATTTGTAGATTGAATATATAATCATAGCTGACATTCCTTTTCAATGTTAGAGTATGTGCGGTCTGACCACCGGCGACATACACCTATTTATACAATGGAGAATTTGATGAAAACGTTATTTTTGGATATGGACGGTGTACTAGCTAACTTTGAGAAACGTTTTGAAGAACTATTCAACAAGACACCAGGTGAATCTAGACATAACAAAGAGTTTACTACAGATTGGTCAACATTTATTGAAGGCAGTAACTTTGCTACACTTGAGTGGTGGCCAGGTGGACAAGAACTATTAGAATTTGTTGACAATATTCCAAACATCAATATAGAGATTCTCAGTTCTAGTGGTGGTGCAAAGTACCACAAAGAAGTCACAGAACAAAAACAAAAATGGTTGCAAGACCATGGTATCAAATATAAGCAGAATATCGTACCTGGTAGTGGATTAAAATCCAAATACGCTATAGGTTCAGATACCATTCTTGTAGATGATACCGACTATGTAATTGATGCTTTCATTAAAAAAGGTGGCATTGGTATTCTACATAGAGATTTAGGCAATACTAAGCAATTAATTATTGACGCTCTTGCAGTATGATAAATACTATGATATCATGTGATGTATGTGGACAAGTCGTTTAATATATCGTTTATACTACGTTTAATACAAGGAGATAATAATGGATTTTTCCAAATTGAAAAAGAGTTCGTCTAACCTAGACAAACTATCCAAAGCACTAGAATCAATCAATACAAACACCGAAGCAAGTTCCGATGATGATCGTTATTGGAAACCAGAGATCGATAAATCTGGTAACGGTTATGCAGTCATTCGTTTTCTTCCCGAACCACCACAAGATGAAGATGGACTCCCATGGGTCAAAATGTTCCGTCATGGCTTTCAAGGTCCAGGTGGTTGGCTGATTGATGACTGTCGTACTACCTTGAATGAAAAGTGTCCTGTATGTGAATACAATACACAACTTTGGAACTCAGGCATTGAAGCAAATAAAAAAATTGCCCGTGACCAGAAACGTAAACTCACTTATGTTTCCAACATCTATGTTGTTGAGGATCCAAAACATCCAGAGAACAACGGTAAAGTATTCTTGTTCAAATATGGCAAGAGCATCTTTGATAAAATCAACGGTGCAATGAACCCAGAGTTTGAAGATGAGAAGCCATTGAATCCATTTGACTTGTGGAAAGGTGCTAACTTCAAAGTCAAGATTCGTAAGGTTGATGGTTATCAAAACTATGATAAGTGTGAGTTTGAAGCACCTGCTGCACTACTTGATGATGACGATGAACTTGAAAAAGTGTGGAAGCGTGAATACTCTTTGAAAGAACTTATTGATTCAAGTAAGTTTAAGTCTTATGATGCTATCAAAGCAAGACTAGATAAAGTTCTAGGTAATGCTGGTGCTGCACCAACAACTACTGTAGAGGATGCATCTTTTGATGAAAAGCCTAAAGCAAAAGTTGTTCCTAAAACTTCACCAGACTTGGATGAAGATGATGACATGAGTTATTTCTCTAAGTTGGCAGCAGAAGATTAAACAGACTAGACGGTCTTGTTTAGCCCCGCCTAGTGCGGGGTTTTTGTTTTAACTCATACGAACATTATGTTGACCATACAGTGCTGCCATAATCGTAACATTATTATCTCTTACGCTTGCTGGTGGAACTGAAGATCCGCCACCACCTCCACCACCGCTTGCAATTTGAGTTTGATTTATGAAATTGTTTGTCATTCCTTGACCCATTGAGGCTAGGTCTCTAGACATTCTTTCAGCATCAATTAGAGATGATATTTTTCTGTCATTGTTTGAATCAACTGGTGTAATACTGCTAACTGGAAATCCATATTGTTTTGCTTTTTTAAGATCAAGGCCTTTTTTCTGTATGAATTTTTTAGCCGCTTCTTTTTCGTAAGATTCATATTTTGCTGCTTCTGCTGCCGACCTATTGAGTTTAGGCGCATTTGGATCTGAATTCAATTCTTTCTCAAATTCTCTTAACGCACCTTTATACGTTTTCGATTCATCCATTGCAGCAGTAGGTTCCTCTACAAACTCACCTTTGTCGTTGAGGATCATTCTACCACCATTTGGTCCTCTTTTATATGTGTAACCAGGTACTGCTTCTGCATTCTTATTTGTTGCTTGTGTTTGCGTAGCTGTAGAATCACTGGATGTGGTTGCTGAATCTTTTGATCTTATAACATTATCACCTTTTTTTGCACCAGACAATTCTGGAATTAAAGTTTTTGGATCTATGAATTTTCCTTTTTCATCATAGGCAGCAAAATGTAAATGTGGTCCTTCAGAATTTCCTGCGCCAGGTGCCCCTTTTTTTCCTCCAGAGCGACCAATTTCTTGTCCTTTTGTTACTCTTTGTTCAACCTTCACATTAGACTTGCTTAAATGTGAATAAGAAGTATATTTCCCATCGTCATGTTTTATCTTTATGGTTTCACCAGCGCCGCCGGATCCTTCTCCAACAAAAATAACTTCTCCTGAATTTGCTGCAAGAATCGGTGTATCAACTGGCATTTTTAGATCAACACCTTGATGACTTTCTATTTTTCCCCCTCGGGTTCTTGTTCCATAACCACTACCAAATTCTGTGTTTTCTACCGGTAAAGAATAACCTGTAGATGAACTAACTAAAATAGGTTGTTTGATTCTTTTATCAATTGCTTCTATTTTTGCCTTATTATCTTCATCGAATTTTTTTGCGGCAGCAGAATCTTTTGGTCTAGATTCCATCAATACACGTTTTTCTTCTTGTGCATCCAATACGTCTAAAGCACGTTTTGATTCTGGTGTGTTTGCCTCTTTCAATCTTTTTCTTTTTTCATATAATAATTTTTTTGGGGTATTCATTGTTTTGAGTGCTGCTTGTACACCTTCCTCATCTCTAGGATCCGTTACAGATTGTCTTACAGTTCTCTCATTTGCTTCTCTTATTTCTCTATCTAATCCTGCAAGATCACCTCTCTGTGCAGCAGATTGTGCGGAGCGTTCACTGCTTTGAATATCTTCCCGAGCAGCTTCACCTGCTGCTATTATTAATGCTCCGGTAGCTGCGGCGGCAATTGCTTTTGGATCTAACACGACACTTAGAAGTTTTTCTTTTAATTGATCTTTAATGTCACCAATTTTAAGTGATTTTTTTCTTTTTTTGCCTTTACCTTTAGATGAAGAAGATTCTTCATCCTCATCTTCTTCTGTTATAGGCGCAGTTTTCTTTTCTATTTTTTTCAATATAGAAATTAATTCTTTGTGTCTTTTATCTTCAGCAGACAACATTTCTTTCTGTCTCTTTGATTCCTTAGAAACAGTTTCTTGTTGTGTTTCTTCTTGAAATAGTTTATTTTCTTGACGAACCTTTTTGTTTTCCTTTAACAGTTCTTCATTAACTTTTACTGATTTTTCTATGGCTTTTTTAATATTATCACTGGTCTTTTTGATTACATCAGTAAAATCTTTAGCTAAGTTTTTGATAGCCGAAGTTTGTTGTTTTTGATAGACCTTATTTGTTTCTTGTTCTTTTTTTACAATAGCATAAACTTTAGCAAGAATCATTGCAACAGAATCGTTTGCTCTAACTTTATCCTGAACAGATGGTGTTCTTTTTAGTTTTTGGCTGGCATTTTGAGCCTTCAGTGTTTTATTGAGTTCATCTAATTGTCCTGAACTCTGTGATCGAACACCAGCTCTTTGGCGTTTCATTACGTTCGCTGCTGCTTCGACAGGATCGGCTGCTATTTGTTGTGCCATTTTTATGATCTCGCTTTGTTTTTATCTCTAATTCTTTCGTTTTCTTCTCTAATATAACTAATCAACATTCCCACATATACATCTCTTTCCCACGGAATCATGTTCTCAATTTCCGTTAGGCTATACTTATGGTGCTGCATCAAACTAAAATTCATTGTGAAATAGTTTTCCAAAGTATCATGACTAAAAATCATTCGAAAAAACTTTCAATTCCATCAAATTCAATTTTATGATGAAAACCACACTTACTACAATCTACTTCTTTTGTCTTGTCTAGCTTTGGAATATTACTAAAATAACCTTGAACTTTTTCAAATTGTTCAGAGTTTAAGTTTTCTAAAAATTCTACAACTTCTTTTCTATCAACTTCTTTGGTATAAAATATTTGTTCGCCATCATAAATGTATTCAATACAATCAACAAACAAGTCAAAAATAAAGTCGGTACCAAATTCATTATCATATGTAACTGCTTTTCCAATCAAAGAATACTTTGGTAAAGTCATCTTCACTCCAATTTTGTCTGTAATTGGAATGATATCTTTATATGTTTCTAATCCTTCGACTTTTATTTCATTTAAATTAATATCAACAGTCATTAGGTTATCACACACTTCACCTTCGACTAAATTTTTACATCTAAATTTATTCTCTACTATTTCTCCAACAGAAACAGCACGAACGTTCATGAAAAAATATTCAACATCAAGCAAACTTAGATTTTCTACATCAATATTATCTAAACAACAATTCTGTAATATTTGTCTCATTCCTCTTTCAATCACTTCAGCATTTTCTGATTCTGCTGACATCAAAAGAATTTTCTGTTCTTTTACAAGAAACGGACGATATCTAATTGTTTTATTTGATATTGGTAATTTCAAGTCATATGTCACCACATCAACTTTTGGTAAAGGCATTATAATCTCCTACTTAAACATTTTAAATTAAACAAATTTTATTCCCATCTACTATAAGCAAAAACTACTGGCAAAATATGAATTGACTCTGACGCCCAGTTTAACTCCAACTCACCTACGGCTATAGGATATGCTTCCAATAATTTAACAGTATGTGTGTTTACATTTTCCATGTCATACTGCTTTATTGTTATGGTAGTTTCGTATTGATTTTTAAATCTCATATTATAAGTAGATTTTGGATGTACATAATTCAACCAGTTATCAAAAAGTTTCTTTTCTCCCATATTTTCAGAAACAAAAAAATTAAGGGTTATATCATCATATGATGTTGCATATGGATATTTTTCAGCGTAACCATAAATTTTTTGTTCAGTTGTCATGATAGTTCTACTTGGTAACTGAGCAGTTTCACATCTAAATTGTAATTCATTTTTTCTTTGCACATCGACTTCATCGAATAAATTGGGCGATGCAAATGTAACCTCGAATCTTGCTTGTCTAGCAAATCCTTTTTTCTGAAATTCACCAAGAATTTCTGATATACTTTTTGGCATCCTACTTCTTCCTTATCTTTTGGATGGATTCTTTAAACACTTTATTTTTACTGATAGCTTTATTACCAGACCTAAACTTTTCCACTGGCAAAAATAGTGCTGTTTCCCACTCATTTGGCTCAACTTTGAGCAGTCTTGACCCCATTTGACCGTACAGATAACGCTTCAGACAGGGCTCAAACGCTTTATATCTCCTAGATGTGTCGAGAATACTATAGGATATTTTAACCCTCTCAGGATGATCATTATCATCCAATACTGCCAAATTCATCAATCTATCCAAAAATGCGGCACGATAGAGTATTGGCAAATAATGCAAATTCAAGCCAAGAAAACCATCATTATATCTTCTAAGTATCAATACCAAAGGAAAAATATCATAGTATGGTAAAACATCTGCAAACTTTGGGTCATAATTAAAAAAGTATAATTTGCCTAAGACTGGAAAAGTGGTTCTTCTTTGTCTTTCTCTAGCAATGGCCATAATCTCATTAGTAGGATTTCTGACATCTCTGACCTTTTGCTGAAACCAGTTGATACTATCTCTCGAAAGAAGATTGTATTCTAGTTCAGACCGTTGTTTTGCTAGGTTTGTTAGTTTGGATTCCATGTGGTATTTATGTTAGATTCCTAGGTGTTTCTCTGTGATTACTTTGAACTCCCAACCTCGATCTAAGCAGTATTCCTGTGCCGCTTTCCACTTAGATTGATTGACACCATAGGTCATGACTTCCTGTAGGTATTGTTTTGTGATTCGTTTTTTGGGTTTGGGTTCTCTAGTTTCTCTGTCTGGCTTGACTTCAATGATCATTGTTTTGTTTTTTGTCTTTACTATGAAGTCTGGAAAGTATCTATGGTATTTACCATCAACAGGAGATTTGTATGGAATGATAAGTTCTTCTGAACCCCAACTTATAATGTCAGGATTCTTGTCTAACCACGACATAACACGACATTCCCATGAGGACCTATAAATGATATTTTTGTGGTCGCCTATGTATTTTTGCGGGTTTGTGGGTTTGAATCTTCCTGAGTATGCCATATAAATATACTTATCTCACCAATTAATTTATGTTAAAATGCCTAGACCTCTACAAGAATTAATTCAAAATTCTGCCAATTTTAAAGGTGGCACTATTACAGCGTTTCCTGATGATTTAGGTTCAGAAACTAGAAGTCACTATATTTATTTTTCAGTAAATGAGATTCAAACGCCTTCATATGACGCAATAATAAGCAATCCGAATGTGCAACAAGTTGATGGTCTAACCAGAAATAATTCTACTCTTACAGGTGGAAATATAACTTCTTCGGGAGTTACGCCAGTAATAACTAATGTCCCAGGATTTAATCCTCTAGGTATAAGAATTAAACCGTCAACTACAATCGCAAAAGATCATATGCTGTTATATATGCCCGATACTCTTACGGCAGAATATACAAATGCATATCAGGAAGATGATTTAAGTGACTATACTCTTGTATATTATGGTAAAGCAGCTGGAGCATTGTTTGATGGAGAAGGAAGATTAGGAGGACAAGCAGTAAGACATCCTCTCAACACAGTAACTTCAAATCCTGGTGTACTAGCATTAGTGAGAAAATTTAGTTCGGATCTTCTTCCTGTTGATGCATTATTGAAAGCGCAAGGTTTAGCAATTAATCCACAAGTACAATTATTATTTAAAGCAACAGCATTAAGAACATTTCAATTTAATTTTTTACTTACCCCAAAAACTCAAAAAGAAGCAGAATCAATTAGAGAAATTATATACAAATTTAAATATTATTCAGCTCCAGAAATTGGTGGTGGAGCGATAAACAATGATCTATTCTTTAAGATGCCAGACACTTTCAACATTGAATTTCGTAACTCTACTGGAGTAAATAAACAATTACATAAAATAGATGAGTGTGTTTTAGAACGTGTTGACGTTGACTATGCTGCGTCTGGTGCGGGTTGGGCTGCTATTGGTCCAGAAGGTTATCCACTTCAAACCAGACTTACACTATCATTCAAAGAATTGAATATTATAGACAAAAAGAAAATACAAGACGGTAAATATTAATGAAATACTTTTCACAATTACCATACATTAACTATCCTCAAAAAGATGGAAGTACAGTCATTATGAAGAATGTAATGACAAGAACCTATCTCATTAATCAATTGACAAAAGAACCTCTTTTATTCTATGATTACAGTATAACGGATAGTGATTTACCAGAAGTCATAGCAGATAAGTATTATGGTGCACCAGAACAGTTTTGGTTACTTTCTCTTTCAAACCAAAATAAACTACAAGACCTTCAGTATGATTGGCCACTGACACCTCAAAACTTCATACTATATTTGAATGATAAGTATGGGTCTGTAAGTAATGCAGTCCTAGAAATTCATCACTACGAAAAAAAGATGATAAATGAGGATCCTTTGTCTGGAGAAACAACAGAATTTATTACGATCATTGATCAATATGAATATGCAAATACGCAGGTAGGAATAACCACATATATTTTACCAGACAATTCTCAAGTCAAACAAACAATTAGTAAAGCTGAAGTTAATGCATATGATTATGAATATAACTTAAACGAATCTAAAAGAGACATTGGTATAATCGATAAAGATTATGTTTCAAATATTGAAGATCAGTTTAGAAAGCTTTATAGAACATAATGACAAATATTACCAATCCGCAAGAATTTATTATTTCAAATGTTGACCTCATAACATCAAGCGGACAAATAATTAATTTAAAACCATCTATCATTGAGTTGTCGATTTATGAAGACATGTACTCTGGCGTGGTTTCTGGTCATGTATCTTTGACGGACTCACAAGGTTTCATTGAAATATTCAATATTAATGGATTTAATTTTTTAAAAATAAGTTTTTCAAGATTTGGTGATCAGAATTCATTGAATGATGCATATTTTAGAATTCATAAAATTGCAAATAATAACCCAGTAACAAGAGGTAATGAAGAATTCACAATAAATTTTGTATCAGAAGATGTTTTTCTGAATCAACAGACCAAAGTTGTTAAGTCATACAAAGAGAAAAGAATAAGTGAAATTATAAATGATATCCTAGATACTGAATTAAACTCAGGAAGAGTTCGTGACATTGATGAAACTGAAGGAGCCTATAGTTTTATTATATCAAACAAAAACCCATTAGAAGCAATACAGTGGTTATGTGGCTATGCTAAACCAGCAAAGGTACAAAGCAACAAACCTGGTGCAGATATGATTTTCTTTGACACTGTAGATGGTTACAAGTTCAAATCTCTACAATCTCTATACAGCGATTCAAGTAATCCAACCTATGCTGAATATTTCTTTAGTCCTATAAGCGTTTATTCTCCAACCGATAGAGAATATCTTGAATATGGTATAAGAAATATGCTATCATTCAATATCAAAAAGCACTTCGATTCTCTACAAGCCACACAAATAGGATTATATGCCAATAAGTTATTAACAATAGATCCTCTGTTACAAACATATCAAGTTACAGAGTTTAAGTATGACGAGTATTTTCCAAATGCCACAACATTAAATCAACATCCTTTGACAAATGGGTATGAAAATAGAAAAGGTAAAACTGCAAGTCAAATGACAAATGCTGCATTTAAAGTGATGACCACAAACGCAAAGGAAAGAGAAAATCCACTTATAAAAAATAGAGATTCTCTAGCAACAGTAGCACCAAGTATTGATATTGAGACATACTTACCCAATAGAACCGCACAGATTGGTCTATCAAGATCAGCTATCGTAGAGTTTACAATCTATGGAGATGCAAACTTGAAGGTGGGGTCTAAAGTAAAATTAAATGTTCCCTCATTATCACTTGAAGATGATACGGGAAAAAAAGCAATCAATAAATATTACTCAGGTTACTATCTAGTTTCAGCAATTAGACACATACTCAACTTCAGAGGACAATATTTGTGTGTTGTTGAAGCAGTAACAGATAGTTTATCGTATCAAAATCAATTGACTGATAATAGCAGCGGCAATATTCAAAGAGCGAGGATGTCATAATGTATGAACCACATTTTATAGGAAAAAATGGGTTTATATGGTGGATAGGAGTGATTCAAGATAGAATGGATCCACTAGGTCTTGGTAGATGCAAGGTAAGAATTTTTGGTTGGCATGGTGATGGTTCACCAGAAATGGATGCTAAAGTACCTGTTCAAGATTTACCGTGGGCACAGCCAATATACCCAATAACTTCACCTGCATCTACCACAATGCATCAACTGAGAGTTGGTGATTGGGTTATAGGTTTCTTTTTGGATGGCGAATCTGGTCAGGCGCCTGTGATGTTTGGAACTTTCTCAGCATTTAATAATGTGACAACTGGTGTTGGAAATGATACTAAAGTTCCTCCACAGTTTATATCAACATAGGAAATGAAAAATGACAGTAAACATTAATCTCAGTGGAGTTAGAGTTGGTGAGACCTATGAACTTGCAAATAATGGTCAAATTTATATCATAGAAAAAAATCCACCATCTACAGGTTTCTTTACTGATGCACAGATTGAAGGAATTCAAAAGACAGCAAACACATTCAGAGGTGTGTTTAATGGTGCGCTATCGCCCAACAATAGACCAGGTTTTCATTTCTGCGAACCTTTCAGTTCACCGTTACCAAAAAATACTCAAATGGTATTAGGTAGAAGTGGACTTAAAGTTCCAAACTTAGCATTAGGTAATCCTGTTTTACAGCTAGAAGCTTTCATAAAGAGTTCAAAATTTCAACAAATTGTGCAGACAATCAGAGCAATTGTTCAATCAGCACTTAATGCACTAGGTATCAGTGGTCCACTTGCAACATCTATAACTGAAATAGCAAGATATATAGCAGAGAAATTAAGATATATCAACAAACTGATAGAAACATATGTTGTTGGTGCTTTACTGTTGGCGCAAGTTGAAAGATACATTGCAGCATTAATTAATTTTGTTGCCAATTTACCTGCTCTAATTGGTCAAGCTTTAGCAGAATGTATTACTGCTATAAAAAATGCTATTGCTTCTGCACTCTCAGTGACGTTAGGATTAGATACAGGTGGACTATTAGGTGAAATTCAAGCACTGCAAAGAAACATAACTCTAGCAGAGCAGGCAACGCAGGCTGTGGTTGCAGGTGCTGAAGCTATTGGTCAATCTCTTGATAATTTTTCAGAGACAGTAGATTCCTCAGTAAATAATATGTTGAATGTTATAAAAAATGCTGTGAACAAACCAGCAAAACCAATTGTGAACGTGACGATATTTTAAGGAAAAATAATGGCATATAATCTTCCATTAGGTAGTGTAGGTGTAGCAACTTCTCCTAACCCCGGAACATATCCATATATACATGGGCAGCAAACAGAAGCGGGTCACATGTTTATTTTGGATGATACACCAGATAATGAACAAATCATATTGCAACATGCCAAAAGTAATACTCAAGTTTGGATAGAGCCAGATGGTTCAATGCAAACTACCATAGCAGGAAACAATTTTACAGTTGTTGTCAACAATAACAATATTGTAATTGAAGGTGTTTGTAATATTCAAGTATACGCTGATGCAAAGCTTGAAGTAAGAGGAAGCGTATTTGCACAGATAAATGAAAATTTAAATGCAATTGTAAAAGGCACAGGAACAATTGTTGCAGATGGAGACCTAGAAGTTACTTCGGGTGGCGATATAAACATCACAGCAGGCACTGGATTAGATTCCATTAATCCTATTACAGCACCAAATATTTACCTAAATACAGGTAATAGTGTTGTTGTGAATGGAGACTTGACGGTTGCGGGTGCACTCAGAGTTGGTAACAGTATTACAGCAGGAGAAAACATATCTGCGGGTTATAAATTGTTTGCCTATGGTGGCATTGAAACTTTGGGCGGATTGAACGTGGGGTTTACTTTACCTGGACCAGTATTACCTACAGGAGTTGTCATAGCACTAACGTCCGTTTCTGCACCAACATTCAATGGATTATTTGGAAACATAGGAATCATGAATACTATCTACACAAGAGATATATTTGGGTCACTATCAAAACTAAGAGTAACATATAATACTCACTTTCATCCACATCCAGAAGGAGCTACAGGACTTCCAATTGTTCCAGATGCAGGAGAAGGACCAGCAGCAACGAAACCAGGATTTACACCACCATTAATTTCAGCATGAGGATAGATTATGTCAGCAAATAGTGTCTTTGAGAGATATGAATATACGTTTGATTCGAGTAAATTTGGCGATGCAATTAACATAAGTGACGATGCAAAGAACATGCTAAATGCGAGTTCAAACAGTATCACATTTAGTTCTTGGCAAAAAACAGATTTGCAAAACGGACCAATTAGTAGGTCAACATATTATAAAAATCCTGTAAAAAACGTAACTAGCAATTTAATAAGCACTATTAACTCATTTGGTAGTACCATGATTAATGTAACCTTTACTTCATCTGGTGCACAGGATGTAGTGAATTCAATTCTTGGTGCTGATGGAAACAATATTTCATATCTGTCAAATGCAAATAATATAGTAGCGGTGACTTTGTTATTGAGTAACTTTATTTCTCATACAAACAATGTTTCGGGTGTCTCTGCAAATACTGCAACTGAATTATCCCCAACTTTTGATTCTGTTATGACATATGGTAATGAGAATACTTTCATGTTAAATAAGACTAATGGTATTGCTAATGCCATTGGTGGTCTAGGTGCAATGACTAGTTTGTTTATTGGCGACGAACTTTCAGGAAATGTGACTACATTTAATTATTATACAAACTTAATCAATACAAATACAACAAGAGTGTATTCTCCTATATTAGGATGGTCAAATACTTGCACACTGTCTGCATCTCAAATGCAAACAATGAATGTCTCATTTAGAGGACTTTATAATCAAGTATATCGCAGAATTGATGATGATTGGACGTTTTATCAAGCTACCATACAAGTAAACAGAGATTACGCATTTTTAAGTAGATTTTCAAATATAAGCAATACACAAAACTATCTAATTAATAATTTAGTAGGAACCGACTACTTAAAGTCTAAAATAGCAACATAAATAGTAGATGGCAAAAACACTTAAAAAAATATATTCTGACCTGGATTTGACTTTCAATCGAAATCCTGCTACTGGAGATGTAGCTATCAGTTACGATGAACAAGCTGTGCTTCGTTCCGTCAGAAATCTATTGCTTACAAATTTTTATGAAAGACCTTTTCAGCCAAGACTAGGTTCGAATTTAACTGGTCTCTTATTTGAAAACACAAGCAGGCAAATGGAAGCTGTTATTGAAAATGAGATAAGAAGATGTATTGAGAACTATGAGCCTAGAGTTTCTTTTGATGATTCAGATCAAATTACATCACCAATTGTAGTTAGAATGAATAATGATGAAAATGGTTATACTGCAACCATAACCTTCTATATTGCCAATAATACTGCGTCAACAACACTAAATCTTCTATTAAAGAGGACTAGATAATGGCCACAGCCAATACATACAATCAAGTAGCAGACTTAGATTTTGATAATATCAAAACTAGTTTAGCAACATTCTTAAAATCTAAAGACACATTTAAAGATTATAATTTTGCTGGTTCAGGTATCAGCACTCTACTAGACATATTAACATATAATACCCAATACAATGCATACTACCTAAATATGGTAGCAAATGAAATGTTCTTAGATTCTGCACTACAAAGAAATTCTGTTGTTTCTCATGCCAAGCTTTTAGGATATACGCCAAGATCAGCGATTGCTCCTTCAGCAGTAGTCAATTTGAGTATTTCGGGACTTACTGGAAGTGCATACACTCTTCCAAAATTTTCATCATTTTTGTCTGATAGAGTCAATGGAATAAACTACAACTTTGTTACTACAGATTCATATACATCAAATATAGTTGGTGGTGTTGCAACATTCAATAATTTAAACATCAAACAAGGTATACCATCTACATACACCTTCACGTATGATGAGAGTTCTAATCCTGATGCATTGTTCGATTTACCTCAAGAAACTATTGATACAACCACACTTTCAGTAAGAGTATATCCTAATCCAACATCAAGTGTTTTTGATGTATATACATTGGCCACTGATGCATTAACTTTGAATTCATCATCAAAGGTATATTTCTTGCAAGAGAGTTTTAATGGTAACTATCAAATATATTTTGGTGATGGTATACTAGGTAAAAAATTAGTTGACGGTTCTGCTATCATTGTTACTTTTGTGCAGACAAGCGGTACAGCCGCAGCAGGTGCAAACAATTTTACATTGACAACGGCTACTGGTGGAACACCATTAGTTTCACCTATCTTCTCTGCATCTAATGGTGGACAAGCAGAAACGATAGAATCAATTAAATATCAAGCACCAAAATCATACTCAGCACAAAATCGTGCAGTATCCAAAAATGACTATATTACGTTGATTCAACAAAATAACTTAGGTTATTCTTTTGATGCTGTTAATGTTTGGGGAGGACAAGAAAATGATCCTCCAGTTTATGGACAAGTATTTGTATCAATCAAACCTGCGGGTGCATACTTCTTCACAGATACACAGAAGCAAAGAATTATACAAGATGTTATTAAGCCAATTTCTGTGTTAACAGTTGAGCCTACATTAATTGATCCAGATTATACGTATTTGAAGATAACGACAAATGTTCTTTATGATCCAAGAAAGACAACACTATCACAAGAACAACTTAGAGAAACAATTAAAAATACGATTGCAAACACTGCAACAAACTTGCTGAATACTTTCAACTCAACATTTTTAGAAACAGATATTACCAGTGCCATATTATCTGTTGATTCTTCTATCATAACGAATGAATTGATCGTACAGACGCAGAAGAAATTTTTTCCTTCACTGACAATTCCAACAAATTACAATTTAAATTTTGGTACTAAATTAGCAAAAGGCATGTTCCAGAGTGGTATCACAAGCACTCCTGCGATGACATTTAGAGACCCAGATAATTTAACCAGCACGATAACAAATGTTTTCATTGAAGAAATTCCTTCATCTACTGGTGGTGTTGATTCTATTTCAATTATCAATCCTGGTATTAAATATCAAAGCGCACCAATAGTAACAATAACTGGAGATGGAGCTGGTGCAACTGCGGTTGCCGTAATCAATTCAAATGGTACTATCAGAGAAATCAATATGACCAATAATGGTTCTGGTTATACCAGTGCTGTAGTATCGATCACGGCAGCAGAAGGAGACACAACAGGAACACTAGGTGTAGCGATTGCAAATATTCAAGGTAGATTAGGTGCACTGAGAACATATTATTACAATGCATCTGGTGTCAAAATCATTTTAACTGATCCTATTGGTACAGTAGACTACGAGACTGGACTTGTTCAATTGAATTCGTTCAATCCTGTTACTGTAAGTAATGAACTAGCAGAATTAACTATAACTGCAAACCCAGCAACGACAATTATATCATCATCGTTTAATCGAATAATTACAGTGGATCCTTTTGATCCTAACGCTGTTGTTGTGAATTTAACTGCTAAACTGCAATAATGTCTACAGATAAAAAGACCTCTTTATTAATACCTTCACAGTTTCCTGATTTTATCAGGGACAATCCAGACTATTCCAAATTTATCGAGTTTACACAGGCATACTATGAGTGGCTTGAACAGAATGGGAAGGTGTTGGATTATTCAAAAAATTTACTTAGTTATAAAGATATTGATGAAACAACAAATGAGTTTGTAGAATACTTTGTCAATGATTTTCTTCCTAATTTTCCAGATGATATTCTAGTAGACAAGAAGAAAGCAGTAAAACTAGCCAGACAATTATATAAATCAAAAGGAACACCAGCGTCATATAGTTTTCTTTTTAGATTATTGTATGATTCTGACTTTGATTACTTCAACACAAAAGATTATGTACTAAGAGCATCCGATGGAGTTTGGTATGTTGCAAGAAGTGTTCGTTTGGCTTCCGACGATATCAATTTCTTAGACACAACAAATCTAAGATTGTTTGGTGAAACATCAAAGACAATCGCTACAATTGAAAATGCAGTAATAGCAAACACAAAGACTGAAGTTTATATTTCAAATGTAACTAGAGTTTTTGAAACGGGTGAGTTTGTTAAAGTGGTAGATGCTTTTAATCAACCAGTTTTATTTGATGGTAATGTTCTTAGAGCAAAGATAATTGGTCAAATCAACCAGGTTAGAATTGATCCAAATAATAGAGGTCAGCTATACAAGGAAGGTGACCCTGTTGTCTTTGTTGGTGGATTAAATGCTAATACAGGAGTTGGTGCTACTGCTATCGTCAGTGAAACAACAAAAGGTTCTATTCAAAGAATTAATACCATAACTGGTGGTTATGGATATAATGCTAACTCAAATACAATCATCTCATTAACTAATGCGTCAGGCGCTATAGCACAAGTAGCAAACTTTGATGACACAGATAGATATGTAGCCAACGTATCAGGAATCATAGGCTATGGTATAACTTATGCTGCAAGCGTCCCTATTGGGAATGCAACATATAGTTTTATCAGTCTTAGTTCAACTGCAAATGCTAATACATCTTTAGCAAATTCGTTTCCAAACACAACGTCATTCTTTGCTTTCCCCATCACATCTGTTGGTGTTGTTAATGGTGGTGGAGGCATCAGTTCTGCTGCGGCAATCGGTGTCAGAGCAATTTCAACATACCCAACAGACAACCCATCAGCAAAAGGTGATTTGGGATCATTAGGAATATTAGCCCCAATACAAATAGGAAACCCAGGTATTGGTTATGCAGCAAACGATCAAATTGTATTTACTGGTGGTTCTGGATATGGCGCCCATGCAAATGTCATCAACGTGGCAGCCAATGGAGCGATCACCGAAGTAGAATTTGTTCCTGGTGATGGAACTTATCCACTCGGTGGATTGGGATACCGTCTTGACGCACTGCCTATATTGACCATATCAACATCAGGTGGTTCAAATGCATCAATCTACATTGATGGTATCTTAGGACAAGGTGCATCATTTACTCCGGTAACAGATAGAATTGGATCAATCACAACAATCACAGCAACAAATTTAGGTGAAGATTATATTGCTGCACCAAACGTATCATTAAAAGTTCAAGATATTATTGTTTCTAACGTAGACACAAACCTGATTGCACAAACAGGAAACGTAATTTTTCAAGGTGCGAACGTATCATCAGCTTCATATTCTGCCTACATAGATTCTTTCTCATTATTAGTACCTAATTTAATAACAACGCAATCAAAATATAGATTGAGAATCTATAACTATAGTTCAACACCAAACACAGCATTACAACTAAAAGTTTCCGATCAGAATTTAGTTTTAGATATTGATCCCACAAACTATGCAGAGAACTATTTCTATGTTGGTAGTCCAGAATTTTCTTCTGGTGTTCGTACATATGGTGATGGCACAGCTAAAGCAACAGCAACATTCCTGAATGGATTGGCATTTAGTCAAGGTCAGTATTTGGATAGCAGAGGACAGCCTAGTGCGTTCAGTATCCTACAGAGTGATGATTACAATAACTTCACTTATCAAATTACTGTAGACAAGGAGATTAGCAAATACAGAGAAGTTCTATTGGGTCTGCTACATCCAGCAGGTATGAAAGTCATTGGTAGATATGCTCTCAAATCTAACAATAGTTTAGATTTGCGTATGTTAGAAGCCACATCAATAGGTAAAACTTTATATTTCTATACTAATGTTGCTTCAGCAAATGCTGTGATTAGAACAGATTTTGCAAATTTAAGTAGCAATGTAATCACATTCTACAATCTTGCTTCTGGTGTAAACATTGCAAACTTCATCTTTGCGAACAGCACAATTTCTCTAGGACCAACAAATGGTCCAAATGTTCATTCGGAAATTACGTCTATTAATCCAGCAACAAATACGATTACTATTGCTGCTAATACTTGGTTAACTTTCCCGAATGTTGCAAGAATCTCTGCGGTTTCATCCTGTACCACAATAAATATACTATCATTAACTGGCACTTATGATATCATTAATAATGGTGTTTATAGTAACACTGCTTATCCCCTAAAAGATATTGTATATGTAGGAGATCAGGTAAGGGTAAATGGTGCCATAAGAACAGTTTCTTCTATAGATTATGTTGCAGGTAATATCGTTCTTTCCTCTGCGGTAACAGCAAACGCTGGAGCAAACCTAAGCGTTTTAAGAACTTTCTCTGCCGGAGGAGATGTTACTAAACAAAATCAGATAGTTATTTATGGACCAATAGGAACACAATACTTCCCAGAACTAATTACTGAGTCTGGAGAAACAATCGTAACGGAAGACGATAGAATCATCTTATTAGGATAAAACATGTCAACAGTAAAAATTTCACAATTACCAAATATTCCAGGAGGACTGAATGCAAATACATCAAACAGTCTCTTTCTTGGTGTTGATATTCCCACAGGAATAACAGGTAAATTTACCGCAACACAATTAGCTGAGAGATTATATGCTAATAACGTGTTGAATGTTGGAGATAATCCTGTTGTTTTTCCTAATGTGGTTGCACAGTTTGCTGGAGATTCTGAAGCATATTTGCAAGTTAATCTGTTAAATAGTGTAGCAAATGGATCGGCAGATTATGTTGCAACTGCCGACACAGGAACAGATACAACTTACTATGTTGATTTGGGTATTAATAACTCCAATTACAATATAAGTCCATTGGATGGATATTTGATTGTTGCAGGTGGTGGAACAAGTAACCCTGGCGGTAACTTGATGCTTGGTTCAATTACATCAGGTAAACAAATTGAGTTTGTTCTTGGTGGCTATGAACAAGCAAATGTTGTTGCCAGAATGATTGATAATACGGGATTTAGATTAACTAAAAAACCTATCATCTTTGCAGATGGAACATCTCAGAACACCGCAGCAGTAGCAGCGGATTATTCACAAGGTTCCTTTGCTGCCGCAAACACAGCGGGTGCAAATACAGTAGCAATTAACACATTAGCTTTAGCTGCATATGGTAAAGCGAATGCAGAAGGACAAATTAATGTCACTCAGAACACAAATATCAGTTCAGTTAATACCTATGCTTCAATGGCTTCATTTACAGCCAATAGTGGCTGGACTTCAGCAAATGCTGGTGTAGCCTTAGCAACTGCTGCTTATGCTCAAGCTAATAATGCATCAAGTAATACTGTATACCTACAAACAATTAATGATCTTCAGAATACCAATATTGCTTCAGTAAATACTTTTACGCAAGCGGCATTCACTAAAGCAAACAATGCATTAGCAAACACATCAGGAACATTTGATGGAAGTTTAAATATAACAGGAAATGTTACAGTTCTAGGAACAACAAGTTCTACAGGTCCCATCACAACAGGTAATCTAATTGTAAGTGGTACTTCAACACTTACGGGCAATGTGTCAATGATTGCAAACACCTACATGACGGGTGCTGTAACTGTCAACAGCACCATGGTTCTTGCAAACAGCAACTTTAGTGCAACAGAAGCCGCCTTTACCATCACAGCAGCAGGAAGTTCACAAACTCCTACACAGGCTGGTACATTGATGCAATTGACCAGTAAAGCAAATACACCTGCTAGAGTGTTGATTGATTCTTTTGGTACTTCAAATACAGCATACCCTGTCATTGCCGGTAGAGCAGCCAGAGGTACAGTAAGTGCGCCAACACCAACACAGAACAATGATATTCTGTTGCGTATTGCTGGTAACTCTTATGGTACTACAGGATATGCACCATTTGGTGATGCAAGAATTGATTTTGTTGCTACTGAAAATCATTCGGATACAAATCGTGGATCCAGAATAAGATTTTGGAATACACCAACAGGTTCAAATGTTGTTAATGAAATTGCTTCATTTAATGCTGATTCTGTTTATTTTACTGGTACTGTTGGTCCAGAAAAAGGATTCATTTATACACCAACAGTTTTACAGGGTGCTCAGACAGCCTTTACAATTGATTTTTCAACAACATCATTGATTAAAGCAGAATTGGTTGCGGATTTAACTATCACACTTTCAAATTTTGTTTATGGTAAAGTAGTTGAAGTTTGGTTAACCAATACTAGCGGTAATCAGAGAACAGTTACTCATGGTTGTACAGCACTAAATTCTACTATCAATTCTACAACATTTAATATGTCAGCAACTAGTTCTGCATACTTGAGGTACTTTAGTATTGATGGTGACTTAGCAAACACATTCGTATCAGTTCAAAACGCTTAATAAATAAATCATGGCAGATAAAAATATAATCACATATGCAGCAAAACTAACAGGAGTCAGAGAACACTATTATTCTCCTGTTGCTCAAATATTTTCTACAAGCGATTACCTAGAAACTTTTTATTGTTTTCTAGCAAAAGTCGATCCTTGGCCAAATGAAAATGCGCCTCCGCAGCCAACACAAGATCAAATGAATCTGAAAAAGATTTATAAGAATGTTTTTGCTACTAAAAAAATAGGTATCAACAATATTTCTCCTGTCATTGAAAGATTTGATTGGGTATCTGGCACAGTGTATGATTATTATCAAGACAATGTTGATATGTTGGAACAAGATGAAAATGGTTTTTTAATATATGAATTCTATGTAAAAAATCGTTACGATCAAGTATTCAAATGCCTGTGGAATGACAATGGTGGTGCTGCAACTGATGAGCCGTATTTTCAACCAGGTACATATTCATCAAATAATCTTTATATAGGTTCTGATGGCTACAAATGGAAATATATCTATACTGTTGACATTGGATCAAAATTAAAATTCATGGACACAACTTGGATGCCAATACCTATAGGTAGAACGGGACCAACATCTCTGTATTTTCCACCATGGCAAACAACACCAGCTAGATCAGGTAACATTGACGTAATCAATGTAACAAATGGTGGTTCAGGATATAACCCAATAACTAATCCTATTACTGTAAGTATAGTTGGTGATGGTACCGGAGCAACAGGTTCAGTACAAGTTTCAGCAAACGTAGTCACAGACATTACAGTAACAAACCAAGGTTCTGGGTATACGTTTGCAAATGTAATTATTAGTTCATCTGAAGGTTCAGGAGCAACAGCAATTGCGCCAGTATCGCCTATCTCTGGTCATGGAACAGATCCTATTTCAGAATTGGGATGTTCACATGTAATGTTTACGACAGAGTTTATAGGTGATGAGAATGGAATAGTACCAACAGATATTGATTTTCGTCAAGTTGGAATTATTGTAAACCCATACTCCCGTGCAAGTTATCCAAGTCCGGCCAATTCAGCAATCTATAAAACCACTACGGATTTAGTTCTAGTAAGTGGAACTGGTACCTATCTCAGTGATGAAATAGTATATCAAGGCACAAGTTTAGCAACAGCATTTTTTAAAGCAACTGTGCTTAGTTTTGACGATGCTACGGGTGTAATTAGACTACTAAATACTACAGGAACTCCTGTGATTAACAGCACTCTTTTTGGTGATACATCTGGTACAGCAAGAACTACTACCACAATAAGTAACCCCGATTATGATATCTTTTCTGGTCACATCATGTTTGTGGAAAACAGAAGCTCAATTCAAAGAAGTGCGGATGGTATAGAACAATTAAGATTTGTATTAGGATACTAAGGGAAAAAAATGGCTCTAAATTTTAACGTTGATCCGTATTTTGATGATTTTGACCCAACAAAGAATTTTCATAGAATACTATTTAAGCCAGGATTTGCGGTTCAGGCGAGAGAATTAACACAGGCTCAAACGATTCTACAAAATCAGATCAGTAATTTTGCTGATCATATTTTCACACAGAACTCTCCAGTTTCTGGTGGTAAAGTAACAACTAACCTTAATAACTATTACGTAAAGTTAAATCTTACAACACTAATTGGCACAGAAGTTATAGCTGAAAATTTTCTAAACAAAGATATTCAAGATGCTGAAGGAATCGTAAGAGCAAAAGTAATTGCAACGACAGAAGCTTCACAAGCAGATCCACCTACGTTATATGTTTCATATTACTCTGGTGTTCAGTTCACAGACAATATGCAAATCTTCTGTACTGATGGATCAAACTTTACAGCAACAACAATTGGTTCTACTGGCTTCAGCACTTGCACCGGAAAAACATCTACTGCATCCATTTCTCAAGGTATTTTTTATATTGTAAATGGATATAATATTTCATCAACACCGAATCCTGATGGAACATTTAGCAAGTATTCAATTGGACATTTTGTACAAGTTTCACCACAAACTATTGTTCTGGACAAGTATAGCAATACACCATCATATCGTGTTGGTCTTTCTATCACGGAAACAATTGTTGACTATGTTAACGATCCTTCATTATTAGATCCTGCTGTTGGTGCATCTAACTATCAAGCACCTGGTGCTGATAGATTCAAGATTGGTCTTGATCTTATTTCATTACCACTAACACCAGGAAATGATGATCAGTTTATTGAACTTGTAAGAGTAAGTAATGGAACTATTATCAAACAAGTAGATAACAGTGTTTATTCTGTTATCGATGATTACTTTGCAAAGAGAGATTTCGAAAGCAATGGTGACTATATTGTTGATGAATTTAAGCTAACACCATCTGCAAACACAGTGAATTCAGCACAATATGATTTGAAGATTGGTAAAGGACTTGCTTACGTTCGTGGTTATAGAATCGAAAATCAATCCGATGAAGTATTGGGTGGCATCAATAGAGCAAGAACAACAGATGCAATCAATAATAATGCTGTATTTGTTGACTATGGCAGCTATTTCACAGTAACATCAGCAAACGGAACATTTGATGTTACTACAATGCCAGTCATTGATCTGCATTGTACTCCTAACGTTGATGTTTTAACGACTAATACAGCCACATATGCCTCAACATTAGTTGGTTCAGCACGTATAAGAAACTTAAAGTATTCAAGTTCAACATCAAATGCTAATACTCCATCATATGTCTACAAGGCATATGTTTCTGATATCAATACAAATGCATTAAATGGAATAGCATCATCAGGAACACCAACGACAATTACTTTCTCAGGCACTGGTGCTGGTGGTAAATTCTCAACTGCCGCAAATGCATACTATTCTACAACTATTGTTATCACGGGTGGAACAAGTGTGGGTGATATTAGAAGAATTGTTTCATATAATGGAGCAACCAGAACAGCAACAGTTGATGCACCATTTACAGTTACACCAGATAGCACAACACAATTCAGTTTGAAATTCTCGACTACAATTGTTGACTCTATTGTTGCAAGAAACAGTAGTAATGTAATCATTGCTACAGCAGATATTGCTAATGCAGGAAAACTCAATGGTGTAGCTTCTGGTGACACTATTCTTGAAAATCCAAATGCACCAGAAATGTTATTCTTAGTTGGATATCCATTTGTTGCAAATATCAGCAACAGTGATTATGTTTCAACTAAAGTATTCCGTGCAAAAACATTTACTTCTTCTGGACCAAATTACGTTTTGACCATCACTATTGGTGCTGGCACTCCTCTGACATTCTTGGGTACTGGAACATTATCTTCAGATGCCGTTAAACAAAACTTTACAATCATTAATAGAGCGACTGGAAAGATATTAGACTTCACATCATCTGGTGAGACTGTAGTTCTTTCTGGCGACAAAAAGACAGTAACCTTCACAACAGACACTTATGGTGGTATTGTTGTTGATGTAATAGCAGCAGTTAATGTTTCAAATGCGGACAATGTAACCAATATATTAAAAACAAAAAATCTTGTAACAGGAAACACAACATCTGCAAGTATTGCTGGTCCTAGTGGCGTAATCAATAACACATATCTTGATTTAAATAAAGGTCAAGCCTACATTCAAAATGCTGATATTGGATCAATCACTTCACTATATGTTTCTGATGTGAAGAAAATTAGAAAGATCATTGATACAAAATCTCCAGGCACAGCAGCAACAAGTGCAATGCTATCTAATGCTGCTTATGATGTTACTAGTCTGTTTAGATTAGATAATGGGCAAAGAGATAACTATTATGATCATGCATCTTTAGTTCTTGTTGCTGGTGCAAATAAACCAAAAGGCAATATTCTAGTTGTATTTGATTACTATTCACATACTGGTGGTGATGGATACTTTGATGTAAATTCATACCTTGCACCAAACTCATCTTCACCTGAAGTATATCAAGAAATTTCTACATATATCAGCACAAACGGAACAGTATATCGTCTTGCCGATGCACTTGATTTCAGACCTGTGAGAAAAAATGCACAAGCAGCATTTGAATTCAACTATACCGGTAACCCAGCAGCAGATGATACAGGTATTTTAATTCCAGAAAACCTAAGCGAATATGTCAGTGATTATGATTATTATCTGGGAAGAAAAGATAAACTTGTTCTAACAAAAGATAGAGCATTCTTGATGGTACAAGGAACTCCATCTATATTCCCAACGTTACCAAAAGAACCAGATGGGTCATTAGTATTAGCAAATCTATCTTATGATCCATATACAGCATATATTCCAGGTGAGGTACCAGGTGGTGGTCAAGCAAACCTATCCATCGAAAAGGTATTAAATAAGAACTGGATCAAAAAAGATATCACTGATCTGCAAACAAGAGTTAACGATCTAGAATACTATGCCTCTCTAAGTTTACTGGAAACAAATGCACAATCATTACAAGTGCCAGATGTAAATGGACTGAATAGATTTAAAAATGGTATTTTGGTAGATGATTTTTCTTCTTTCTCTGCTGCTGATACAGCAAATCCTGACTACGCAGCAAAGATTAATACGACTAAAAGAAGATTAAGTCCTATCAATACTGTTGATAACTATCAACTGCAAAACCCAATTGTTCTAAATTCACTGGGAACACTTCGAACATTCAACAACATTGCGGTTTCAAGTATTGGTGGTACATCAACTAATATTTTTACTCTACCATATACATCATCAAATGTGGTTATTCAGTCGCTTGCTAGTTCAACTATCAGTCTGAATCCATTTAATGTTGCTGTATATCAAGGCGTTGCGAGAATTACTCCACCTATGGATAACTGGGTAGACAATAGTCAAGCACCTTCGTTGCTGATTGTAAATCCAGGTACTGAAGTATATCAACAAACAAACGGAGTCAATGTTGTAAACGCTGGTGATTGGACAACTATTCCTGGAACATCATATGATATAGTTTCAACATCAACATCTTCATCTGGTAGAGCAGTTACTACAACAACGACAACTCGATCATACCAAGATCAACTACAAACCATAACTACTGCTGGTAACTATCAACAAGTATCATCTACTGTTGGATTAGGTAATGGTTATATTACAAATATCTCTGTTTTACCATATATTAGACCACAACAGTTAATATTCAGAGCAGAAGGATTATTAGTTAACACTCCAGTTTCTGCATGGTTTGATGGAGTTAGTGTTGATAATTATCTCACTTCACCAAACACACTAGAACTAACTGGTGTAACTGGTACATTTAATGAAGATGATATTGTTGGATTCTATTACAATAACGCATTTAATGCAACAGGACGTGTTGTTTCGATATACAAATATCCAAACACAAGTAATGTAAGATTATATCTTTCAACGCTGCAAGGTGCTCCATCATATGTTCCAACAAACACTTTCCAGAATGCGTTATTTAATTCTGGTGGAACATATACATCATCAACAGCAAGCGGAACATTAAATACTGCTGCGGCAACTGCTAAACTATCCACATCAGGAACGCTCAGTGGTGTTGGTGGAAGTTATAATAACTCCATAACTGGTGGATTACAACTCTATAAAGTTCAAAACTCTCATGCATGGGGAACGTTCTTGAATCAATATGGTATTTGGGGTGATTTAAATGCATCAGCATCATACTCAGCAACCTTTGCTATCACTCCAGAAGATACTGGTACATATACAGTTCAAGTTTCGTCATCTGGAGCGTACACCTTAACATCAAATGGAAGTACAATCATTTCTGGTGCTGCAAACCCAACAACAGTTAATCAAGCAAGCCTTAACGTAGCATCATTAGGAACAAAAACACTTGCTTGGTCTGTAACTGGATCTCCTGGTCCTTCTGGTATTGCTGTTGTTATTAAGAATGCCGCAGATGAAATTGTATTTGAATCAACAAGTCCACCAAACACAAACTATGATAGTGTTGCTCAGGTTGTTGTTATGCCTGAAGGTGGAGCATGGTTCACTGGAGTAACAAAAGTTAAACTAGATGGTAATGCATCTAATGTTGCAAACTATTATGTAGGAACGAAACTTAGTGTTACATCGACATACATATTTGCATACACAGTTCAAACAGCAACATATGTTCCTCCTCCACCACCACGCCGCCGAGGAAGATGTTTTACTGAGGATAGTTTAGTGCTTCTTGCAGATGGTTCAACTAAGAAAATTAGTGAAGTTCAAGTTGGTGATAAAGTATACAATTGGAAGAAAAGAGAAGTTAATACAGTTACTTTCGTTGAAAAAACACTTGATACGAAATTTGAACAACTATATTCAGTAAAAGAAGATGAGAAACCATTTGCAACAATCAATCACCCATTATATATTGATGGTGAATTGTGTAGTCCTATTTCGGATGAAATTTATGAAGCGTATCCTTGGTTAGGTAGAACAAAACAAATCAAACCATTCAATGTTGTTCCAGCAGAAGGCAAACCCGTATACAATCTATGGGTAGATGGAGATGGTACATATCAAGTTAATGGGTATGGTACAACATCCATTATAGGAGAAGGTGGTGTTCTTCGTAAAGTGGCCGAGAGAGAATACATAACGTCTGAAAGAGCATCCGATTTGCTGATTAAATTCACAGAAGCTGGAAAGAATACTGTGTATGGTGCTTATCTACTAAACAACTATTTTGGTAAGTTAGATAATAAGCTAGTTAATTTGATTCTAATCAAAGCATTCAAAGATGATGAAAGCAAGTTCACTCAAAAATCTGTAATGCTACTATTTAAGATTTTTGGAAAGTTAGCTTGTATTGTTAACAATAAATAACTATTATTTTATTGGAAAAATAAATGCCTTACGTATATAAAGTAGAACCAACAGAGTATATAGGATCAACGTCAACTGATGTTGCAACTGTTACAGCATATGATCATATCAACAAAATTGTAACTCTTGATACTCCTATTAATGTATCATTAGGATATAATACAAAAGTTGGAGATGTGACATCACAATATAACTTCAATGGTAATCAAATTACAACCATTGCTGATGCTATACAAAAAGGAAATACACTATCTAAATTTTCAACTGATGAAGCTGGAAATTTTGTTGGTATATTCAATCTTCCTGGCGGCATATTTCAAACAGGAAATAGAGTTTTTAGAGTTGACAATAGATTAGTTTCTTCTGATCCCACTACAGCAACTACATTTGCTGAAGCAACTTTCACTGCATCAGGTCTTGCAACAACATCACAGAAACTTGAGTTTGCGCCATCTGTTGACTCAGCCGCAAGTGCATTTGTACAAGTATCTCAAAGAGAAAATCAGCTAGTAAGAACAAGAGTTGTACAAACTGTTACTTATCGTGATCCTATTGCTCAAACGTTTATTGTTAATAAGAGCAACTTTCCTAATGGAATTTTTCTTCGTTCAGTAAAGGTGTTTTTCCGTTCTAAGCCAACGACTAATGTTCCAGTTACATTATCAATCGTTGGCACACTAAATGGATATCCAAACGGGCAAAGATTAGACTATTCATCAGTGACACTAAATGCAAATCAAGTTGTAACATCACAAAATCCTCATTATTTGGATGCATCGACATATACAGAGTTTGTATTTAAAGCTCCTGTTTATATTCAAGGCGATGTTCTGTATGCATTTATGTTAGAAACAAGTAGTGCTGACTATACCATATATTATGCTCAACAGAATTCTACAGCAGTTCCTTCTACAGCAAAAGCACTGCCTACTGATCCTAACCCAACCGAAACATCAAAAATTGGTCAGACACCATATGTTGGTGGTTTGTTTGAATCGCAAAACTCTATCACATGGCAAGTAGATCAGTCTAAGCAATTAATGTTTGTTATCGATAGGTGCATATTCAATACTTCTGTCACACCAGCAATTCAGTTTTCTATTCCAAAAGGATTACCTTATAGAAAACTTGGCAGTCAAGATATTCAATATAAGCTTGATGCCAACAATATGACAAACTTATTTGGTAGTTTTGGAACAACTACCTGGTCTGATGCTGTCAACTTAACAACGACAGACTTTGTACCAACTAGCACAAATATTAATTATTCATATACTGCGGTTCTTGCTGAAGGAAATGTTCCTATTGGTCCATTCTCTGCAACTCCCGGTAAACTAGGATCACCAACACAAGATGATATTACATTTGATGATGGTAGAGGACAAAGAGCATTGATTAAAACAATCAATGATACATTCTCAATGTATGCAACATTATCATCTACCGATCCAAATGTTAGCCCAATCATCTCAGATGATGGTGTTACTGTGTATAGTGTGCAGAATATCATTAACAATATGGGTATATCAAACAATGTGATCTCCGTAGCAAATACAGGTTCAGGATACACAGACCCAGCAAACACATCAATCGTTATTAGTGCTCCAGACATTGGTTCCGATCCTGCAACTTTAGGATTTACAGTTGCAAATAATGGAACATCAGATGTTATTTCTTCAGTATATGTGATCAATGAAGGATCAGGATATATCACTACACCAACCATTACAATTACAGGTGCTAACACAAGTCCAGCAAATGTTGTTGTATACGGTGAAACTTCAAGTAGTGGTGGAAACTCATTCGCAAGATATTTCACTAAGAAAGTTGTATTGACACAAGGAAACGATTCGGGCGACTTGAGAGTATTCTGTACAGCATACAAACCATTAGGTACAGGAATTTATGTATACTATAAGATTCTGAACCGAGATGATACACAACCGTTTGAAGATGGTTATTGGCAACTGATGACGCAAGTTGGTAATCCTAATGTGTACTCATTAGCCAAAGACAACCTAATTGAATATGAATTTGCTCCAGGAACAAACAATGTAGCAGATAACTTTATTTCATATGAAAGTACAAACGGTAAAACTTATACACAATTCAGTCAATTTGCTATCAAGGTAGTGTTTGCATCAGATGATAGTCCAAAAGTACCATATCTGTCAGACCTACGTGCGTTAGCATTACCATCAGGAACAGGAATCTAATATGTCACTGGTACGAGTTACTGGAACAAATTATGTTAGGGACACAAAAAGTATGGCAATTATAAACACAGACGAAGATGCCAGAAATGAATATTATGCTAAGGCACGTATGCTCAAGACCCAAAAAGAAGAAATAAATACAGTAAAGGAAGAAATTGCTGGCATCAAAGAAGATATGACAGAGATTAAATCTTTGATGTTGAAACTATTAGAAAAAGGTTCAAATGGCTAATACCGTTACTCTACTAAGTTATGCAAACACATTTGGTGATTGGGTAGTTACAACAAACAAACTGGCCCAAGAAAACAATGATTTTGCAGCTAATAATTTTATCAAGCCAACAGGAACTTTATTTCTAAATTCTCCTAGTCTTGGTTTGCAAGTAGCAAACAATGCTACTATTCAAGGTCAACTGCAAATTTCTGGTATTGGTTCTTCTCTGTATGTTCAAAAGAATATGCAGATTGATGGTCAGATTATTGGTTCGTCAAACAATTATTTTATTGCCAATGACAGCAACAATGTAGTCAATATCACACAATCAGGTAGCGGATTAGCGATACGCATTAATAGTCAACCTGGTGGATCAGGACAAGCACCAGCAAACTCAACAGTTATTGATGCCAATGGTAATGTTTATATAGGTTCAGCAACAGCAGGACCATTAAAATTAAATGTTCAAAATGGTAATGTTAATTTTGCAAACAATCTAACTGTTGGACTAAATGTAACATCACAGATTGTTCGAACAACCAATCATGTTGTTTCTAAAGATGTTACTGCATCTGCAAATGTGTTGGGTGATAAAGTACAAGCAAATACCGAACTAACATCACCAACATTAGTAGTAAGTGGTACTGCACACATCAATGCAGTTCAGGCTAACTCTACAGTAAACACAACAACATTTACAACGACAACAGCATACGGAAGCAATTATGTTTCTGCTGGACAATATATCTGGGCACCTGTAATTACTGCATCAAGTAATGTACGATCAAACAATTTAATAGCAAATACTAGTGTAACAAGTCCATATGTTATTGTATCGAATACACTCGATGCTAATGGATCAGACATATACGTAGACAGCCTTGTAGCAAACACAATTTCTGTTCAAGGTAACTTTGTAGTTAATGGTGACACAGTATACAATTCAGATACTTTAACTATTAATGCTGATGCGTCAGTTCCACAAAACGGAACTTTTGGTTCATATAGAGGACCAGGAAATGCTAATGCTGAAATTAGATGGAATGAAATTCAAGATTATTGGGAAGTAAAGGATGTAACAACTCTTGGTTATTCTAGAATTCTTATCGCTAATCTGATCAGCGATTCTACAAATTCTACAAGTTCATCGACACTTGCAAGTTCAAAAGCAGCCAATACTATTTTAAGTTATCTACAAGGTGTAGACAATACCCAAAACACAAATATATCAGCATTAAACACTTTTGCTCAGGCAGCATTTAGTACAGCAAACACTGGCGGCGGAGCATCAGGTAACACTGTAGCACTACAAGCACAGATGACTACTACTAACACTAATATTACTAGTGTTAATGTGTTTGCACAGGCAGCATTTAACAGAGCAAATATTGGTGGGGGAACATTTGTTGGTACGTCTGGTGTTGCAGTTGCAAGTAATGGAGTAATTTCTTTCAATAGCGGGAATGGTCTTACTATATCTGGTACTGCAAATGTACTAACCGTTAATACATCACAAGATTTAAGAAGTACAGCTTCACCAACATTTGCAAGTTTAACTCTTTCATCACCTCTTGCATTAGCACAAGGTGGTACTGGAGGAACTTCTGCTACAGGTGCATTGACCAATTTGTTACCGTCTGGTGCTGTTGCGGGATATGTGTTAACAACTGGTGGTGTTGGAAACTACTATTGGGCAGCCGGTGGAGGTGGAGGTGGTGGAGGTGCAACACCAGGAACAACCATCAACTCAACAAGACTGTCCTATACTGCATCAGGTACTCAAGTAACCTATACGACACCAACGTTCTCTGCTGCAACACAACTGAGAGCATACATCAATGGTGTCAGACAGTTTGAATCTGAGTATACTGCAAATATTTCTAACTCAACGATTTCGTTTACAGTAGCACCTTCACTCAACGATGCTATTCTTCTTGAAGTAGATGGATTCATTAACAATCCATACTATGCAAATAATATTGCATTTACTTCACCACAAGGTGGTATTGATGCTGGTGCTAACACAATTCAGTTGGCAATCAATGACTTAGAGAGCAGAAAAGCAACACTAGCATCTCCAACATTTATTGGATATCCTTTAGCACCAACTGCTGACATTGCTGTAAGTAATACACAGATTGCTACCACGGCATATGTCAGCAACAAAGCAAACTCTGGAGTAACATTTACTGCTAGTGTAACTGGATCTGCGGGTTCTGTCGCAAACACAGGCATTGTTGGTCTAGTAGGTCCAAGATTAAGTGATGAAACTGCAAGTTCTGATACCAGATATATTACATTTACATCACAAACTTCTGGTGTACTAACTATCGCTAATACGTCAAGTAGTAAACTGACTTATGTTCCATCTACAGGAACTCTGTCATCTACTGTGATGACTTCAACATCTGATATAAATCAGAAAATAAATATAGTAGAAATAGCAGATGCGTTAAATACTGTAATGCAGTTGAAAGGTGTTGAATACAACTGGAAAGACACTGGTGATAAAGGTATGGGTCTGATAGCACAAGATGTTGAAAAGATTATACCATATCTAGTATCAGAAAACGAAAACGGAAAATCTATCATGTATCAAAACATGGTAGGATTATTAATTGAAGCGATTAAAGAATTAAAACGAGAAATAGACAGTTTAAAGGGTGATAACAAATGACAACAAAAGTCACAAGTTCGGTTCTAGCTAACACTGGTGTTGTTGCTGATACTTATGGTTCTTCATCATTGGTACCTATTATTACGATTGACGCACAAGGAAGAATTACCAGTGCGACTGCTGCAACAGTTTCAGGTGCTGGTGCTGGTGTTGGAGCAACAACCTATACACAAACAAAGTTTACTGCAACAGCAGGACAAACCGTGTTTAGCGTAAGTTATACTGTTGGTTATGTACAAGTATTCCTCAATGGTGTTCTACTTGATTCTCTGATAGAATTCACAGCATCAAACGGAACAAGTATTACATTATCTACGGCAGCAGCATTAAATGATATTATTACTGTCTACGCATATTCTGTAAACACCATTGCAAATATTGCTGGAGGTGCAGCAGGTACAGTCATCTATCAATCAGCAGCAAACACCACATCCAATACTGATGTAGGAACAACAGGTCACTTATTGACCAGTGCGGGTGCTGGTAAACCATATTGGACTGCACAGACCGCATTGAGTATTGCAAACACTCAGATTACAGGATTAATTACGGCACCACAGATTGCACCAGGTGTAATTCCATCGGGTGGGTTTACTAATATTACAACTTTTACTTCAACTACACCAGGTCAAACATTTACTACACCACCCTCTACAACAAAAATTAAAGTAACTGTCGTAGGTGGTGGGGGAGGTGGAGCAGGCGGACATCAACCTGGATGTGATCCTTATTTCGGATCATCTGGAGGTGCCGGCGGCGCTGCCATTAAGATAATTCCTGTTTCTGCCGCAACTCCATATCCAGTAACTGTTGGGGCTGCCGGAACAGCGGGCCCAGCAGGAGGTGCGGGCGGAGCAGGTGGAACATCATCATTCGGATCTCCAGCATCAGTTAGTGCAACAGGAGGGTCTGGTGGTAGTTCCGGCCCATCTGCTGCCCCTGGCACTTGTGGTGGTATTGGATCTGGTGGTGATTTAAACATCGCTGGTGGTGCGGGTGGGGGTGCTCCATTCACGGGTGGAATAGGTGTGGCTGGTCCTACGGGAGGAGATAGCTATTTGGGGGCAGGAGCAAAATCGACCGGGGGTTATAGTCCCGGCGGTTTTGCCGGAAGACAATATGGTGGTGGTGGTTCTGGTGGTGGTGCAAACCCTCCGGGTGCTGCGCTTGTTGGTGGCGGCGCTGGTGCATCAGGTGTAGTCATCGTAGAATACTAATTTTTAATTTAATTTAGATGGAGAGAAGCAAATGAAAAAAGCGTTAATTAGTCCTCAAGAGCAAATTAACAATTTTGATGGAACAGCAGGTTACAGAGTTGCACAAGTAGAAGAACCACAGAACATTTTTGATGTTGCTGGTGAACTACATTGGGTTGACTGTGATGACGATGTGGTTGCGGATCAATTCTATTTTGACACCGCAGACAATACCATCAAAGTAAAACCAACACCACCTGCACCCGTACCAAGATCAAATACAACAAACACAGTAGTATAATAGTGGAGTCTTAAATGGGTATTAATAGAAACTTAGCGGGCTTTGGTGCATCTGCAAATATCACTGGATTTGTAGCGAATACACAGATTACTGGATTGATTACTGGACCACAGATTGCACCTTCAGCTATTCCTGCTGGTGGTTTCAGTAATATGACGGTGTTTACATCACCAGGAACATTTAACATTCCACCTTCAACGACTAAATTAAAGGTTACAGTAGTGGGTGGCGGAGGAGGTGCGCCAGGAGGTGCCAGCTCATCTGGCCAACCTGGCGGTGCTGGCGCTAGTGGAGGAACTACATCGTTTGGTTCATATCAAACAGCTACGGGCGGAACTGTATCAGCATCGGGCACGGCTCCGGGTGCTGATTTAATTCTTGATGGATTCTCAACGGGAAAATATGGAACTTCTGGTTCTGGAATATCAGGCGGAACTGGTTGTATACCTCAAACCTTTACTGGTTTAGGTGGATACGGTGTCAAGATTTTATCAGCACCATTTCCCGTCACTGCTGTTCCGGTAACTATTGGTAGTGGTGGTGGTGGAGGAGGAGGTGCTTCTAGCAATAATAGCGGATCGCCTTTTGTTCCTGGTAGTGCAGGTGGTGCTGCCAGTGGAGTCAATGGCGGTAATGGTGCTGCGGCACCGGCGGTTCCTGCCAGAGGTGGCGGTGGTGGAGGCGGCGGCGGTGCTTCTGGTGCAACCGTAGGTACCGGAGGTACGGCAGGACCAGGTCTGTCGCCGGCTGGTGCTGGCACACCAGGAACTGGACCTTTTAATAGAAGAGGCGGTGGTGGAGGCGGCAGCGGTGGCGGTGGTTGTTGTTCAAACGGCGGTGCTGGTGGAACCGCAGGATTTAGTGGAATAGTTATTGTTGAATACTAATAAACGGAGAAAACGATGTTAGCTTTAATTAATCCTGATGAAAAAGTTTATGATAAGGATAATAATATCTTAGGATCAAGAGTTTGTTATTTTTACGATGAAGAATTTGATGTTGCCGATCTTTTATTTTTTGTAAACACTGAATATTCTTTTGATGTCAAAGATCCTCAGTTTTTTTTCTATGATGAAACTGAACAAACAGTAAAATATATACCAGAAGAACATCTTCCAAAAGAATTAACTAATCCTGAACCACCATCAAGCACAACACCAACAACCGAAGAATTAGTTCAAAGATTATTAGAACAAAAACTAAAAGAGTACGGTATAACGATTAATCAAGCATCAGCAAATACACCATAAAGGAACATCATGCCTAGCGGGTATCAAGACCTTTTCCTAGAACAAGGAACCACATTTACTACGCAGATGACCCTTGCGGATAACACTGGTGCACCCTACAATCTCAATGGTTTTACTGTAAAGAGCCAAGCAAGAACTTCTTATTATTCTTCAAACGTTGCTATTAATTTTACTGCAAGTGTATATAATGCCAACTCTGGTATTATTCAGTTGTCTGCAAACTCAGCAACAACTTCCAATGTAAGTTCAATGCAGAAACTAGTGTATGATGTTATTATTACAGAAACCGCATCAGGAAATGTTACCCGTGTATTAGAAGGACAAATATTTGTTTCACCATCAGTAACAAGAAACTAAAATGCCTAACGTAATAGTCAATCCAGTACAACAGATAAGCGTTAGGGTTAATCAAGGTAATCAACAAACCGTCAGCACAACTGCGACATTTGTTGGCGCAACCGATGCAGAAACCGTTGCTAACACTGCCTTATCGTTAGCACAAGCAGCATACAATACAGCAAATACTAAAGTAAGTAAAACTGGTGATACAATGACAGGTAACTTAGTGTTTTCAAACACAGCAACAGTAGTAGCAACTATTGACGGTGGCATATTTACATAAATAAACAAATAACAACAATAAGGAAGTAACATGGCCTCTAATACAGAAATTCTCATTAAACGCTCGTTTGCTACAGCGACACCAGCAAACTTAGCAGCAGGTGAATTAGCCTACTCATACACATCCAATAATCTATTCATTGGTACACCAGACGGAGTAAGTGCTTTAGAGATTGGTGGATATAAAAACTTTGGAATTACTCCAAATGAGTATGGTTCCACCACAGCTATTCCTATCATTCGTGTGGGTGCTAATGGTGTAATTACTAATATTAGTACCGCAGCAATCTCTAGTACACTTAATATTTCTGGTGATACTGGAACTGATGCAATTAATCTGCTTACAGATACCCTTGGATTTGTTGGTGCTTCTGGTATTACATCAGCAGTCACAGCAAATACAGTAACGTTTAATGTAGATAATACTGTTTTCCGTGCAAACACTCCTATTGTTACGCAGTACATTGATTCTAGTGTTCAAATATCAGGAAACCTAATAGTTCTTGGTACAGAAACAATCGTCAATGTTGATACTCTTAAAGTTGGTGACTCGTTAATTCAACTCGCTACAAACAACACTTCTGACATAGTTGATATTGGTTTTGTCGGTCACTATAACGATGGTACTCAAAAACATACTGGTTTCTATCGCCACTCAGCAGATAAACAATACTATCTGTTCAATGACTATACAACAGAACCAACAGCAAACGTTATTACGCCGTTCTCTAATAGTTTTGCACTAGCAACACTAAGAGCAAACTTAACTGCAAATACTTCTAACGTACTGAATGTTCTAACACTTCAGTCTGGTTCTCAGTTATATGCTAACGGCAATGCATATTTTGCCAATGCTCCATACTTAGATAATGGAGCAACATTAGATGGTAACCTAGTTGTTAACTCAGCAAATCGTTTACAACTAAAGAATAGTGATAACTCTGCGACTCTTGATTTATATAACACAGGCAGTTCTGGTTCAAATATGTTCTATGTGGATTCAAACGAATCTACATTTGATGGTAATGTAACAGTAAATTCAATCACAGTTAATCAAGTTCTAAGTGTTAGTGGAGGTGTTTTTGCACCGAGTATTCCTAATGCAAGAACAACTAACCTAGTTTACTTTGATACTGCAAACGGAAGATTCTCCTATGCAGATGACAATGCACTGACACCAACATCTATTGCAAATGGTGCTTTCTCATTATCAATTCAAAGTACAAATGGTCTGTTAGTACACAATGGTTCGGGAATACAGTTAGCCAATGGTGCAATTATCAAAGATACTGCTGGTGATGCAGTAGCATTTGGTCAAAATGCTGGTACAATAACTCAAGGGTTACAAGCAGTTGCGATTGGTGATTCTGCTGGTTACAATAATCAAGGTGCCTATGGTGTTGCAATTGGTTACGGTGCTGGTAATGTCAATCAAGGACAAACTGCTGTTGCAATTGGTATCAATGCTGGGATGACCAGTCAGGGTTCATATGGTGTCGCAATTGGTAACTCAGCTGGATCGGCACAAGGACAGTATGGTATTGCGTTAGGTTACGATACTGGTGGATCACAAGGTGCAGACTCTATTGCAATTGGTACACAAGCAGGTAAAGGAAATACTACTGCAATTGGTGCAAACAGCATAGCGATTGGTAAGTTTGCAGGCTTTGAATCAGCAGCCGCAAGTAGTATCATATTGAATGCCTCTGGAACAAATCTAAGCCCATCAACATCTGGCTTCTTTGTTAATCCTGTTCGTTATACAGAAACACAAGATGCAACTTATGATGGTATTGCATTCTATAACTCAAATACAAAAGAGATTCGTTATTCATATGTTCTCGATGGAGGCGCATTCTAAATATAATGAATATATAATTTTTTAAATGATAGGAGTTTGAAATGAGCCAAGAAAAATATGTTGAATACTATGTAGATATAATGTCGAAGACTTTGCAAGATAGCATTGTTAAAAGCATTTCTCTACAAGCAAATTTAAAGTTAACTGAAAATGTTATTAAGGAGTTGCAAACAAAAATTGAAGAATTGACTTCTACTGTTGATTCTACAAAAAAAGAATTAGAATCAACAAAAACAATTAAAAATTCTTCTGATAATGCTAGAATTCAGCAACTTCAAAATGAAATAAATGTGCATACTAATACCATCAACACTCTGAGAGGTCAAGTAAATGATCTCTCGGTTGTTAAATCAGAATATGAAAGTGTCAAGCATCAGTTGCAACATGTTGACACTTTCAGAAATGAGTTGGGCAAGACCCGTGAGGAATTGGAAAATGTGCATAGCAAATATGGTTCTGAAATTGAAACTCTCAAAAAAGAACATGAGAATGCAATCAAAGAACTAAATGATCAAATTGACTATTTAAAATTAACTCCTGCCAAAAGAAAAAAAATTGATGAGGCTAAGGCTGCACAAGTGACAGTAGATGGTGCAGACTTGGAAGAATTAATTATATCGGATGAAATTCTCAAGGATGGCGGAAGTTTCTAGTAAATGTCAAACACAACAATACAGTTAAGAAAATCAGGACAAACAGGTAATACTCCAGCTGACCTAGCGCATGGTGAGTTGGCGATTAACTATGCTGATGGAAAACTGTTCTATAAGAATGGTGTTGGAATTAAAGCAATTGAAAACCAAAAAACGTTTTCAACTGTCAATTCCAATAACTCTCTTATTATTGCTACCAGTCCTACAGATATCTTAAATATTGTTCCTGGTAATAATATTGCGATATCAACAAATACAACTTCCAAAACAATTACAATCAATTCTACCGCAAGTGGTGGAGGTGATGGTACTTTAGCACAAGCAGCATACAATACAGCCAATGCTGCTTTTGATGAAGCAAATACAAAAACAGATTTCTTTTATCAAAACACAACACCAGCAGTAGCAAATACTGGCGATATATGGATTAATAGCGACACTGGTTTTGAATATACAAATTTTGGTAATGTTTCTAATCCTACCTGGGCAGAAACAGGACCTACTGCTGCATCATCAAACACAGTTCACACCAATACGCTTGCTCAGGCTGCATTTGATAAAGCAAACAATGCAATTCCTTTAACAGGAAGTTCCAGTATTACTGGCAACTTAACACCGGCCACAACAAATACTTATTATCTTGGTTCAGATACTAATCGTTGGCATTCACTATATGTTGGGCCAGGATCAATTGATTTGGGTGGATTGAGATTAAGTAATACAAACGGTAGTTTGACAGTAACTACTTCTACAGGACAAGTAGTGCCATCTACTGGTGTAGATGATTATGCTAGAGACACTGCTAATAATGCTTCAAGTAATACTGTAGCACTACAGGCAGTTAATACTACTCAAAATACTAATATTACTAGCATTAATACATTTGCGGGTGCTGCTTTTACTAAAGCAAATAATGCGCTTGCTAATACATCTGGAACTTTAGATGGTAACTTAAATATCACTGGCAATGTGGGGATTGGTATTGTTTCGCCGGGGTCCAGACTTGATGTAAAAGGTACATTAAGATTAAGTGGCGCAACATCTGGTTATGTTGGTTTAGCGCCCGGTGCCGCTGCTGGATCAACCACATACACTCTACCTACTGCGGATGGTACAACTGGTCAAGTATTGTCAACTAATGGTTCCGGTACCTTGTCATGGGCTACAGCTGGTGGAAGTTCATTTCCTTCTGGCACACTTATGTTGTTCCAACAGACGGCAGCTCCCACTGGATGGACTAAACAAATTACACATGACAACAAAGCATTGCGTGTGGTGTCTGGTTCAGCAAGCTCTGGCGGTTCTGTTGCGTTTACCACGGCGTTTGCTTCTCAAGGCGTGAGTGGTACGGTAGGTAGTACAACACTAAGCACTTCGCAAATTCCAAGTCACTCTCATAATATAGACACAATTACTGGTACGGATGGGGGTGGAGGTAACAGCGGTGTTGCGGGATACGTTGGCGTAGCGCAAACAGCAGGTGCTACTTTTGGCACAAGTAGCGCAGGTAGTGGCGGCTCACACAACCACTCATTCTCCGGCACAGCAATCAACCTTGCTGTTTCTTATGTTGATTTAATTATTGCGAGTAAAGACTAATGGAATTAAAACCTAAAAATGGATGTCCACTGGACAATTTTAACCCTTGTAGACAACTTGATTGTGCATGGTTTACTCAAGTGCGTGGCACGAATCCAAACACAGGCAAAGAAGTCGATGAGTGGGCTTGTTCTATGGCGTGGATGCCTATGCTTATGATAGAAAATAGCCAACAACAACGGCAGACAGGAGCAGCAGTAGAATCATTCCGCAATGAAATGGTTAAGGCTAACGAAGTTGGCCAACAAGTATTACTTGCTGCGGCAGGTGTCCATCCGGCACAACAAGTTTTAATAGGAGCAAAACAATGAGAGTAACTATTCTGCCCGATGACAACAGTGTTTCCGTAGATGGTGAAGGTTATGGTAATCTAGATTTGTCTTTCATGGATGTCACTATTCACGCAGTGCAATGGTATGATACATATGGAGAAATTGAACGCAAAGACCCTGTTACTAAAAAAATGACAGGCAACGAAGAAATTACATCGTTCGATCAGTTTCAACAAGTAATCACAGTGTGGCAGGCCGAGAAAGACAGGGTTGCGGCTGAGATCGCAGCGGTGGCAAGACAAAACATACCTGTTACAGAACTTGAGGCAATTTGATGCCAATTAATTTTCCATCATCACCTACATTAAATCAAGTCTATACCGTTGGTACAAAAACCTGGGTATGGAATGGGTACGCATGGGATATTCAATCAATCGATGCTATAATTCTTGGTGCTGATACTTTAGCAAGAGCAGCCTATGGTGAAGCTAATACTCAAAATGTAATTAATCAAACTCAAAACACTGCAATTATTAGCATCAACACTTTTGCACAAGCAGCATATAATACAGCAAACTCTGGTGTTTTAGCGCAAGCGGCATTTGATGCTGCTAATACTGCTTCTGGTAATACTGTAGCCTTACAGGCACAGATGACAACTACCAATACAAATATTGGATACACAGATGCACTAGCAACATCAGCATATGGTAAAGCTAATGCTGAAGGCGCAATTAACAATACACAAAATAATTGGATTGCTTCAACAAATACATTTGCTCAAGCAGCATACAATACAGCAAACCTGAAATTTAACACTACCGGTGGAACAATAACAGGTAATGTAACTATACAAAATAATTTAGTAGTTGAAGGAAACTTAATTGTACTAGGTAACTCAACAACTATTACTACCAATGACTTATCAATCACCGATTCATTAATCTTTTTAGCAAATGGTAATATCACAACTGATGCTTTAGATATTGGTTTTGTTGGAAATTATGGAGGACCTTCAGGTGAAACACATACTGGTTTCTTCAGAGATCCTATTCAAAAAGAATGGATATTATTTGAAGGATATACACAGCAAGTATTAAGTAATACTTTAATTAATATTGCTAATCCAACCTTTGCTTATGCAAACCTATATGCAAATGTAGTTAAAGCTAATTTAATTTCTACCCGTGCTACAGTAAATGGATTAGATGTTTTCAGCACGATGACCAATGCTTGGAACTCTGCAAACGCCGGTGTGACTCTAGCAACTGCTGCTTACGGTCAAGCTAATAATGCTTCTGGTAATACTGTGGCTCTACAGTCACAGATGACAACCACAAATACCAATATTACTAGTGTTAATACCTTTGCTGGTTCAGCATTTAATTCTGCTAATGCTGGCGTGACTCTAGCAACTGCTGCTTACGGTCAAGCTAATAATGCTTCTGGTAATACTGTGGCATTACAAGCGGTTAATACTGCTCAAAATACTAATATCACTAGCATAAACACTTTAGCGGGTTCAGCATTTAATTCTGCTAATGCTGGCGTGACTCTAGCAACTGCTGCTTACGGTCAAGCTAATAATGCTTCTGGTAATACTGTAGCATTACAAGCAGTAAACACTCTACAGAATACCAATATCACTAGTGTTAACACATTTGCTCAAGCAGCATATAATGAGGCGAATGCTGCGGTACAGACAGGATTTACCACAATTGCAGCAAACAGTGTCAACATAACACCAAATAGTAATGCAGACACATTGACAATTACTGCTGGTAATAATATCAGTATCTCTGCGTGTACTACTACAAGAACTATTACAATCAACTCTACTGCATCTGGAGGTGGTGGAGGTAGTGGTGCATTGACATACGATACATCACCACCAGCATCAGGAAACACAGTTGGTGATAGATGGGTAGATAGTAATGACGGTACAATGTACACATACATCAATGATGGTAATTCTTCACAGTGGGTAGACTTTAGTACCTCTGCAACATCAGCATCAGTTGGTGGTGGTTCTGCAAATGCTATTTTATATCAAGCAGCAGTAGGTAATACCACATTTACTTCTGTCGGTACGCAGGGTCAGTTGTTAATGGCTGGAGTTGGTGGTGTTCCTATCTGGGCTGCACAAACAGCACTACGCATTGCCAACACACAGATTACTGGATTGATTACAAATGCACAACTTGCAGGACCAGTAGGTGCAACAATCACGAATGAAACTGCAAATTCTACAACACATTATCCATTATTTTCTGCTACAATATCAGGAACACTATCAGATGTAGATGTTTCAAGTACCAAACTAACTTATGTTCCATCAACAGGAACACTATCATCTACAGTTATTACTTCAACGTCAGATGAAAAACTAAAAACAAATATTTCAACGATTCAAAATCCTATTGATACTATTAAACAGCTAAGAGGTGTTGAGTATAACTGGAAAGACAACGGTCAAAAGAGTATGGGTGTAATTGCTCAAGAAGTAGAAAAGACATTACCATATTTGGTAGTTGAATCTAACGATGGAAAATCTGTAATGTATCAAAACATGATAGGACTGTTAATTGAGGCAATCAAAGAACAACAAAAACAAATTGATGAACTAAGAGGTAAATTAAATGCCAATTGATTTTCCTTCAAACCCTACATTAAATCAAATATTTTCAACAAATACCAAATCATGGATTTATGGTACTGCTGGTTGGAAAGCATATGATGTTCAAGGAACGGTTGCAAACAATAGTGTTAGACAAACAACTGCAACATCAGGACAAACTTTATTTACTGTTCCAAATTATGTACAAGGACAAAATCAGATCCGTGTGTTTATCAACGGTGTCAGACAAAATAATGTTGTTGACTTTTCAGAGACATCAACATCTAGCATAACATTAACTTCTCCTGCTACTTTAGGAGATAACGTAGCATTTGAAGTAATTACCTATGCTGGCACTCCAGTATTCACTGGTGTTTATCCAACAATCATTGATGATACTACAACTAATGCAACAAGATATCCTTTACTTGCTCAAGGAACCGGTGGAAGTTTAAGTATAGTAAACACAGATAGTACAGGATTAAGTTTTAATCCAAGTACAGGAACATTAACTGTAGGTTCGTTAACTTTTGGTGATACAACAACACAAAGCACATCTGCAATACCATTGGCTCAAGCTGCATTTAATTCAGCAAATGCTGGAGTCAATTTAGCAACTGCTGCTTACGGTCAAGCAAACACAGTACCTACGAATATTAATACACGAGGAATACAGACTAACACTAGTTATTTTCCTACTTTTGTAGATGCAAACAATGCTACCGCAGCGTCGGAAACAGTTCACACTCATGCTAACTATAGTTTCAATCCAAGCACAGGTGCTCTTTCTGCTACTTCGTTTTCTGGTACTGCAAATAATGCTACTTATTGGGCAGGGTTACCATTACCTACTGCTGGTGCTGTTCCGGGTGCAAGTAATATTCCAAGAACTGATGTCAATGGATATTTGTTTGTAAACTACATAAACAGCAACACGGCTGCGGCAGAAAACCCAACTGTAGGTGATGTGATTGTCGTAAACAGTTCAAATGATGGTTATTTCAGAAAATCCACACCAACAAATTTGTACAACGGTTCCTGGTCATCTTGGTATGCGGGACAAGTTGCGGCAGGACAATTAGGTTCATACGCATATCTTGGTTATGGTGCCGCTTCAACGACAGCCATTACGGCAGGTACTAACCAAGCAGGATCAGGTTTAAGATTTTGGGGAAGTGCTGGAGCACTTAATGCCACACAGGTTTCTACACAAGCCGCTGGTGCTACACCATCGGGTACTTGGAAACCAGTAGGAACGGTAACACAAACAACATCATTAGTTAAACATTCAATGTTTGTAAGGGTTGCTTAATATGTTAAAATTATTATCAGCAAGGGATCCAAAGTGGACCAGTTTAGAAAAAACCAGCATAGATGTTATAGCAAGATTTGAAGGAGTAGATGAAGATTTTCCATTCACTGCTACTCCTTGGGACGAAATGGAACATGGAAGAGATATTTTTGAAAGAGCAAAAGCTGGAGAATTTGGCACAGTAGCAGAATGGGAAGATATACCATATGATGAAAAAATACAACAAGCAAGGCATGATAGAAATGTTCTTTTAGTTGAACTTGACAATATTGTAAATAATCCTTTACGCTGGGCATCATATACTGAAGAATACAAAGCACAACTTGCAACCTATAGACAAGAACTTCTTGATGTTCCAGATCAAGAAGGATTTCCTTATAATGTGGTATGGCCACAAAAGCCTTGGGAATAAATAATACCATAACATAAATTGGAGAAAAAATGGCGTCAATTACAAATAGACAAGAATTTAAAGATTACTGTCTACGCCGACTAGGATTTCCTGTTATTGACATTAACATTGATGACGAACAGGTAGAAGATAGAATTGATGATGCCTTGCAATATTGGCAAGACTATCATTTTGACGGCCTGCAAAAAGTGTATTACATCAAAGCAGTAACTCAACAAGATATCAATCAACGTTATATTGATATGAGTCCGTCGGTCACTAAGGATGCGGCAAACAATTCATTAAACATTGTTGGTGTAACTCGTATATTTCCAATTCAAGATTCTCAAGCAACAGTCAATATGTTTGACCTGCGTTATCAGTTACGTTTGAATGAATTATATGACTTCACTTCAGCATCATACATTAACTACACAATGACAATGCAGCATTTGCGTTCTTTGGAATTATTATTTACCGGAGAAGTTCCTATTCGCTTTCAAAGACACATGCACAAATTGTTTATTGACTGGGCATGGGGCGCAAGGCAAGCAGGTGTAGGAACCATAGTTGTTGCTGAATGTTACGCATTAATTAATCCAGATGTCTATAGTGCTGTCTGGGATGATCGTTGGCTCAAAAGATATGCTACAGCATTAATCAAACGTAATTGGGGAGACAACCTCAAAAAGTTTCAAGGCGTTCAGTTATTAGGTGGAGTTACTCTTAATGGCGATAATATTTACAATGATGCCATTGAAGAAATAAAACAGCTAGAAGAAGAAATGGAAAACTCCTATGGTGCTCCATTAGAATTCTACTTGAATTAAAATGCCAACTAATCATTATTTCAATAATTATAACGCCAAATATACCGAACAACGTTTGGTAGAAGATTTGATTGTGGAATCAATCAAAATCATGGGTGTAGGCTGTTATTATATTCCCAACATCAATGATTCAGCAAGAGATATTTTATACGGCGAGGACCCTCTCAAGAAGTTCACAACAGCATATCCAATTGAGCTATACCCTAGCAATGTAATGGATTATAAAGGCGATAAAGACTTTTTCAGTAAATTTGGTCTTGAAATTAAAAACCATATGACTGTGGTAGTATCCAAAAGAAGTTTTCTGCAAAGAGTACCTGTTGATCCAGACTATGATAGACCAAGAGACGGCGATTTAATTTACATACCACCATTGAATGGTGTTGGTGAATTGTATGAAATCAAATTTGTTAATCAAGATATGGACATGGCAATGCTTGGTCGTAGAGTTCCATATTTTTATGAATTAGAATTAGAGAAGTTCAAGTATTCTCATGAAACTATCGATACTGGTATACCAGATATTGATATCGTACAGCAACAAGAAGCGTATGCACAGAGATTTACTTTGACTGGCGTATCAGGTACATTTGTGATTGGGGAAACTATATTCGTTTCTCCAAATAATATGTTAGTAAACGCAGAGGCGACAGGTATTATTGCTAACTATAATTCAGTTACAGCTAATGTAGATATCAATACAATCGTAGGAACATTTGCAGTGGGAGATTCAGCAAGAGGAGCGACATCAAATGCAAGCGGAATTCTTGCATCTACAAATATCTACGAACATTCAGAATACTATGCAGATTATGATAATAAAATAATTGGCACAGAAAGCAGTTCAATCATTGATTTTTCAGAATCTAATCCTTTTGGTAACATATAATGTCAGCAACTTATCACAGAATCATTCGTAAACTTGTAGTTGGTTTTGGAAGTTTGTTTGATAACATTTCCTTAACTAGATATAGAGCAGATGGCACCGAAGATAGAACAGTCAAGGTGCCTATTATCTATTCTCCAAAAGAAAAGTATGTTGCTCGTTTACTGGGTGATCCAGATTTAAATAAAAAAGTTCAAATTACATTACCAAGAATGTCGTTTGACTTGTTGAGTATGACATATGATACTTCAAGAAAACAAGTAACAAATCAAAAAATTTCTGCTGCTTCAGGTTCACCCAATACAAAACTGACAGTATATAATCCTGTTCCTTACAATTTTGATTTTTCATTATACATCTATGTGAGAAACATAGAAGATGGTACTCAAATTATTGAGCATATTCTTCCATTTTTTACACCAGAGTATACAATCAAGTTAAACCTTGTGCCCACAATGGGTGTAATTAAAGAAGTGCCTGTTACTTTAAATTCAGTCAACTATGATATTGAATATGAAGGCTTACAAGATTCTGATGCTAGAATTGTTATTTGGACTTTAAATTTTACAGCTAAAGCTTTTGTATATGGATCATATTCAGAAGGTAAGATTATCAAGAGTGCAAATACGAATATAATGAATTTAGATTATTTTGAACAGAATGGAAAAGCACTATTCAATATAAGTCCTACGGGATTTGGAAAATTTAAGATAGGTGAGCTTGTATATCAAGGATATTCTCTTGATACTGCCAGAGCAACAGCAACCGTATTGTCATATAGCAACACAACAAATAAAATGTTGGTTACTGACATAAACGGAATATTTAAAACTAATACTGAAATAATTGGTTTAGATTCTTTTGCTGAATATAATTTAGCTTCATTTGACAGTGCAAACGCCAACAATATGATGGTAAAAATTCATTCATATGTTAATCCAGCAAATGCTACTTCAAATTCAACATATACCATTGAAACTACCATAACGGAGTATCACAGTGACTAAGTTTGAAAAAAATATGAGTGAAATCTTTGAAATAGAACCGACAGAAGAAGTTCAGTCTACTGCCGTTGTGGTAAAGGAAAAAAAACCTATAGACAAGATTGAGATAAAATTAGAAGATGATCTAGAAAAAGATTATGACAAAGTTCGTCAAAACTATGAAGAAATTATCAATAAAGGAGTTGATGCCATTGATTCTATTCTTGAGATTGCCAGAGAATCTGAGCATCCAAGAGCATTTGAAGTTGCTGCTACTATGATTAAGAACGTAGCAGATGCAAACGAAAAGTTAATTATGCTACAGAAACAGATGCGTGAAATACAAAGAGCATCAGGAAAAGAACCACAAACAAGCACTAAAATAGACAAAGCCATATTTGTTGGTAGTACAGCAGATTTAAATAAAATGTTAAAAGGTAAGGAATGAAATACTTCAAACATTTAAGAGAAGAAGTTCAAGAAAGAAAAGATCCTAAGTCTAAAACACTTCATGCATTTGATATGGATGAAGTCTTGTTTCACCACGACCATTCTAAACTAAAAGTTCACGTTAAAGATCAGCACGGTAAAAGAGTTCAGTCTTTGACTAACACAGAATATAATGACCATAAGTTGAAACATGGTCACAGTTATGACTATGGTGATTTTAAATCACACAAAGTATTTCAAAGGTCTGCTCATCCTATTCATAAAATGATTAATAAATTGAGAGCTATACATAGGAATAATAAAAATGTTAGGATTGTAACCGCTCGTTCAGATATGGATGATAAACACGGTTTTATGAAAACATTAAGAAACCACGGTATTGATCCACATCAGATACATGTACATCGTGCTGGTAACGTAGGTGCTCCTTCACCAGCAGAAGCAAAACATAGAGTTATTGGTGACTTAATTAGGAAACATGGATATAAAAAAGTACACCTCTATGATGATTCCCATGCAAATCTACATCATTTTTTAAAATTAAAAGATGATCATCCAGATGTGGAGTTTCATGCACATCATGTTAGTCATGATCCAGAAACAGGACATGTGAAGATAACCACAACAAAAGCATAAAATGAATAGTTTTATAAAGTATATTAAAGAATCTGAAGAACACACATCTGAATGGATGTCAAGTTCCGATTTGGCTAAACATATACCAAAAACTGCACACAAACAAATCCAAAAAAGCAAAGAACATGGAATATTAATGAACCATGATCTTGCACATGGTGGTTCTGGACACTTGCGATATAGAATTAAAACCAAATCATATGATGGTTGGGAAAACAAAAATGTTCAGATTGCCTCAACCAAAAAAGATAAAGATGGATTTACGCATCATGCTACATTCGGTTTAGCAGCAAGAAGTGCATATCTACATAATCATATGAAAACTCATTCGGAAAGAAAAGTTACTGTTCCTTGGCACATGAAAGATGATGAAATTAAAAGAACGACTAATAGATAATGTCCATCAATAAAGATTCCTATAGAGATAATCCACTCTTAAAAAGAGCTGGAGTAAAAATTGAATATACGCAAGAGCAGATAGAAGAATATATTAAATGCTCTAAAGATCCTATTTACTTTGCTGAAAGATATATTCAAATCGTCAACGTTGATGAAGGTTTGATGCCATTTAGAATGTGGGATTTTCAACGTGATATGATTCGCACATATCATGAGAATCGTTTCTCTATTACCAAGTGTCCTCGTCAGGTTGGTAAAACTACTACTACGGTTGCATATCTACTCTGGCTTTCTATCTTTCAAGATACACAGAACATTGCTGTTCTTGCCAACAAAGGACAATTAGCTAGAGACATTTTAGCAAAGTATCAACTAGCCTATGAAAATCTTCCCATGTGGTTGCAGCAAGGTGTCATTACATGGAATAAAGGTTCTGTAGAACTAGAAAATGGATCAAAAGTTATTGCTGCTGCCACTTCATCATCAGCAGTTCGTGGTGGATCGTTTAACGTAGTATTTTTAGATGAATTTGCGTTCGTTCCTTCAAACATAGCGCACGAATTCTTCAACTCAGTTTATCCTGTAATCTCATCCGGTAAATCTACAAAGATTATTATTGTATCTACTCCTAACGGTATGAACTTGTTCTACAAGTTATGGATGGATGCAATAAACAAAAAGAACAACTATAAAACATTTGAGATTCACTGGTCACAAGTACCAGGCAGAGATGATGTATGGCGTGAAGAAACCATTCGCAATACTTCAGAACGTCAGTTCCAACAAGAATTTGAAACAGAATTTTTAGGTTCTACAAACACACTCATTTCTGGCTCAAAACTACAGCAACTTGTGTATGTTGAACCTGTAGAAAGAAAACGAATAGCCAAAGAAGAAATTCTTGATATATACGAACATCCTATTGTAGGCGATGGTGAATTGACAAAAGATCATGTATATGCGATTACGGTAGATGTTGCAGAAGGTAAGAATATGGACTTGTCTGCACTATCAGTAATTGATATATCAGAAACACCATATCGACAGGTAGCTAAATATGCTAGTTCGTTCATTTCTCCTGTCTTATTTCCTACGATTATCTATAACGCTGCCAAATATTATAATAATGCGTATGTCTTGATAGAAATCAATAATACTCCGCAGATTGCTGAGATATTACATGGCGAAATGGAATATGAAAATGTGTTGAAAGTGCAGACTGGAAATAAAAAAGCACAGCAAATTTCAGCAGGATTTGGTAGAGGTGTTCAACTTGGGGTTAAGATGAGTACCCAAGTCAAACGAATTGGTTGTACAAACCTTAAAACACTCATCGAAACTGACAAACTTATAGTAAAAGATTTCGATACTATTTCAGAATTTACCTCATTTGTTTCTGATGGAATGACATGGAGAGCAGAAGAAGGTAAGACTGACGATATGGTCATGTCTCTGGTGATGTTTGCATGGATGACAACTCAGAAGTATTTTAAAGATGTTGTTAACCATGACTTGAGAAAACAACTTCAACTAGAAAAACTAAGTCAGATGGATGAAGAAACATCTCCCGCTGGCTTTGTTATGGATGATGGATTAGATGTTCCTTTCTTGGTAGAAGGAGGCGATGTGTGGGTTACAGGGAATCAAGGCGAAGTCTATGCAGAATATTTCAATCAAATTATGAGAAACTGATATATTCTAAATAAAGTATACAGATTTTTACACCTGCCAATTTATAATAAAATAAGGAGAAAAAAATGGCAATTCAGTTATCTCCAGGAGTAAACGTATCAGAGATCGATCAAACTACGGTCGTTCCTGCGGTTCTTACTACTGCTGGTGCATTTGTCGGTACCTTTGCATGGGGTCCGGTAGATACACCCGTTCTGATCAACAATGCTGTCACACTAAGAGAAACTTTCAGCACACCAGATTCCAACTCTGCGGTATCTTTCTTTACAGCATCAAACTTCCTATCATATGGAAACAATCTAAGCGTTGTTAGAGCAGTAGGTGCAAACGCTAGAAATGCTACAGCAAACTCAGTTGGATTATTAATCGAAAACGATGACGTATATTTGGCGTCATATTTAAATGTAGATTCCGGAAATGCATATGGAGCTTTTGCTGCAAGATGTGCTGGTACACTAGGAAACTCTTTAAAAGTTTCTGTGTGTGCAAATACCTCTCTGTTTAGCACTTGGGAATACAAAGGCCTTTTCCCAGCAGCACCAGGAACATCAGAATATGCAACAAGCAAAGGTGCAACAAATGATGAAATGCATATTGTTGTTGTAGATGCTGGTGGTAAGTTTGGATCAGCAAACACTGTACTAGAAACTTTTGGATTTGTTTCAAAAGCAAGAAATGCTATCAAAGCAAACGATGGATCACCAAACTTCTATAAACAAGTTCTGTTTGATAACTCATCATATGTGTATGCTATGGATCCACCAAGCTATGCAACAACAAATGCCACTTGGGGAACAAATGCTGCAAACAATGTAACATATGCATCATTAACTTCAAACTTTAGTTCTACTCTAAGTGCTGCTGTAGATGAAGTTCCTGCGGCCGGCGATTTAACAAATGGTTGGGATTTATTTGCAAATAAAGAACAAATTGATGTATCTCTATTGATTGCCGGTGACGCTGGTGGAGAAACATCCGCAGTTACAGTTCAGAACCATGTGATCAGTTTAGCCGAGTCTCGTCGTGATTGTGTTGCATTCGTTTCTCCGCTATACTCTGATGTTGTAAATCAAACTAGCGCAGCAACAACGACAACAAACGTAACCGGTTGGATTAATTCATTAGGAATCACTTCAAGTTACGCTGTTGCAGATTCTGGATGGAAATATCAATTAGATCCATACAACAATGTTTATCGTTGGATACCACTAAATGCAGACGTAGCTGGTACTTGTGCATTCACTGATGCTGTAAGAGATCCATGGTATTCACCAGCAGGATTTAATAGAGGAACTATTAGAAACTGTATCAAGTTGGCATGGAATCCTGCTCAAACATATAGAGATACTTTGTATTCCGCTGGTGTTAATCCTGTCATTTCTTTCCAAGGACAAGGAACAATACTATTTGGAGACAAAACACTACAGTCAAAACCTTCAGCATTTGATAGAATCAATGTTCGTAGACTGTTTATCGCATTAGAGAAATCAATTTCTCAAGCTGCAAGATTCTCTCTATTTGAATTGAATGATGAATTTACACGTGGACAATTTATCGCTCTTGTTGAGCCATTCCTAAGACAAGTTCAAGGTCGTGGTGGTATTACAGATTTCAGAGTAGTCTGTGATGCAACAAACAACACACCACAAGTAGTTGACACAAACAGATTTGTTGGTGATATATACATCAAGCCTGCACGTTCTATCAACTTCATTCAATTGAACTTTGTTGCAGTTGGTACAGGAACTGAATTTACAACAATTGTTGGTGCACAATAAATAACATAAACCAACAAATAAGGAGAATTTAAATGGCGTTTAACATTTCTTCATTCAGAAGTAATATGTTGGGTGATGGAGCCCGTGCTAACTTATTTGAAGTTACATTAAGACTTCCAAGAGCCCTCGAAACACTACCAGGAGTTCAATCCTTGGCAGGGCAAGGAATTGCAGAGACTTCAAGATTTTTAGTAAGAGCCGCTCAACTTCCAGGATCAACTATTGGTACAGTAAATGTTCCATACTTTGGTCGTGAGGTTAAATTTGCTGGCAACAGAACTTTTGCAGACTGGACAGTAACCGTAATTAATGATGAAGATTTTAAAATTAAAAATACATTTGAAAGATGGTTAGATTACGTTAACTCCCATGCTGGAAATAGAAGACAAAGTTCTGATCCTGCAAATAAACTAGATTATTTTGCTCAGTTGGGTGTCACTCAGTATTCAAAATCAGGTGGAGCTGGTATCAAAAAATATACATTTGTAGATGCTTTCCCAGTAGACGTTTCTCCTATCGATTTAAATTGGGGAGATAACGACTCTATCGAAGAATTTACAATAACATTTGCATATCAGTATTGGATCAGTGATACTACGGATCAGAAAAATCCTGGATAATTTTTCACAAAAAATTGAAATTAACAGTATTGTAATGTAAGGAGAAATATCTTGGCTTTAAATTTATTTGGCTTTACGATATCGAGGCAAAAGGCTGAAGAAGATTCGTTAGTGCAACAATCATTTGCTCCACCAAGCAGTGATGACGGCGCACTAACGATTACTTCTGCGGCCTATTATGGTACATATGTTGACCTTGATGGTACTGCAAAAAATGAAGTAGAACTAATCTCTCGATATAGAGAGATGGCTATGCAGCCGGAAATTGAATCTGCTATTGATGATATTATCAATGAAGCCATTGTACAAGATGACGATGGTAAAAACGTCAAATTGATTATGGATGACTTAAAGCAGCCAGACAAAATCAAAAAAGCAATTCAAGATGAATTCTCAACTGTCCTGAGACTGTTGAATTATAATAATATGGCTCAAGATATCTTTAGAAGATATTACATTGATGGTAGATTGTTCTATCATATTATTATTGATAGAGAAAATCCAATTGCGGGTATTAAAGAATTACGCTATGTTGATCCAAGAAAAATACGCAAAGTTCGTGAATTGAGAAAAAAGAAAGACGAAAGAACTGGCGTAGAAATAATGGCAACAATTAATGAGTATTACATTTATAATGACAAGGCAATTACTGGTACACAGTCAAGCTATGGACCAGTAGGCACAAGAATTACAAAAGACTCCATCATTAATATCAATTCTGGTCTGATGGATTCTCGTAGAGCAGTTGTTCTCTCATATTTACATAAAGCAATCAAGCCTCTTAATCAATTGCGTATGATTGAAGATGCAACTGTTATCTACCGTATTTCTAGAGCACCAGAGCGTAGAATCTTTTACATTGATGTAGGTAACTTACCAAAACTCAAAGCAGAACAATATCTGCGTGATATCATGATCAAGTACAAGAACAAACTTGTTTATGATGCAAACACAGGTGAAGTTCGTGATGATCGTAAGTTTCTATCAATGATGGAAGACTTTTGGTTACCACGTAGAGAAGGTGGAAAAGGAACAGAGATTACCACATTGCCTGGTGGTCAAAATTTAGGTGAATTAGAGGACGTAAAATATTTTGAGAAGAAACTATACAAATCACTAAGCGTACCTATCTCACGATTAGAATCATCTTCTGGTTTTACTATTGGTCGTTCATCTGAAATTACTAGAGATGAATTAAAATTTGCAAAATTTATTGACAGATTACGTAACAAGTTTTCCGAATTATTTGATCAAGCATTGAGAATTCAATGTGTACTAAAAGGCGTATGTACTGATGTGGAATTCACAGAATTCAAAGAACATATGTACTATGACTTTATTAAAGATAATAATTTCGCTGAACTAAAAGAAGCAGAACTAATGGCAAATAGATTAACTCTGTTGCAGCAAGTTGATCCATATACCGGAACATATTATTCGATGGGTTGGATACGTAGAAATGTTCTACGCATGGACGATGATGAAATCAAACTCATTGATAAAGAAATTGATGATGAAAAGAAAGCAGGATTTGAAGTGCCTACTGAAGTGCAAAATGCTGTTGCACAACAAAAAATGATGACTGATATCCAAATGGATGCACAGCAACAACAAATGCAACAGCAACAAGATACAATGTCGCAGCAAAATCTTTCACAGGCACCACAACAGAATTCTGCAATAGATACACAAAAGCCACAACAGAGAAAACCTAAAGCAGTTAATTCATCTGCCGATTTAAGTTTATCTGAAAATTCTATGGTAAGAAGATTGACAAGAATATTATAAATAAAATTTGTCGTATTTTTAAATAAAGGAAAATTATGAATACCAGAGCAATTATAGATTATGCAATTCAAGACGATGCAGTGGCAATGCGTGATGCTCTTTATGCTGACATTCAAGATAGAGTTCATTCACACATTGAAATGAAAAAACAAGAAATTGCACAAGGCTTAGTTACACAAGAGCAAGAATATGACAATTCAGAAGAACTGAATGATGAGCAAGAAGAAGGAATTGACGAAGAATGAAATCTCTAAAAGATTTTATTGCCGATCACAAGATAGATGAAGACATTGATGGTATGCCTGGCGTGTTTAGTTCTAAGCCGGCAGATCCTCCACCAACTCTTGTGATGCGTAGAAGATCGATTCGTGAATTTCCAAACGGGCAACGTGTTGCTCTTTATCAGATAGATAAATTAAATAAGTATATTACTATACCATATCAAGTAAAAAACTGGGCAAACGAAGAAGTAGAATTGCAATTAGAGCCATTAGAAGAAAATGTAATGCATCATTTGAAGAACATTGTAAATAATAGTCAGGCAAAGTCAGTCAAATTTAAAGACGGTTCTTCAATGAAAGTTGATGTACAAACAGCAAATGCTATTTTGAAAGTACATGGTGCGGTGAATGATGAGAACAAAGAAAAGATTTCTCAAATGGCTCATAAAAGTAAAAGTCACTTTAAAAAAGTAGCAGATTTTGCTTGGAAACATGTAACTTATAAAACTAAGGATTAAAGAATGGCTAACGCATTTTCATATCAAGTTCTAAAAGACGATACACAAATGGCGGTTATTAAATTAACTGGCCTTTTTGATGGTTCAGCACAAGAAGAAAATATTGCTAGAATTCAAGCAAACACATTATATGGTGCATTAGATGCTAATAATGTTCCTTTAAGAAGTGGTTTAAGCGTAAGTAACACAGCTAAACCATATTATGGGTTGACTGTTAATCGTTGCTGGTATGATACGGATACAGGATCAGGATCAGTAGAACTATATTGGAGAGCAAATAATCATGTGAATGCAGAGCCAGATTCTGGAATTCCAATTTTGTTCATGCAGGGTAATGGAGAATATGATGGTGCTGGAAATTGGATTACTATTAGAAATCCTAGTGTGAATGCCAATACAAACGGTGATATTAGTATTCACACCCGTGGACAAATTGCAAATGCAAGTTATACAATCATTCTAGAACTACGTAAAGATAATGCGTATTATCAACGTGGTCAGTTTAATGATCCTGCTGCATTTAACTATCCGCCATATAGCGTCACCCCATAAATGAAAGAGATTGTTAATCTAGTTCTTGAAGGTAAATTAATAGAAGCTAAAGAGAAGCTAGAACAATTCATTAACCAAAAAATTAAAGCAAAATTGTTTGAAAAAAAACTGAGTCTAGTTTATGAAATGTATGATGAACTAGATTGTGATTTAAGTATAGAAGAATTAAACGAGGCTAAAAATAGTCAAAAAGCAGGTAGAGTTAAAGTTGTACGTGTGCGTGTTCGTGGTGGAAAAATGCAGACAAGAAAGAAGTTTTCTGCCATAAAAGGGTACACAATACGTGGTGGAAAAATGGTTCGTATGTCATCACAGGAACAACAAAAAAGAAGATTAGGTGCCGTTAAATCTAGATACAAGCGTAGAGCAAAACTACAACAGGCACTAAGAAAAAGACAAAGATCCATAGGTAAAAGAAAGGCAATGGGAATATGAAACTAATTAAAGAAGTTTTTGAGACTGTTGAATATCTCACAGAAGATAAAGACGGCCAAAAACAATTATACATTCAAGGTCCGTTTCTTGTTGCCGAAAAGAAAAATAAAAACGGCCGCCTGTACGAATACAATACGATGAAAAAAGAAGTTCATCGTTACACAGAAGAATACATTAACAAAAATCGTGCTTTTGGTGAATTAGGTCATCCTGATACACCTACAATCAATCTAGAACGTACAGCAATTCTTATATCATCTTTACATGAGGATGGTACTCAATGGATTGGTAAAGCAAAAATCTTAGACACCCCGATGGGAAACATTGCTAAGAAACTTATTGAAGGTGGAGCATGTTTAGGTGTTTCGTCTAGAGGTATGGGTTCTCTTAAAAATGTCAATGGAGTTAATGTAGTTCAACCAGATTTTTATCTTGCCACAGCGGCTGATATTGTAGCAGATCCTTCCGCACCCGGAGCTTTTGTTGAGGGTATTATGGAAGGCAAAGAATGGATGTTAGTAGATGGCGTTTGGACAGAAATGGATCAATCAAAAGCTATTCAGCAAATTAAAAAAGCGAGTAGAAAAGAGATTGAAGAAGTAAGTCTACGCATATTTGAAAACTTCATAAAAAAACTTTAATTATAAATATCCAATATAGAAAAACAAGGAGATTTCTAAAATGCCTAAATTTAATCTTTCTGAAGCCGCTAAGGAAATTTTAGACGCATCTGTTGCATCTAAAAGAGGTGGCCAAGATCAAACTTCAAGACTTCCATCAAGCGTGGCTTATGGCACAAAAGATGTAGGTTCAATCGGTGACGATCCAACCAAAAATGATGATGATGCACCAGATTACACTAAAGGTACACCAACAGCAACTCCTCCAGGAGCAACACCTCCTGTGGGTTCAGAGCCAATGAAGAAACTAGCATCACAACCACAAGAAACAATGGGTCGTGGTGATCTAAGAACAATTCAGCAATCAGATGCTACAGATATGGCTAACATTCGTGACCGTATCGCTGGTAAATTGGCACCACAAACAATGCCTATGAATCCAGGCGCTACATTCCAATCATATCATGAAGGCATTGATATGTCTGACGATGTTGCTGCTCTATTAGAAGGTGAGAACCTATCTGAAGAATTCAGAAACAAAGCAACAACTATTTTTGAAGCTGCTGTTCTATCAAGAGTAGAAACTATTGTTGAGTCAATGGAAACTAATTTGACAGAAGAATTCCAAGTTGCTGTTGAACAAATCAAGGAAGACTTAGCAGAAAAACTGGATGAATATTTGAATTATATGGTTGAAGAATGGATGCAACAAAATGAACTAGCAGTCGAAAGAGGTCTACGTGCCGAAATCGTTGAAGAATTCATTGGTAAACTGCGTAATCTATTCGTAGAATCATACATTGATATTCCAGAAGAAAAAGTTGACGCTGTAGAAGAATTAGTTGGTCGTGTTGAAGAACTAGAAGACGCTCTAAACGAAGAAATTCAAAAGAACGTTGAGTTCACAAAAGCGATTAACGAACACAGAAAAATGGAGGCTATCCACGCAGCTTGTGAAGGCCTTACACAGACTCAAGTAGAAAAAGTCAAAGCACTCGCAGAGAGTCTTGAATTTACTACTGAAGAAGATTTCGGAGAGAAACTAGAGACAATCAAGGAATCATATTTCCCAAGTCAAGTTAAAGCTGCCGAATCGTCTGATCTGAATGAAGAAATTCAAATTGATGATGAAGATAAGAAAGATCCAAAATCTTCAGATCCAATGATGAATGCTTACGCTCAGGCTATTACAAAAACTTTGGCGAAATAAATAAAAAACCAATAACAAAAAGGAGACTTAGATGTATCTTTCCGAACAACTAAAACAGAAATGGGCTCCTGTTCTGGATCATCCAGAACTAGAAGCAATTAAGGACCCATATAAGAAGGCTGTTACTGCAATGGTTCTTGAGAACCAGCAAGCAGCTATGCAACAAGACGCTGGTCTGCTGAACGAAACAACTTCAGTAGGTCCAACTAACATCACAGGCGGTGTTCAGAACTTTGATCCAATCCTGATCTCGTTAGTCCGTCGTGCATTACCTAATCTGATTGCTTATGATGTTGCTGGCGTTCAGCCAATGACAGGTCCTACAGGACTGATCTTTGCAATGAGAGCAAGATATGCTAACCAAAATGGTGGTGAAGCTTTCTACAACGAAGCTAACACAATCTTCTCTGGTACTAGCTCACAAAACAATCCATACGGCTTTGCTGGTACTCCAGCAACTGACGTTGGTACTAACCCAATTGCTAGCCTTGCAGCTAACGCTTATACAACAGGTATTGGCTTACCAACTGCAACTGCTGAATTCTTGGGTTCAGAGAGCAACGCTGCATTCCAGCAAATGGCATTCAGCATTGAGAAAGTTTCCGTAACTGCTCAAAGCCGTGCGCTAAAGGCTGAATACTCACTAGAACTAGCACAAGACCTGAAAGCAATTCATGGTCTAGATGCTGAGACAGAACTAAGCAACATTCTGTCTACAGAAATTCTAGCTGAAATCAACCGTGAAGTTATCCGTACAATCTATGCAACTGCTGTTGCTGGTGCTCAGTATGGTACAACAACTGCTGGTTACTTTGACTTAGACACAGATTCAAATGGCCGTTGGTCAGTTGAGCGTTTCAAAGGTCTAATTTTCCAAATTGAACGTGATGCTAACGTTATCGCAAAGCAGACTCGTAGAGGAAAAGGTAACGTTCTGATCGTTTCTTCAGACGTTGCTTCCGCTATGGCTATGGCTGGTGTTCTGCAATATACACCTGCTCTACAAGCTGATCTGCAAGTAGATGACACAGGCAATACATTCGCTGGATTGCTACATGGACGTATCAAAGTATACATCGATCCATATTTCGGTGGATACACAAGCAACCAAGAACTAGTAACAGTTGGATATAAGGGTACATCACCTTATGACGCTGGTCTGTTCTACTGCCCATACGTTCCTCTACAAATGGTTCGTGCTGTTGACCAGTATACATTCCAACCAAAGATTGGATTCAAGACTCGTTACGGCATGGTAGCTAACCCATTTGCTGAAGGTATCACAAAAGGCAATGGTGCTCTATCAGCACGTAGCAATGTTTACTACAGAATCTTCGGTGTTAAGAATCTGATGTAATTGATGAAGCCACCAAAGAGTGGTGCTTTAAGAGAGGCTCCCAAAAGGAGCCTCTTTTTTTATATAAATACTCCATAAGGAGATAACATGCCGCAATTAATTCCTCAACCACAAAATACTAACTTTTTACAATCTACAAAGTTTGTATTGACTTTTCCCAGAATAAGTAATACTCAATACTTTTGTCAAGAAGTTAATTTGCCTGGCGTATCCACATCAGAAATAGTGCGTCCAACACCTTTTGTTGACCTTTATATTCCTGGTGATAAACTTGTATATGAGCCATTAAATATTACGTTTATTGTGGATGAAGATATGAATTCGTGGTTAGAGATTCATAATTGGTTAAGAGGTATGACTTTTCCAACTGACTTTGAAGAATACAGGAATTTAAAAAATCTATCTTCGGTTTCTAGAAATTCACCAAAACCACAATATTCTGATGGTGTGTTAACAGTATTAACCGCACTGAACAATCCAAAGCTTTCTGTTAAGTTCACCGATGTTTTTCCTGTGTCTTTATCTGCCATTCAGTTTAATGCCACAGATGCCGATACGCCAACCATGACTGCCACGGCAACATTTAGATATTCTTGGTATGATGTCAAAAAAACTTGACAACAAATAATCATCTATGTTATAATTGAAACTGGTTATATTCTATCTTTAATTATTATGGAAAATCTAGAACAAGTATTATCCTTTTGGGAAAAAGACTCTGTTGTTGACGAGACCGAACCTTCCCGTGAGATTATTCGTATTCCAAATCTCCACAGCAAATATCTTAATATTATGACTAAACACAGAATTGCTGTCAAGAAAGCTACATTTGATTATCACAGAATGAAGAAAGTCAAATGGGAATACTATACGGGTAAGATGGATGAAGATGAACTAAAAGAATATGGTTGGGAACCGTTTCGGTTTACCTTGAAATCCGATGTGAATACATATCTAGAGAGTGATGGTGATTTGATTAAACTTCTAGAGAAAAAGGTATATCATGAAGAAGTCGTTGAAGTCTGTACAGCTATACTCAAAGAGTTGGCCAACAGAACATGGCAACTTCGTGAACATATGACACATGAGCGATTTATCCAAGGCGCAAGATAATCTTGCAATCACAAAAAAGAATGAAGTATACGCACACATAGAATGTGAACGTCATCTAGCAAAAGAACTATCAGAATATTTTACGTTCTTTGTTCCTGGTTATCAATTTACACCAGCATTTCGTAATAGAGTATGGGATGGAAAGATACGGCTTTTTGACCTAAGAAGCAATAACATTTATCTCGGACTACTACCATACATAGAGAAGTTTGCAGAAGAACGTGGCTATGAAATTGAGTATGGAGATCCACGACCCGATTTGACTGATGACTTTTCTCTGTACTTAGCCAAGAAGTTCACAGACGAATTAAACCTTCATGCACACGGTAAAGCAATTCAAGCTACAGACTATCAGCTAGATGCTTTTGTTCATGGTATGCGTCATAGGAGAGCATTGTTATTATCTCCTACAGCATCAGGTAAGTCACTCATCATCTATCTTTTTGTACGTCAATTCCTTGACTATAAGGGCCACAAAGGGTTAATTATAGTCCCGACTACATCACTAGTAGAACAGTTATATTCTGACTTTGCTGACTATTCTAGCTATAATAATTTTGATGTAGAAGCAAATATACACAGAGTATATCAAGGTAAAGATAAGTATTCAGAGAAGAATCTGATTATCTCAACTTGGCAATCTCTGTATCAACTACCATCAGAATACTTCGAACAGTTCGACTTTATCATAGGAGATGAAGCACATTTGTTCAAAGCTCAATCTCTCGCTACCATTATGACTTCTTGTACTAATACGAAATATCGTATTGGATTGACAGGCACATTAGATGGTACAAAAACACACAAACTGGTACTTGAAGGTTTATTTGGACCTGTAGAAAGAGTCACTCAAACTAAAGACTTGATAGAAAGAGGTCAGTTAGCAGAATTTGATATTAAGTGTCTTGTGCTTAAACATCCAGAAGAAATAGCTAAAGAATTAAAGAAGAAAGAATATAAAGACGAAATAGCATATTTAATTCAATGTGAAGCTAGAAATCGTTTCATAAAAAATCTAGCACTATCACTCGGTAATAATACATTAATTCTCTATCAATATGTTGACAAGCATGGGAAATTGTTGTATGATTGGATTACCAATGCCAAGAATATAGGCAATAGAAAAGTATTCTTTATTCATGGCGATACCGATGTTAAAGACAGAGAAAATATAAGACAAATTATGGAGGAGGAACAAGATGCCATTGTGGTCGCTTCTTTTGGTACTTTTAGTACCGGCATTAATATTCGCAATTTACATAACATTATCTTTGCGTCTCCCAGCAAATCGAGAATCAGGAACCTTCAGTCAATTGGAAGAGGACTTAGAAAAGGAGACACCAAACAGAAGGCAACCCTCTATGATATTGCCGATGACCTTCGAGTCGGCAAACACATGAACTTCACACTAAGGCATTTCGTGGAAAGAACAAAGATATATACTGATGAAGGGTTTCCTTATAAACTCTACAAGATAGGACTCAAGAATGGAACAAATTAAAATAGTCCGATTAAAGACTGGAACTGATATCATCGGTTATATTAAAGAAGAAAATTATTCTACTTATATTAGAGATGCAATGATTATTGAAATGCATGATGATCTCAGAAATCAAAAACAAATTCTAACTCTGGCTAATTGGGCACCATCTTCAATCATAAAAGTCAATGAATGTGCAATTGGAGACAATGATATATTAACCATATTTGAACCTACTGATATATTCGTTGATCATTATCTAGGTACTTTGAAAACAATATCTAATTTGGCTAAAGCAAAAGAAGAAACTGATAAACTAGACGATGATGAAATCATGAGTATGATTGAAGCAATGGAAGAGAAAGAATACTACACACTTCAGTAATAGGTCCTATTATCAGCATCATTCTGGACATACTCAGTATAACGGTATGTTAAGACCTTGTCAACACTTTTTTATGGTAAACTTATGAGTAAACAAAAACACTATGTCAATAATGAGGATTTTCTCAAAGCACTTGTCCAGTACAAGAAAGACTGCAAAGAAGCCAAAAAGAATAATCTCATTAAACCTATAGTACCAAATTACATAGGTGAATGTTTTATGAAGATTGCAGAAGGTTTGTCACACAAACCAAACTTTATCAATTATCCACACAGAGATGAAATGATTGGTGATGGTATTGAAAACTGTTTGATGTATTTTGAAAACTTTGATCCAAATAAATCAAAAAATCCATTTGCTTATTTCACACAGATTATCTACTTTGCTTTTCTCCGTCGTATCCAAAAAGAAAAGAAACAGTTATATGTCAAATATAAAGCTACCGAACAAGTTGGTATATTAGATGAATATGAGATGATGGAATTTGAAGATGGTACAACAAAGCAGTTTGAACTCTACGATAATATTGCCGAGTTCATAGAAAACTTTGAAGAAGGAAAGCGCAAGAAAAAAGAGGCAAACAAGCCTAAAGGTATTGAAAAGTTTCTTCAGGAGTGATATAATGAAAATTGGATTCAACTGTAGTACGTTTGATTTGTTTCATGCTGGTCATGTTACCATGCTGAAAGAAGAAAAAAGACATTGTGATTATTTGATTGTGGCAATACAAGTTGATCCCACTGTGGATAGACCAGACACAAAAAATAAACCGGTAATGTCCATCTATGAGAGATATGCGTGTGTTTCTGCATGTAGATACGTAGATGAAGTTATTGTATACCACACAGAAGAAGATTTGTTGAATATATTAAAGACTCAGCATATTGATATTCGTTTTCTTGGTGATGAATACAAAACAAAAGATTTTACGGGCAAGCAATGGTGTTTGGATCATGGTATTGAATTGCACTATCATGAAAGAGAACATCCATATAGCAGTTCTTCATTACGAAAACGCATATATGATGCTGAAGTGGAAAGAATGAGAAAAATGAATAAGGAATATGATGAATGTCAAAAGTAGCAATCATTACTGATCAGCACTTTGGAGCTAGGAACGACTCTATAGTTTTCTTAGACTATTATGAAAAATTCTATACCGAAACTTTCTTTCCTAAACTGAGAGAAGAAGGCATTCGTCAAGTTCTAATTCTCGGCGATACTTTTGACAGAAGAAAGTACATAAACTTTTATAGTCTGAAACGAACTAAAGAAATGTTCTTTGACACTCTACATGAAGAAGGGTTTGAAGTCTTCATGTTGGCAGGCAATCATGATACATACTTCAAGAATACCAATGAGGTGAATTCTGTAGATTTATTATTACAAGAATATGGTAATATTCATGTGATTGATTCACCAGAACATATTCATGTTGGACCACATCAAGTTTGTATGATACCATGGATTTGTGCAGATAATTATGAACAATCCATGCAATTCATTAAAGAGTCTACTTCTGATATTTGTATGGGTCATTTTGAGATAGCAGGATTTGCTATGCACAAAGGCATGCCATCAGAGGAAGGATTGCATCGTGACATTTTTAGAAAATTTGAGTTCACTTTTAGCGGTCATTATCATCATAGGTCTAATGCGGATGGTATATACTACTTGGGCAACCCGTATGAGCTTACGTGGCAAGATTATAATGATCCAAGAGGCTTTCACATTTTTGATTTGGACAATCGTAATTTGGAGTTTGTACAAAATCCTAATGTGATGTTTCACAAGATTGTCTATGATGACAAAGAAAAAGAAGTAAAAGAAATAACCAATTTTGATATGGCGCCATATATCAATAAATTTGTTAAGGTTGTGGTATTGAACAAAACTAATCCATATCTGTTTGATGTATTTGTCAATAACCTATACCAAACAAACCCAGCCGATATTACCATTGTTGAGGACTTTACAGACTTGACAGAAGGTGTAAATGATGATATAATTGATCAAGCAGAGGATACTTTAACTATCCTAAACAACTATGTTGATGCCATCCAAGATGATAATTTGGACGCAAACAAACTAAAAAACATACTCAAAGAACTTTACATTGAAGCGGTCAATACTGAACAATGATTATATTTGAAAAGGTTAGATGGAAAAATTTTCTGTCTACCGGTAACTGGTTTACAGAGATTGATTTCACACGTTCACCAAATACACTAATTATCGGATCGAATGGATCGGGAAAATCAACCATTCTTGATGCTTTGACATTTGGTCTATTTGGTAAACCATTTCGTAAAATCAATAAACCTCAACTACCAAACTCTATCAATGAAAAAGAATGTATCGTAGAAATCGAATTTAAAGTTGGTAAGAAATCATATAAGATTATTCGAGGTATCAAACCAAATATATTTGAAATCTATCAAGATGGTAATTTATTGAATCAAGATGCAGCATCAAGAGATTATCAAGAGGTTTTAGAGAAAAATATTCTCAAACTCAACTTCAAATCATTCACACAGATTGTTATTCTAGGTTCGGCATCGTTCACACCATTTATGCAATTATCGGCTGCTGACCGCCGTAATATCATTGAAGATTTATTAGACATTCAAATTTTTTCTTCAATGAATAGTTTGGTCAAAGAAAAGATGGTAGAGATTAAAGATGCTTCTGCTAAAATAAAGTATGATATGGACCTAACAGCAGAAAAAATTGAATTACAGAAACAAAACATTGAAGAACACAAGAAACACAATGATGCTGAGATAGAAAAGAAAAAACAAGAAATAATCACAAGTGAAACACAAATAGGTCATTTGCAGATTGACATTGAACTGATTCAGAAACACATCAATGCACTAACTTCAAAAATCCTAAATAAAGATGCAGTAGATGCAAAGAAAACTAAACTCTCAAATCTTGAAACTCAGTTATCAAATAATTTGAGAAAACTGGATAAAGAAGTTAAGTTCTACGAAGATAATCATGATTGTCCAACATGTAAACAAACAATTACACAAGACTGGAAAGAAAAACAAATACTAGAGAAGCAGGTTAAAAAAGGCGACATATCAACAGCGTTAACTGATATTGAAAAGAAGATTGCGGATGCAAATAATATTGTAAATGAGATGTTAAAAATTACAAAACATATCAATGAACATAATTCGGAGGTGATAAAACACAATGCATCAATCACAGCAATCAACAAATACGTGGCTAAACTTAATGCAGAAATTGCAGAACTCTCAACCAGAAAAGATAACCTTGAGGAAGAGAACACAAAGCTTAAAGAGTTACGAGAAAAACTTACCGAGCTTGTTAAAAAACAAAAACAAATAGCAGATGAAAAACAATATTATGAATTTGCTGGAACATTATTGAAAGATACTGGTATCAAAACAAAGATTATCAAACAATATCTTCCAATTATGAATAAACTTATCAACAAGTATTTGACTGCAATGGATTCGTTTATTAACTTTAACTTAAATGAAAATTTTGAAGAAACTATCAAATCTCGCCATCGTGATGACTTTAGCTATCACAATTTTTCTGAAGGCGAGAAAATGCGAATTGATTTGGCTATATTGTTCACATGGAGACAGATTGCAAAGTTGAAGAATAGTGTTAATACTAATCTGCTCATATTAGATGAGGTATTTGACAGTAGCCTAGATACTGTAGGTACTGATGAATTTTTAAAGTTGATGTATGATATTGGTCAAGATACCAACGTATTTGTTATATCGCATAAAGGTGATCAGTTATTTGATAAATTTAGAAGCGTGATTCGTTTCGAGAAGAAAAACAATTTTTCGAGGATAGCAAAATGAGTGATATTATTAGAATTAGTACAGATGATCCATCTGGTACAAAAGTACAGCAGGTTAAAGTATTGGAACTTGTACCAGAAAAATCTTCTATTTTAGATGAGGTAATGCCTGAATTTGATTTTAGTAATCCACCAACTGATCCAGTATTTCTTGCATCACAATTAGTAGAAACATGCATCTACCATAATGGTCTGGGTCTATCTGCCAATCAGTGTGGATTAAGATATAGAGTATTTGTAATGGGTGCAGGTAATGATTATGTTGCACATTTTAATCCAAAAATCATCAGCACATCTGACGCAACAGCACATATGGAAGAAGGTTGTCTGTCTTACCCGTTATTGTTTGTTCATATCACTAGACCAGAAAGTATTACTGTAGAATATCAAGACTTCAATGGTGAAAAAAAGACAGCAACATATTCGGGTATAACTGCTAGATGTTTTCAACATGAACTTGACCACATGAATGGTGTTCGTTACACTATCAAGGCAAAACCTTTGGCACTACAAACAGCCAAGAAAAAGAAAGATAAACTTATTCACCGTTATAGGAAAGCAAATGAAAGATTGGCAACACGGGTACGGACTGGATTACCTCAAAGGCCTTGAGTCTCTGTATGCAGACTACAATAAGTTTGCAGATTCACCTTTTGCAGAGTACAAAAAGAATAACATAGCGGAAGATTTACACAAAGGACATTTGCGTATACATGCAGATGGTTCTTATGTTCAAACTAAGGTAAGTAAGTCTTCTCCCATCACTATGTACCAAAATGTAAATATTGCGATCAAGGTACCTGGCGATTATGTTATTACTAAACTTCGTGGTACTGTTGATTATATTGAAGATGTTTGTGAAAAAGCGGAAGGAAATACTTGGTTATATGTTTGGGCAGAAGACAAAACTACCAAACTTATTGCACAACATTACTTTGAATATGTTGGAAGTAAAATCACCACATTTGGTGAAATCTATAGTATATACTTCAAAGAAGGTGTAATACCAAGAGCGGCTCTATTTGTTGACCCTGTAGAAAAGATTGCCATAAAACAGTTGAATATTCCTGTTGATTCTGATATCATAGAGAAAATTGCAGTCAAACTAGAAAACCTAAATATTAAATACCAGAATCATTATAGCAACTACAATAAGAAAAAGTCTTGGTCTGCAATATCTTTACGTGGTTATACACCAGATATTATGCGTATTGAGAAACCGATTGAGATGAGTAAGAAATGGAAAGAGGAACATAAAGATGAAGAATTTTATCTGCAAGATACATTCCTTCGCAAAGAATTTCCAGAAGTTGATAAGCTACTTGAGTTTTTGGGCGATGCAGAACTACATCGTATTAGGTTCATGCGTCTTACTCCTGGCGGTGGTGAGCTTACCCGTCATACAGACCAAGTTGATCCAGATTCTGGTCTTAACATTAATTGTTTATCTAGGCTTCATTTTCCTATTAGAACTAATCCAAAAGTTAGGTTTGGTGTTTGGGAACCAACAGGAAACAAAAAAGAAGTAAACATGCAAATTGGTGAGTGTTGGGTACTTGATACGAGAAAACCACATACAGTCATCAATGAAGGCGATGAAGATAGAATACATCTGGTTGTTGATGTAGTCACAGACAAAAATCTTAAAGAGATAATATTATCATGAAATGGTTTTATGAAAAGAATCGTGAACTGTTAGATTCACCAGTCAATAAATACTTTGAAGAAGTTCTTTGGATGTCCAAAGACGAATTTCGTCAGTGGGTAATAGAACTTCGTAAAACCGTCGTTGACTTGTGGGATAATCACAATCTTCCACCTAGAGTTGGCTATGATGAACAAGAAATCATAGAACAATTCAATCAGATGCATTCTTTCCCTATACACAAATTTGAAGCGGTTGATGAGTTAACAGGCGAAAAAGATGTGATAAGAAATACAAGCGTTGTGGGTAATGCAGTTAATCAATGGTTTCCCACCATGATGAAGACTCGCATCAACTATACAAAAAAAGATGATGGTAAATCCATCTATGATTATTTTGCAAAGGACGAACTACTTGACACTTTTATCACATATGCTACCCGTCATTTTAAACGGGATTCTTTTTACCATTATTCTTTTGTTGCTAAAGCAAGCGAATCAGAACATTATGGATATCTTCCAGTATCCAATGATGCTGTTGGATGGATTGAGGAGTTCGAAAAAGAATTTAGAAAACAGGAAAAATGGGACTACTGGCTCCAACCCAAAGATATAGACAAAGAATATACTGGCTACAATGAAGAATTAAAAAATCAAAAATATTTGTATATACATAAAGATGATATTGAGAAGCTAAATCTTCCAGATAAATGCAAAACTAATGTTGACTATGATAAGTCAGAATATTATCAAATTCGCCCGTATCAATTTAAACAGAAATTATTTCCAGTTGGACTCAAAGCATTTAGAGTTTCATTTTGTCAGTATGCTGTAAACTTTCCACCTTTAACTGCAAAATACTTATATGAAAAATTTACACAGCACTTGGTTGGACAACCTCTTATCCGCATTTATGATCCTTCTAGTGGTTGGTCTGGGCGTCTTCTCGGCTCTATGTCTATTCGTGATGACCGTCATATTCTTTATATTGGGACTGATCCTAACACTGATCATAATACCACTCCTGGTCGTACAAAATATCATGAAGTCGCTGATTTCTATCGTAAGAATGTTAACAAAGGTGGACTCTGGGCAGATGAACACTCCCACACAGAAACAGAAATCTACCAACTAGGTTCAGAAGTTATAAGAGATGACCCAAACTTCCAAAAGCATAAAGGTAAACTTGATCTGGTCTTTACATCACCTCCTTACTTTGCTAAAGAAGCATATTCAGAAGACCCAACACAATCATATAAAAAGTTTGGGCAATATCAAGAATGGCGAGAAGGTTTCTTACGACCCACGCTTGAAACTGCTGTTGAATGGTTACAGTCTGACCGTTATCTTTTGTGGAATATTGCCGACGCTGTTTTTGGAGGTGACATGTTACCTCTTGAAGAAGATAGCAGAAAGATTCTAGAAGAACTTGGCATGCAATATAAAGGTAAACTAAAAATGTCTTTGGCTCAAATGCCTGGTGGTAATAGAGTTGATACTGAGACTGGATTACCAAAAGCAAAGAATTTCTGCAAGGTTAATGGATTATGGTTAAAATACGAACCGGTATTCGTTTTCTATAAACCGTAAGTTTACCACTGAAATACTTGACACACACACTACATAATGATATGATGTGAAAACTTGCTGATTATGCAAGGATTTTTTTAACTTTGTTATTTTTTATTAGGAGATCATGATATGGCACAAAAGCTATCAGCCAAACAGCGCATGTTGAATGCCTTGAAACAAAAAGAAGGCTACAACACTTTCACAGTTGCACAAGCTCAACGCCGTTTCGGTGTTCAAAATGTTTCTGCTCGTATTGAGGAACTTCGCCGTGAAGGTTACTGCATCTATACCAACACTAAAACTCTCGACAATGGCAGCAGAGTAAAATACTACAAGATGGGTACACCTACCCGCAAGCTTGTACAAGCTGCTTTGAAAGGTGGATTTAGTTTTGCTAACTAATCCATGAAAACAAAAAGGAGACTACTCAAAAGGTAGTTCTCCTTTTTTTACACCTAGAGGTCAATATGGAAATAAGCATTAAAACAGAAGAACTAAGAAAAAAAAGTATATTCATTGCTACCCCAATGTATGGTGGCATGAATCATGGCCTATATATGAAATCTTGCCTTGACTTACAAGGTATGTGTATGCAATATGGTATTGCTACAAAATTTTCATTTCTATTTAACGAATCTCTAATTACAAGAGCAAGAAATTATCTTGTTGATGAATTCCTAAGTCGCTCAGACTGCACACATTTATTGTTCTTAGACTCAGATATTAATTTTGATCCTAGAGATGTTATTGCTCTTTTAGCTTTGGACAAAGACGTTATTGGTGGTCCTTATCCTAAAAAAGCAATCAAGTGGAAAAACATTAAATCTGGACTACAAAAACATCCAGAAATGGAACCACAAAGCTTAGAAAAACTTGCAGGTGACTTTGTTTTTAATCCTGTAAAAGGAACAGCACAATTTAATGTAACTGAACCTCTTGAAGTTATGGAAATCGGTACTGGTTTCATGATGGTAAAACGTGAAGTGTTTGCAAAATTTGCAGATGCTTATCCACATCTCAACTATAAACCAGATCATGTAGGACAAGCACATTTTGATGGTTCAAGAATGATTCATGCCTACTTCGATACTGTAATTGATAAGGGGTACACATTTGAAGATGCTCATCAATTACTACAGAGAGCAGCAAAAGGTGAAGATGTAGAATCAGAAGCAAAAAAACTTCTAGGTAAAGAAGAAGAAGCTTCTCACCGATATCTGTCTGAAGATTATATGTTCTGTCAGTGGTGGAGAAACATTGGTGGAAAAATCTATCTATGTCCATGGATGAAAACCGCACATATTGGAACTTATCACTTCCATGGTGATATGCCAGCAATTGCAAACTTCGTTGGAGAAATGTAATGGGTCAAGGTCGTAAATTTGATGGTGGTAAATCAGAGTACGGCCTATTACCTCCTCTTGCATTAGAAGAAACAGTAAAGGTTTTAACCTTTGGTGCTCAAAAATATGAACGTGATAATTGGAAAAAAGTACCCGATTCAAAACGTAGGTACTTTGATGCAATGGAAAGACACATATGGGCATGGAAAAGAGGAGAACAATTTGACCCCGAATCTGGTTTACATCACTTGGCACATGCGATGTGCTGCTTGATGTTTCTATATGAACATGATATAATGTACTCTTTACATAATGGAGAAACAAATGAAACTCTCAAATGAAACACTTATCATTCTGAAGAATTTTTCTGGAATTAATTCTGGAATTCTTTTCAAAAAAGGTAGCACACTATCAACGGTCTCATCCACAAAAACTGTTCTGGCACAGGCTACTTTGCAAGAAGATATTCCGCAAGAATTTGCAGTCTATGATTTGAATAACTTTCTATCAGTTTTATCTCTAGGAAAAGAAACACCAGAACTTGAATTTGATGAAAAGCATATTCTCATTAATTCGCTTGGTGGTCGTAGTAAGATTAAATATCGTTTTACTGATAAGAGTATGATTGTTACACCTCCCGACAAAACTGTTATTATGCCATCTCAAGATGTTTCATTTACTCTTGAAGAATCAGATTATGATTGGATTATGAGAACAGCAAATGTACTTCAATCTCCACATGTTGCAATTGAAGGTGTCAATGGTAAATTGAAATTGACTTCTTTTGATGCAAAAAATGATGCTGCAAATGTCAACTCTGTTGAGATTGGTGAAACAGATAAAGTATTCAAATCGGTGTTTAAAACTGAGAATCTCAAGATGATTCCTGGTAGCTATGAAGTTACTGTCTCATCAAAAGGAATTTCTCATTTCAAAAATAAAAAAGATCCAATTGAATATTGGATTGCAACTGAAAAAGATTCATCAACCTTTGAGGAATAATTATGCTACTTACGTTTACAGAAGCCGAAACAAAAAACTCTATTTCAATTAATCCAAAAAATGTTGTGTCAGTTTTTGCTCTAGTGAAAGCAGCAACTCCAGAAATGGAACCATATATTGGAAAAACTGTGATTATATTGTCAAATGGTAATGTGATTGTTGAAGAAGGATATTTGGATGTTGCTGGTATGATTAGTGGTGAATTGAATCAATACTGATTCAATAATTAAGATGTTTTTTATTATGGAGCATGTGAATGAACGACCAAATTCTTTGGGTAGAAAAGTATCGCCCTCGTAAAGTAGAAGACTGTATTCTTCATGATAGTCTGAAGAAAACTTTTCAGGAGTATGTTGACAGAAAAGAGATTCCCAATCTTCTTCTGTCTGGTTCAGCGGGCGTAGGTAAGACTACAATTGCAAGAGCCTTGTGTGATGAAGTAGGTTGTGATTACATCATCATCAATGGCTCTGATGAATCGGGTATTGATGTTCTCAGAAACAAAATCAAAAATTATGCTTCATCAGTCAGTCTTACTGGTGGTCGCAAAGTCATTATTATTGATGAAGCAGATTATCTAAATCCAAACTCAACACAACCTGCATTACGTGGAGCAATTGAAGAATTTTCATCGAATTGCTCTTTCATCTTTACTTGCAACTTCAAGAATCGTATTATTGATCCGATTCATTCCCGCTGTGCCGTTGTTGACTTCAAGACAAATGGTAGCAAAGCTAAACTAGCTACACAATTTATGAAACGGGTTGAATGGATTCTAGGTGAAGAAAATATCACTTACGATAAAGAAGTTGTTGCCGCAGTTATCACAAAACACTTTCCAGATAATCGTCGTATTCTAAATGAACTTCAACGATACTCTGCATCTGGAACTATCGATAAAGGTATTCTTTCTTCCGTATCTGACATTCAAACAAAAGAACTGATTACAGCACTCAAAGAAAAAGACTTTGCTGCTGCTCGTAAATGGGTCACAAACAATCTAGACAATGACCCTGCTCGTATCTATCGTAAACTATACGATAACATGTATGAGTATTTGCAGTCTAGTTCTATACCTCCTACCGTGCTGGTTTTGGCTAAGTATCAATATCAAGCAGCCTTTGCCGCAGACCAAGAAATTAATCTGATGGCATGTTTGACTGAAATGATGGTTGAGTGTGAGTTTGCATAATGGCAGACATATTCAAAGAAGTCGTACCGTCAATTCTTCAGTCTAAGAAAGATGTTCTTCTGGATGAAAATGACGAAAAAGACTATAATCCATTCATTGTAAATCGTGCTTTGTCCTATCATTTAGATTGTGTTCCATACGTCAATCAGATGAATACAAATCACTTTTTAGATAAAAAGCTTCAATACCACTATCTTCTAAATACTATCAGACCTATGAAACGGAAATTTCAACCGTGGCAGAAGTCTGAGGTTGACAAGAATCTAGCTTGCATTAAAGAGTATTTTGGATACTCTGATAGCAAGGCCAAAGAGGCACTACGGATCTTGTCTGATGAACAAATCGCTTATATAAAAACAAAAATAGATAAAGGCGGGGTGACAAAATAATGATTCGTATAGAAGATATGATAGAGGTGACACTTAATGCGAAAGATGATTTTCTGAAAGTTCGTGAAACATTGACTCGTATTGGTGTAGCATCCAAAAAAGAAAAACTACTGTATCAATCTTGCCACATTTTACATAAACAAGGTAAATATTACATAGTTCATTTCAAAGAACTGTTTGCATTAGATGGCAAACCAACTGATATTACTGATAATGACTTGGCACGTAGAAATACTATCGCTCTATTATTAGAAGATTGGGGTTTGGTAAAACTTGTAAATCCAAAACAAGTGGAAAATCTACAAGTTGGTTTATCTCAAATCAAGATCATTGGCTTCCGTGAGAAAGATGATTGGGAGCTGGTACCTAAGTACAATATTGGCAAGAAAATACAAAGAGATTGACAAAATATCCTTAGTGTGATATAAATATGACTGTAGATGCCTTCGGGGTCTACAGTTTATTAACTCGCTTAACTAAGGAGACTTACATGACTCTCAATCTATTCCCTTCCCGTTCCGTTTACGAACCCTTCACCGTTGGCTTCGACAAGCTGTTTGATCAGTTACAAGATACCGCAAACAACATTGCCAAAAATGCACCAAACTGGCCACCATACAATATTAAGAAAGTAAAAGACAACAAGTATGTCATTGAAATGGCAGTTGCTGGCTTTGCTAAATCTGATATTGAAGTTACTGTAGAAGGTAACAAGTTGGTTATCAAAGGTGCCACACAAGATAATGAAAGTGAAGATTATCTGTTCAAAGGAATCGCTAACCGTGCCTTCCAACGTACATTTACAATTGCCGACAAAGTAGAAGTTGGTGATGCTGAAATGGTTAATGGAATGCTAAGAGTTTGGTTAGAAAATCTCTACCATGCACAAGAAACTGTTAAGAAAATTGCAATTAAAGAAACAGAATCCAAGTAATTGGTAGTAATGGTGGGGTGCAATGCCCCACCTGTTGACATTTGAATTTGCCTGTGATACACTATATACACTATGAAAAAATCTTATCAAAAACCTAAAGAAATCTTACAGAAAGTTCGTAATCGACTTCATATTGATGAGGTTTATTACACCTATTCTCACTGGCCCGTAAAGGACATAGATGGTGTTGCATTTCTTCCTATCATTAAGGAAGTATCTGAACACCCTAAAGTTTTTTATATGCGTAAAGATAACCTGGAGTATGTTAAATGATTCTGAATAAATTATCACAGGCAATGTATAATCGTAGAATATTCAATCCTAAGAACAAAAAAGATTTGGATGAATATGGCTATTTTATTCGTAACAGTAAGTGGAACAACGGTTGTCCATTTTGGCTTGAATGGCCATATCAAAGCGTACCTGCAATGATCAAAGATAAAATTGTTCGTAATATGTTTGATGCATAAGGAAATGACTATGAAGAAATATTTGGTTGAAACTGTGAGTATCTTTCGTCATCGTTATGTTGTGGAAGCCAAAGAAGAAGGACATGCATGTGACGAGGTTGTTTGTAATGATGGAAACTTAAAAGAATTTTCTCAATATCATGTTGATGAAAATATCACCTCTGTTCGTGAAATAGATGATGCAGAATATTTGAAGGTATTTAACAAAGATAATGCGTATCTTCAAGAGTGGACAGAAGAACAGAAATTTAAATTTGTCAATAAGATAAATTATCAAGAATAACTGGCGTTCGTTCAACGGATAGGACAGGAGTCTTCTAAACTCTTAATGGGGGTTCGATTCCCTCACGCCGGACCAAAACGTGGGCCGGAAGCATATATGGTATAGGCATCCGACTCATAATCGGGAGATAGAGAGTTCGAACCTCTCCCGGCCCACCAAAGATTATTATGAAACAAAAATATATTAGAGCATACATGGATGTAGCAAAACGATTTGCTGAATTATCATCAGCAGTTCGTTTACAAGTTGGTGCTATTATAGTTAAAGAAGATAGAATTGTTTCTATTGGTTATAATGGAATG